CACCTACCAGTTGCTGCAAGCCGCCACCCAGACAGCCGCCGACTCCCAGGCCTCAAAGAACAAGGGCGTCATGAGCGGGGAGGTCAAGAAGATAAAGGACAAGCTTATCGACACGATAGGCTCAGCCAACGTCGCGAAGCAGTCCCTGCTGCAGAACAAGGAGTTCTACCTCGCTACGCCCGACGCGTCGGGCATAATACAGTACCTTAAGCAGCTGTCCCCCGTAGACATAAGCAGTGTGACATCGACCAAGGCATACCTGCAGTACCTCTCCATTTTGCAGGCCGCCATGCTAGACGGCGTCGTCATCAATTTAGACTTTGACAAGTCTGCCGACTACTCCCACCCGCTAAGGCTCGTCTTTCCAAGCGCTTATTCTATAAAGCCGAGCGCTTACACGGCGGCGGGGCTGCTAGACTCTTTGAACCAGCCAAACTCAGGTCTGATTATTGGTGTCGGAGGCGGGCCGCCGGCTGACGTGCCTAACTCTTACATTCCAATAACAGCCCAAATGAACGACATACTGTCGCTGGCGCCGCAGTATGACATGTACTCTCTCTTCGACTTCATAGCACAGGAGCTGCTGTACTCTTATAACGTCAACCAAAAGGTCAACTATTCCTTCGTCCAGAAGGTGCTGCAGATGTCTAAGGCGGGGACGTCGAACGTTGTCGCTAGGTCACCAGAGTGCCAGCTGGACGCCTTGGCCTATGCACAAGATTCAGTCAGCGGCATGGGGGTCCTGATATTTGAAGATAACGACATAAGGTACAACCAGCTAGTCCTAGAGTCAGGGGCTTACTACCTCGTTGACAGCATCTTTGACACAGTCGACGAGGCTGGCCTCAACAGCGACGTGGTCGACAGGTTCAACAAGTACATGAGCGACCTGGACTCTGCCTCTAAGTCGCTAGACAGCCTCATGAAGCTAGAGGACACATCGCGGTTGGACCCGAGGTACGACGGCTATTACATCGATCCGGTCAAAAAAGTGATGGACACGCTCTTCGGTGGTTCCACGCCAACGGGGGTGACATTCAGCCAGGTGCAGGCCAAAGAAGCAATCATGTCAGTCTTTCGGCTCGCCTCCGGCAACAGCGGCGTCCGCAACTACCTTTTCATGTTGGCGTACCTCGCGTCCGTCGGCAACACGGGAGAGCTGTTTGACAAGTTCTGGTCGTCTCTGGTCAGCCTCATCAAGTCTTACTCCGGCTTGGACGACAAGACGTCGACCGCTGTGTCAGGCCTGAACTTAGACAGCCCAACCATCGCGACATTTGACTCTAGCGCTAGTCCTGACGGTGTGCATGTCGCCAGCACAGCTGGGTACCTCGCAGAGCTGCTGACTAACAACCCGTCGCTAGGCGTCCAGTACGGCATCGATGTGGACCAGGCTAACAAGGCCAAGAAAGTGCTCTATAGGCCTTACACAGGCGAGGGCAGGGTAGAGTCTACGCAGGCCGGACTGCAGGCAGCCGACTACCAGAGCCTCGGCATAGACCCAACACAGACAAAGGTCTGGTGGGTAGACGACGTGAAGAACGTCGTTGTCATCCACTGCTCTGACTACGTGGCCCACTTCATCGACAACATTCCGAAGATAGACATGATCAACATGGCCTACCAGCTTGACACTGGGCTGTGGGCCGACCATGACACTCGTATCACTCCAAAGGACTTATTAAAGTACCTGAAGCCTGACGGAGCTATCATGGATGTTGTCAAGCAGAACCTGGGCGGCGGCACCCTGTACTTCTACCTCGACAAGGAGTCTTTCTTCGCCTCCGAGAGCGTCGCGGCGATCGTCAACATGCTGCGCGACTTGCAGCAAGTCTGCAGCCAGACAATGACAGCCGGCAAGAGCAAGTACAGGGGTATAACAGACGTCCAGGTCCTAGCCTGGTTCTTTGACCTCGTCTGCAAGTGTTTCTCTTGCTACCCGTCCCGACTGACTGGTTACGTCGACGTCAAGGAGTCATTTTCGGGGCCCGACACTGCCATCACGGGCCTCGTGCCGTTTCTGCTGACCTACAGCCAGGACTCGCCCGACGCAGACATCACCAAGTCTTTCTGCCCCCGTGGGCTGCTGGCCAGCAAGGCGCAAAAATCGTCGACATCAAACGAGGCGGTGTGCCTCACGATGATGCAGAACCTAAACGACAACATAAAGAAGGTCTACTCGTCGCTCGACTCCTTCTCTTCTAACCTGTTTGGCAAAGACAACATCTTTACGCTGCTGCTGCCGCCACCGCCTGCCAAGCCGTTCCTTGACACCGCCACATTCACAAGCTTTTTCAAGGACTCCCAGATAGAGCTGCTGCTCACGCGGATTGACGATTTCTCATCGAGGATCGGCGCCGCGTCGGGCTTCAGCGCCATCGACTCTGGAGTCATTAACGCCCCCGCGCGGAACATGCTCTACAGGTTCCTTGGTAAGCACCCAGACTCTGACGTGTCTCGCCTCGCAGGTGCTTCTGTCCTGTCAGTGGCGCTGCCAGTCGGCTTCATGAAATCTTCGGCGGTAGACATAACCAATATCGCTAGCGTCACGCAGCTACAGCCGAAGAGGAAGTCGATCGTCAAGGTCGTCGTAGTCAAGAAGGACGAGATGAACCCAGACGTCGTGTGGCTCCCGAAGGTCTACCTGTTCGACATGTCCCTGCAACACAGCTTGGACTACAGCCTGATCGTAGAGCCTCCCGCCTTTTCAACAACAATAAACAAGGGACCAAAGTACAAGGGCGAGCTGACAGGAATACCGCTGCGTGACTATACATTTGGGCCAGGTCCATACTACCAGCTGCCAGAAGCTACGCCATACAGCTTCCTGTCAGCCGACGAGAAGGACTCGTTGCTGAGAAATCACTTCGAGAGCTACATGCTAGACGCATACCTGTCTACTTACACTGGCTTCTCATTCAACGAGCAGTCTATGGTCGACGTGGCGACGCTGCGGCAGGTCAGCGACATAAAGGACCAGTCAGGCATAGCCTTGAAGTTGCTAGCAGACCCGCTAGCGTCTGACCCAGCCGCGGGCGGCAGGGTGAAGAAGATGACGAAGGCCAACAGCAACGTCATGGATGACACTGCCCTGAAGAAGTACCTGCTGTCCCCTCGGCTGTTTGACAGGGTCTTCCACGTCATTGTGGACCCTAACAGCTTCGAGGTCGACGACTCGCTAACGCCGTACACGGTATGGAACAACTGGCAATCATTCCTGTCCCAGTATGGAAATACAGCCCTCAATATAGGCATCCCAGCCATAGCTCAATTTCAGGTGTTCGTAGTCCCATACCAGGCTATTTAGTACAGTGAAATAAATGGCGAAGCCACCACTAATACCCAGCCCGTCTGTCAACCAGACTCCACCGCCGAACATCATAAATACTTTCGCTCCTATAGCCGGGAAGAAGAAAGGCGTCAGCGTCAATGACCTCACAGGCTTTCCGCCGTCCGAGGACTGTTATAAGTTTATACTTGTTAGCCCAGCCAGCCCGACGGCCGATTTCTATTACAACTATTTTGTAAGAGACGAGAGGGTGAAGGGCGACCCCATACAGCAGGACAAAGTCCCACAGGACAGGGCGAAGAAGCGAGTCTTCCTACAGAAGAAGCCGAGGTACGTCAAGCTGTCCTTCAGCACGCCGTATCCAGGACAGTCAAAGAAGATAGCCGGCGGCATCGAGCAGTACGCCTCCAAGATAGTGCAGAACAACGGCAACACAGACTTCCTGAGCGTCGTCTTCCAGGACTTCAACGTCTTAGACAGCCTCAGAAAGAACTTGAAGGACTCATTCCCAGGGGCAGAAGCCGACCAGAAGAAGAAGGCTATATCGGACCTCGTCACCAACTCATCAGCACCGCTCAACTCCTACTTCCTTAGCACTCTCGCAGCTGTCCCAGACGACCCAGAGGCGTCCACGGTGCAGGTCGGGAATGAGACAGTGTCGTTCAACCCTTACTCTGACCTGGGCAAGGAGTCTCTGATTAGCAGCATCAACAACAAGTTCTACGAGGTCATGCTGACAGTCGCGTCTATGGACACCTACTCTGACCACTACGACACGCCGCAGGCGAGCTCGGTCGTGACGCAGCAGAAAAACTACGGTTACTTCGCTGACCCATACACCATTGCCGAGCCGCTTAACAGCAAGAACAATTACACTGAGCTGCTTCTTGCCGGCTACCAGGTAGACAGGTATGTCGTCGATGACAGCGGCATAATGAGCTACCAGAAGTCTATCATCTTAGACCAAGACGATTCGGCCAAGTCCATTATCTACTATGACACAGACGTGCTGTACGGCGTTACGTACGTCTATGCTGTCAAGGCGATCTATGACGCCAAGCTGGTGCTCAGAGATGTCACTGCAGGTGGATATGTCACCGCCCGCTACCTGGTCGGCTCCCGTCACTCTGACTTCACTCAGGTACAGTGCGTCAAACAGCACACCCCGCCGCCGCCGGGAGACATCAGGTTCATGTGGGACCCAAAGGAGTCTGGGCTCTTCATCTCCTGGTGCACGCCAATGAACTCTATGAGGGACGTCAAGGGCTTCAAGGTCTTTAAGAGGTCCAGCATCAATGAGCCCTACCAGATGGTGAAGATGTTCGACTTCAATGACGCGTACAACAGGTACCCGCTGCCTGACTTTCTCGCTAACAGTGGCGTAGTCCAGGTGGTGCCGGATACCGACTCAGGTGACAAGCTGCCTGTCATTTCTTGGTATGACCACGACTTTGACCCATACGGCGTCCAGATGTACGCCCTGGTCTCCTACACGGCCCACAACTATGACTCCACGCTCTCGGCCCAGTTCCAGGTCACTTATAACCAAGTGACGGGCAGGGCCGAGATGGAGCTCGTATCGAGGCAGGGGGCGCCCCTCGCCTATCCAAACATCTACGTCAACAGGTCGTCTCTCTTCGTCAATACGATGGTGTCAGACGGCATGGACAGGTTGCGAATATACTTCGACCCCGCGGCCCGCAGGGCGGTAAAGAAGTCGAACGGATCCCAGAAGTCTGCCGAGGACCTGTACTTTGCCTACGACCCGCTCGCCAAGACGGGTAGGTATGTCCTCAATATCACGAACCTAGACCTGCTGAAGCACACGCAGGTCGACGTTAAAATACTCAACTTAGAAATATCTCAGATTGTGTGAGGCGTGATTTATGTGTCAGACTTTCGCTGTAGGATTATTTAGCGTGAAGGACTAGAGGCATGGGATTCCTAGACAACACAACGAGCAACATCATACTTGACGCTGTGCTGACCGACGTCGGCAGGCAGTTCCTTGCGCGCAATGACGGATCGTTCTCGGTCTTTCAGTTCGGCATGGGAGACGATGAGGTCGACTATGGCCTCATAAAGAAGTACGGCAGGACGGTCGGCAAGGAGAAGATACAGAAGAACACTCCCGTCTTTGAGGCCCTGACGAACCAGGACTACGCCCTCAAGTACCACCTTGTCATGATCAACAACCAGGGCCTCACCTACCTCCCAACTATCAACCTGGTGGGCAGTCAGACGTTCTACCAGCTTAAGATCTCGTCAGGTGGCACCTCAGCCTCTAGCGCCACTGTGCAGCTGAAGACATCGAACGGCCTGGGCGGCAACATTGACGTAGACCTACAGGACACGAGCTTCTTCCTTGAGATGTCGAACCTCTTCCTGCAGACATCGCAGAGCTCAAGCGCCACCCTCCTGTCGGTCGACGGCAAGCAGCGCGCCCTATACTCGCTCATAGCAGGCACCGCTAGCCCAGACGGCACAGTGACCGTCAGCTTCACGCTAGCCCCCAGAACCATCAGCGCGGCGATGTTCAACGTCTACGGGGTCAACGGCACCATCACCACGTACGTCAAGGTGACAGGCAACAACTCTGGTGTGACGGCGGAGTTCCCAGTCAAGATCACACAGTAAGGGCTAGGATACAGAAAAATGCCATTATTCAAACAGTTCGACGCTGCCGACATCAAGACGGCTAGGTCCTTCCTCAACCAGCTCATAGACGTCTTAGAGGAGAGCGTGAGTGGCTCTTCTAACCGGAGGTCCTACCAACACTTCGTGACAGGTGGGATTGGCCTTGGAGTAACGTCTTCCCTCTACCAGACGGTCTACGACCAGGACTTCACGCTGCAGACTGCCAACCCAATCTTCGATGTAACAGTAGGATTAAACCCGAACGGCAGCACAGTCTCAGGTTCGAAGACAGGAGTCGACGCCGCCGGCAAGGAGCTGTTCCCGTCACAGTCTCTCATGATGAGAGAGAAGATGGACATCTACAGGCAGTTCGCGAAGACGCTGCTCGGGTCACCTGACTCAGAGTTTGAGTTTGACTCAACGAAGGTCGACTCGGCCATGTTCATGGCCTTCCGGAGGCTGTTCTCTAGGGACGGCATCAAGAACCAGACTTTCGCGATGCGCATGTACGCGTCGGCCTCCAGCGGCTCTAATAACGCGCCAAACACCAACTACACCTCGGTATCTGGCTCGACTTACTACACAGACTTTGGCTCTGCCATATCGAAGCAGTCTGGCCCCGGAGGGATGTTCTCCAGCGTCGTCGACGCTTCTAACAAGACACGGACAGTGGGCCAGATATTCTACGACAGAGGCATCGTGGTCTACGACCTCAACAAGATCATCAAGGGAAACGAACACGTCACAGGCACTATCAAGGCCATGAGCCCAATAGGCATAGGCCAGATAGGCAACGCGGGCGGCAACCCAAGCGCGACTTTCATACCAGACCTTATGGTGTCTGGGTCCATAGACGACATCGTCGACTGCCTTTGCTCTACGAGGTTTAGCTCCGGCTCCCTGTCGACGGTTACTTTCCAGAACATCACAAACATCAACTCCACCCTAGTCTTCTGCAAGGCGGCCGCCGACGAGTTTAACTACTCGCAGAACCCGACCTACGTCGACAACAACAACAGGATAGTCGTCATCGACCCAGGCCAGGAGGACGTCCAGCAGAGCTTTACTTTCGTGACGACGATAGGGCTCTACGACCCTGTCGGTAACTTGCTGGCTGTCGCCAAGCTGTCACGTCCAGTAGAGAAGAGCTCTGAGAGGGACCTCACGTTCAGGGTTAGGCTGGACTTCTAAGAAGGGCCCAGGGGGCAAATGTCCGTCTTCTCCCTGCAGCCCTTCGACACCGAGGTGCTGTCTCTGGCGACCAACCACGAGACGTACTTCGTCAGTAGCTCTGCCGGGGTGACGGGCTCTATCACCTACAACGCGAGGACATTTAAGTCTCTGAAGGAGCTGGCAGACCTACCGCCAGCTTTCATCACAGACAACATATTTCAGGCCCAGCAGGACCTAGCCATAGCGGTGGCTGATCCGACTGTGCAAGACGTGACGTCCTACCTACAGCACTACTTCGACAAGGTCAACGAGCTGGAGTCGGCTGAGGTCGTGAAGGAGGTAGAGAGGCTGAAGCCCGCCTACATCGACGAGGACCCACCCATCAAAGTCATGGGAATGAAAGCAGTGCTCTCGTCCACGCTAATGCCCTACTACAGGGCGCAGCACGGCAGCTACGCCTACTCCTACTACAACTACTACTGCGTAAACTTCGTCTCGTCCAGCGGCTCGATCAAGTACTCTGGCATCGTTTATCCAAATGACGGGGGCCTGACGCCAACCGACAGCTTCAGCCTAGACTTTTACATAAACGTCAGGAGGCCGCCGTCAGACGTACCGCGGCCAGGCACCGTCCTGCACTTGTCTTCGTGCTACGCCATCAGCGTCGTGTCGGGCACGCACGTCAACTCTAGCGGCTACCTCGACAGCTACGGCCTGCTCCTGCAGCTGAGCCACAGCGCAGACATAGCGCCGCACGCCGCTTCAGCTGGACCGTTCCCGCAGGACCTCATCTTCAAGTTTGACGATGTCCTGCGGCAGGACGTGTGGCACCACGTCATCGTCAGGTGGGATCCGGCCATCGACAACGGGCTGGGCAACCTCCGCGTCGACGGCTTGGACGTCGGCAGCTTCTACGTGCCGTCCTCCTCCATAGCTTCTACTGCTGCGACGACGCCTGACGCCCTAGTGGTCGGCAATTACTACGACGGTGTCAACGATGCGACAGACGGACTGCGAACCTTCTTCTCAGCCGACGCCTCCACTGCCTACGGCGTCGTCCAGCTAGACGCAGCCACCGGAGTCGTCGAGCCGTCAAACTACCTCTTCTCTCACCCAGGTTTCTTTGAGCTGCACGACCTGTCAGTCAAGGACTACTACGTAGACGACGACTTCACAGACGTCAGGTCGACGCCGACGACCCTGAGCGGCTGCGCCCTCTACGTGCCTCCATACTTTTACGAGGAGACGCCAGCCAGGTCGCCTGTCGTGATTGGCCTGACGACCCACGGCGGCGTGCCGTATAGCCCAACGACTGCCGGGCAGGGTAGGACTTCGACGCCCCACAGCCTGTCGCTGTCGGACGGCTGTGGGACGCTTCACATGAACTTGGAGAATCACTTCAAGGACATGGTCACGGGAAGGCTGCCCAGGTTTGTAGGCCTCCACATGTCTACCGACAACGCCTACTACAATGACGAGCCGCCGGACGACGCTCGTACATACCTGGACTCTAACGACCAGCAGCTGACTGCTAGGAACTACACGCTGCTGCCCTGCGATGACGGCACCTTCACTCCGATACCCTCATTTTTCTCCTGCGACGATAGGGTACAGCTGTACCTTGTCAGCGGCTCTGTGTCAGAAGTGACAGTCTCGCCTGGCACGTCTCAGGAGGCTGTCGTGGTACAGGGGACGACAAAGGCAGACCCACCGGCCGACTTTACCAATATCACATCAGAGCTGTTCCAGCTGCAGAAGGTCGACCAGGTGCTGGGCTTCAGCCCGCAGAAATACCTTCGGCCGCCCGGCCCCACTTTTAACTCATGGCTAACAGACACAGACCTGACAGACCCCTACTACGACAGGACGCAGCCGACTGCCATGTACTGGAAGTACCTGCAGAACAGCTCTAATGAGTTCATCGTCTTCAACGCTAGCAGCCTATTTTACGGCGACTCTATAGAGCCTGGCAGCGTTGAGGTGGTCGGGTCCGTCTTTGGAGACACTACATACCGCAGCATCGTCCTACGCGACGACTCTCGAGGTGTCGTCTACAGGGCGGACAGCGAGTCTGCGCCATTCATGCAGGGAGACGTCGGCAACGTCTTCTACCCAGAGGGCGTCATCATGTTGAAGCACCCAGTGCTCAGCAACGTGGGCATGTGGTCCTTCAGCGTCAGGTTTAGGGGCAGCAGGAACGTGCACGTGTTCAAGATAGAGGCCATGGCCCCCCGCGGCATGGTAAACTCATCGTCCAATCCAAGCTACATACAGCTCGCCCCCACGGCCAACAACATCGACGCCAACGAGAAGTTCGTCTACGTCAGCGGCGTCAACTTCCACGACGAGGACTTCAACATAGTGGCTCGCACGAAGCTAGCCCAGCCTGTCGTCAAGCGGCTATCCTCACGCATCATGGTGAAGAGCAAGATAGACTTCTGATGCCGCGTAGGAAGAAGAGGCGGGGGCACTACCACAGGGGCGAGTACACCTCGTCTAAGACGCAGCAGGTCTGCAGGTACAGGTCAGGCTGGGAGCTGTCCCTAATGCAGTACCTGGACTCTGACCCGGCCACGGCCACCTGGTCCTACGAGTCAGTCGTGATAGAGTACGTCAGCAACGCCAGGACAGGCAAGAAGCGCAGGTACTTCCCCGACTTCTATGTTGAGACAGCCTCGGGAGAGCGCCAGCTCATTGAGGTGAAGCCGTCAAAGAAGCTCCGCCAGCTGGCGGTGGCCAAGAAGCTGTCTGCTGCAGGAGACTGGTGCAGGGACAACCAGGTGACGCTCAGAATAATAACTGAGGTGGAGCTGAAGGAGCTTGGGCTTCTGAAGTAGGGATTTTACTGGAAGCCCCCCAGTGTCGTAGAATACGACAATGAAACTGGTCCTCGGCCTCGACGTGTCTACGTCAGTGACTGGTGTCTGCGTCGTGGACTCTGACGTGGCGCCTGACGATAGTGGGTCTCACATAGCCTACTTGGACCGCATCGAGTTCAAGGGATGCAAGACTTTCTTTGAGAAAGCTGACGCAGTCCGCTCGGCGCTCGTGGGCCTCTGCGAGGACAGAGGCTGGAAGCCAGAAATTTTTGCCCTAGAAGAGCCGCTGCTCGGCTTCCAAAAGGGCATGTCGTCCGCGGCGACGATCACCACGCTGATGCGGTTCAACGGCATCGTGTCGTACATCGGCCGCGACGTCTTTGGGGTTGACCCCGTCTACATCTCCTCTGCTCACGCTCGTAAGGTGTGCGGCATCAAGATGCAGCGGACCAAGGTCGCAGGCATGAGCGGCAAGGAGCAGGTCTTCAAGCACATGTCTGAACACGACCTGAAGCACGTCGCTTGGCCCGCCAAGAAGAACGGCTCGGCTGTCGACTGGAGCCGCGACGCCACCGACGCTTACGTCATCGCCCGCGCCGCCTGCCTCGTGAACAAGTGACGCGTCCAAGCCTTAAATTACGTGTGTGACCGTCTCCCTGACTGAGAGGCTTCGGTTCTACGAGTCGGCCTTCGGGCGCGGCCAGCTGTCTCGTGACGAGAGGAACTTCAGCGTCAGATGCCCCATCTGTGACCCGAAAGATCCCAACAAGAAGAAGCTCGTCATCAGGACTGTAGACGACGTGACCCACTGCTGGGTGTGTGGTTTTTCCTCGAGGTCGCTAGCCCCGCTCCTCAGGAGGTTCGCCGGTCCGTCTTTACTGTCGCACTATGTCGAAAGGTTCTGCGGCGCTGCTGGGCTAGGCCTTGACGCGGCAGACAAGCCTGTCTTAAACACGCCACAAGACATGCGGCTGCTGCTGCCTGACTTCATAGGCTCTGACCCTGACGCCATCGCCACCTATCGCTACATCAGGTCCAGAGGTGTGACTGACTCCGACGTGTGGAGGCGCCGCGTCTGCTTCTCCAACACCACCCCGTGGTCCCGACGCGTCGTATTCGTGTCTCACGACGCGTCGGGCGCTGTTAACTACCTGACAGGGAGGGGAATTGACAGGAAGCAGTCGCCTCGGTACGTCAACTGCGACGCCGACCGCGTAGGCGTCGTCTTTCAGGAGGTCAGCGTAGACTGGAAGTCGCCGCTGGTCCTGTGCGAGGGGCCCTTCGACCTGCTAAAGTGCGGAGACAACGCGACCTGCATGCTGGGCTCAGAGTTGAGCGAGTCTTCCCTGCTGCTCGATAGGATAGTGACTCACGGCACGCCTGTCATACTGGCGATGGACGCCGACACGTACGACAAGAAGCGGCCACGGGTCATCAGGAAGCTACAGGAGTACGACATTGACGTTAGGATCACAGACATGGGAGCCTACCCGGACCCCGGGTCCGCCCCCACAAGCTTCATGCAAGAGTGCATAGCAAAGGCTGCCCCTGTCGACTGGTTTGGCATGTTCTCTATGCGCCTCAACTCCCTGACAGGCTCGCGGTAGCGCCTTACGTTGCACAACGCTGCGCTCCGTAGTACCTTTACAGGAGTGCTAAAGATAGCCCACATTAGTGACATCCACTACAGGCCCCTGTCACGACACGCAGAGTACAGGCAGGTCTTCGAGAAGTTCGCAGAGTCTTGCTGGGAGTCGTCCGTCGACGCCATTGTCGTCACAGGAGATATATACCACTGTAAGACGACAGGCATCTCAGCTGAGTACATCGACGAGCTGTCGTGGTGGGTTCGGACACTTGCCTCTGTGGCACCGCTCCACCTGACGCTAGGCAACCATGACTTTAACATGAGCAACAAGGGGCGACAAGACGCCGTGTCCCCCATCGTGTCGTCGCTCCGAAACGATTCGACGATAGAGAACCCTGTCAAGCTCTACAAGGACAGCGGCGTCTACCCGCTGTCCCAGGACGTCAACCTGTGCGTCTACTCTATCTTCGACGAGGACAGGTGGGGCCTCGTGGCGCCAGTCGCTGGCAAGAAGAACGTAGCAGTCTACCACGGGCCCGTCGACTCTGCTGTCACAGAGACAGGGTGGAAGATGTCTTCTAGCGTGTCTGTCGACATGTTCAAGGACTACGACGTCTGCCTCCTCGGCGACATTCACAAGCAGCAGTTCCTCAGCTGCAGGACGGTAGGAGGCGAGCTGACCCCATGGATCGGCTACCCAGGGTCAGCCGTGCAGCAGAACTACGCTGAAGACATCGACCACGGCTACCTGCTGTGGGACATAAGGGCCAACGGCCACAGGGTCGACTTCATAAAGCTGCCCAACCCCAAGCCGTTCGTCACGGTAGGGTGGACTCCCGGGATAGCAGACATCTCTGTGCCGGAAGGGTCTCGAGTCCGTGTAAAACACACGGGCCCCCTGTCGCAGCTGGACACGAAGCTCGCTACGCAGCACTTCAGGGACAAGTGCAGAGCGTCTGAGGTGACTTTTAGCCAGGACAGCGCTGGGCTGACGAGCCACATCGCCGCGACAGCGGCCAGGGCCCGCCACGACTTCCACGATGTCACCACCCTGATGGACCTGCTGAGACGCCACGATGTGGCTCACAGCATGACGGAGCCTGACTGGGCTGACGTGCAGCAGGCGGTGTCGCACTACGTCTCTAAGATGGTGCCTGACGAGTCAGCCGCCAGCCGCGGCGTAAAGTGGTCGCTGAAGGACCTCCGGTTTGACAACATCATGGGCTACGGTGATGGCAGCCACATCCGCTTCGGAGACTTAGGAGGCCTCGTAGGCGTATTCGGACCAAACAGGTCGGGCAAGTCGTCAGCCATCGCAGCCCTGACCTACTGCCTCTTCAACTCCTCAGACCGCGGCCCCCTCAAGAACCTCCAGTTCATCAACGTTAGGAAGCCTCACGCCTACGCCAGGGCCGTGTTGACTGTCAACCAAGAGGACTACGTGGTAGAGCGCCAGACTGTCAGGGTGCCAGGCAAGAAGGAGGAGACAGGGTCGACGTCTGTCAACCTGTTCAAGATAGTCGACGGCGAGGCTGTCGACATGAACGGCGAACAGCGGTCAGACACTGACAAGCTCATCAGGGGTCTGATAGGCTCAGTGGAGGACTTCATGATGACGTCGATGTCGACCCAGGGGGACATCGACAGGTTCATCAGGGAGGGCTCGTCACACAGGAAGCAGGTCCTGACTCGGTTCATGGACTTAGACTTCATGGACCAGCTCTTTGACCTCGCCAAGGCTGACGTCACGTCCCTTAAGGCCGAGGCAAAAGCAGCCACCCCCGCCTCACAGGACGACCCGCAGAAAATTGAAGAGCAGAAGCGTGCAGTCCAAGCGTCGGTCGACAGCCTCAATATTCTGCGTGACAGCAGGAGGGTCGCCGCGCAGGCGGCTCGGGCGTCCCTTGAGTCGCTAGGCGCGGACGCTGCCAAGGTGTCCTCGCGCCGAGAGAAAGAGTCAAAGCTAGCTGCGCTGAGGTCGTCCCTTGCCTCCTTAGAGTCTGAGAAGGCGCAGCTGGCCTCCTCAATACTTGAGGCTGAGACGAGCGCCGCCGCCTCCGAGGCTGTCGCGTCGTCTTGCGACCCGTCTGCCGTGGCGGCTGCCCTCGAGAGGGTCATCGCTGCCAAGGAGGTCGTCTCTGCCAGGGAGAGGGAGAAGACGGCAGCCGTCACTAAGGAGTCAGCGGCCCGGTCGTCCGTCAGGGTCCTCCAAGAAGTCCCCTGCGACAACGCGTTTCCCACCTGCAAGTTCATACGGTCAGCCGTGGCCGACTCCTCTGCCCTACCTGGGATGGAGCGGGACACTGCCATCGCCACCGCCGCCCTGGAAGAGGCGACAGCAGCCTTAGCCTCCCTCAACGAGGCAGTCTACCGGGCCGAGAGCAAGAAGTATGAGGAGGCCCGGTCCTCTGTAGAGGTGTACAGGAAGAAGTCGGCAGTCCTGGGGCGACAGCTCCTTGAAGTCGAGTCAAAGGCTGCGCACGTGGCGGCCAGCGTAGAGTCTATCGTCGAAGCCATCGCTGAGCTGCCGGCCTCCCTCCCTGCTGGTTATGATGACGCGCTCGTGACTGTCAGGTCCCGTGAGGAGGAGCTGCGCTCTGTCGAAGCTGAACTCTTGAGCGCTTCCCGCCAGCTGGGTGTGCTGGACGAGAAGCTGGACAAGTCTCGTGAGGCCAGCGATCGGCTGGTTGGCGTCCTCCGACGGCTGAAGGTCCACGAGTTCATATCGCAGGCCTTCTCCAAGAAGGGCGTGCCTGCCGCTGTCCTGTCTGAGCGGCTACCTGTCATCAACCAGGAGATATCGTCAATCCTGGCCGGGGTTGTTGACTTTGGAATTGAGCTAGAGTGCGAGCCAGGGTCCTCCTCCCTGGAGGTCTACATCAACTATGGAGACTCTAGGAGGGCGATAGAGCTGTGCAGCGGCATGGAGAAGATGGTCGCCTCTCTTGCGATAAGGATAGCTCTTACCAACCTGACGACAGTCCCCAAGTCTGACATCATGGTCATCGACGAGGGGTTCGGCGTCCTCGACGAGATCAACGCCGACGCAGTCAAGAAGATCCTCGTCGCGGCCAAGAAGTACTTCAAGTCTATCGTCATCATCAGCCACGTCCCGGCCATCAAGGACGTGGCAGACACAGTGCTAGAGGTGAGGAGGAATGAGAAAGACTCCAAGATTACACACTGACGAACCGCTGCAGTGGACGTCCTACCCAGGCGATAGGTCAGCGGCGCAGCACCCGGCCGGATTCCTGGTCATAGTCCCCAAAGACTACGAGGACCCTGTGCCGCTGTTCTGCCCCGTGTGTGGCTGTTCGCAGCCTACGCAGGAGGACGTCCAGACGTGTGTCGTGGAAGGATGCTGCTCCCACTGTTTCCAGAAGTGGGGCTACTCCCACAGGGAAGAGTGGCGCCGCGGCTGGCGGCCTTCCATCACGTCGTGCGAATATAAAAAGACAGTCACGGTAGGACAATAGTTATCCCCATGCTACGCAATTCCTTCGAGTACTCATCAGGCACAATCAGCCCCGCCGTCGACATCAACGCCCTTGGGCAGGCTATTGACACGACTTGGGGCAGGACATCGACGCCACGTACAGCGTCCTACTCTGTCAAGACCTCTATGGTCGGTGACTTCCTACAGGTCAGCTACGCGGCTATCGTCAACTTTGCGACTGAGAGAGACATGATAGAGATGAAGCGCGTGTATGCCACTGAGTGCAAGGCCATCATAAACGCTCACGTCAAGGGTATCAAGGCCTCATACAAGGAGCTGTCTGGTAAGACGCTGAAGCTGAAGCTGTTAGACTCGTCCGACTCTTTAGAGATAATATCCAACTCTGTCAACAACCCGAAGCGGACAGCCTACTTCCGCTGCAAGGCGATGTACCAGTTCGCCTAATGACGCAGAAGGTACTGGCCCGAGACGAGCAGATCAAAGAGATAGTCCGCTGCGGCAAGGATCCTGTCTACTTTACGAAGAACTACGTCAAGATACAGCACGCTGTCAAGGGCGCGATACCGTTTGAGACGTACCCGTTCCAGGACGACTGTCTCCAGCAGTTCCAGTCCAACAGGTTCAACATAATACTGAAGTCGAGGCAGCTGGGCCTGTCTACCATCTGCGCTGACTACGCCGTGTGGGACGCCATCTTCCACAAGGACAGGAACATCCTCGTCATCGCCACCAAGCTGGACACGGCCATCAACTTCATCAAGAAGGTGAAGTACATGATAGACTCCCTGCCCAAGTGGCTCCTACTGCCTCGCTACGAGCACAACAGGAGGTCTATTAGGTTCAACAACGGGTCTACCATCACTGCTATCCCGACTTCGCCCGACGCCGGTAGGTCCGAGGCCATCTCCCTGCTAATCATAGACGAGGCGGCCTGGATCGACGACTTCGACGCCATATGGACAGGGCTGTCGCCCACTATCTCTACCGGAGGCAACGCCATACTGCTGTCGACGCCCAACGGAGTAGGCGGGCAGTACTACAAGATTTGGACAGACGCCATGACGGGTGGTAATAACTTCAACGCCATCCAGCTGCCATGGAGGGTCCACCCAGAGCACGACGAGGAATGGTTCAAGAACGAGACGCGTGGCCTATCGCGCCGGCAGATAGCTCAAGAGTTTGAGTGTGACTTCTTGACGTCAGGCGAGACGTTCCTCCAGCCTGAGACGATGGAACACCTCAAGTCAAAGATAGCCCAACCCCCCGACAGGGGTGAGGACAGGAACTTGTGGATCTGGAAGCGCCCTGTATACGACCACAGGTACGTCATAGCCGCAGACGTCTCGAGGGGAGACGCCGCCGACTTCTCGGCCTTCCATGTCATAGACGTCACTACTTCAGATGTCGTCGCTGAGTACAAGGGCAAGATGCCGCCGGACAAGTTCGCTGACCTGCTATACGCTACCGGCATGGAGTACAACAAGGCCCTACTGTGTCCAGAGAACAACACGTTTGGGTTCACGACATGCACCCGGCTGAAAGACAAGAGCTACCCGCGGCTCTTCTACATGTCGTGCAGGGGCGACCCATTCGTCTATACCCCGGCAGACCCGGAAGAGCTGCCAGGGTTCTCGACCCAGCAGCGTAGCCGAGTCCAGGTGCTGACTCACCTAGAGCAGGTGCTACGAAATGGAATGCTCTCTGTCAGCTCCCAGAGGCTCTACATGGAGCTCCAGTCATTCGTCTGGAAGGGCATGAAGGCTGCCGCCGCCAAAGACTCAAACGACGACCTGGTCATGTCGCTGGCCATCGGCGTTTGGGTCGCGATAGACAACGCCGCAGCCTCCCAGGGCGCCATGGCCATGGCTAACGCCCTGCTGCAGGCCACAGGCGTCGTCAAGAGCAACATCAGTAGCATCACGGCGGCCATTGACGCTGTGGGGCCGGTTAGGGGGCACCTAAACCCATCCAACCAAGCCGCCATGCGACGGGAGTATACACGGGCGCAGGACCCAGGTAGATACGGAATATCGCAGGCAAACGATTTTTCTTGGTTGCTAAAGTGAAACATAATTAGTGTGCTAGGAGACGACACATGCAGCATAGGATTACTTCGACGAGACTTCGCCAGATAATTTCAGAAGAGGTCAGGCGCTTCTTGGCCGAGGCCGACGGCGAGGCCGAGGTACCAGTAGGCAAGAAGATGGTCCAGGCGGCCCAGGGCATGGTCGAGCTACAAGCCGCCCTCAATAAGTTTAGGGACACAAGCCCCGACGCGGCGGCGGCGGTCGACGCACAGCTGGCCGACCTAGAGTCGATACTTGGCACGAAGCTGGAGCCCCTCGCGTCGCTGGTATCACCTTCACCATCCCCCTCTAAGTTTGCAGGCCCACAGGGGCTGCATTCTCCTCCACATGAGGAAGAGGATGAAGACGAGGAAGGCGAGTATTAACACGCAGCCACGTAGGTGATACAAACACCCAATACCAACCTTAACTAGGGGGTAGCACATGCCACAGAGAGAGTCACAAGAAAGCTTATTCAGGCGCCTCACCCGTATATTTCGGTCGGGTCCAGCTGTCCACCGCAAGGTGCGGGCTGCTGACACAGGGATAGCCGTCCCAGACAGGACAAAGTCTTCAGGGGCACTGCTCTTTCAAAAGAGCATGTCCCCGACGTACGCTACTATCACGTCAAACGCTTACAACCTGTCAGAGAGGCTGACGCGGTATCAAGACTTCCAAGAGATGGAGTATAGTCTTGATGGTGCTACCAGGATCGCACAACCTGATGGGTACAAGACGATAGAGGAACTGGCGAAAGAGTGCTCTGAAAACCCAGGCCACACCTTTGTCGTCTACTCCTACGACCACGAAAAGGGGAAAATTGTTCCTGCGATTGGCAAGCAGGCGAGGCAGACGTGCGTCGACCATGCCTGGAAAATTACGTTTGAAGACGGCAAATCGATCACGGCTTCAGCAGAGCACCGCCTGATGTTACGCGATGGGACGTACAAGAAAGTAGAGGACATCCAGGTTGGAGACTCTATGATGCCGTTCTACAGAAAAGACTTGTTTGAAAACTCAGCCAATGGCACTAAGGGTTACAACTGGGTCTATACGCTAGACGGCAGGTTCAAAGGCTGGACGAAGGAACACCAGCTTGTCGCCGAGTGGATGCTAGGACGCCAGCTCGTCGAAGACGAGGTCGTCCATCACATCAACTTCAACAAAAAAGACAACCGCCCAGAGAACCTGAGGGTGATGTCAAAGTTCGACCACAACTCTTTGCACGCTGCGATAAACAACAGCTCCAAGTGGAGCGAAGAGAACACTGCGTGGGTAGAGAACTTTAAGAAGAACCACGCCGAATGGATGGCCAAGAACGCTCCGACCCGTCGCCGAGACGTGACATTTCCTAAGATAATCCAAGTAGGCGAGAAGGTCGGGTTCGATATTGGAAAAATCGCTAGCGTCCTCGACGCCTCTACCTACCTGATCCACGAGAGGCTCACCGCCAACGGCTTCTCTACTTTTGAGTCTTTCAGGAGAGCGTACGAATGCGGCAGCTTAAACGCCGGCGCAGTCGGCCAAAAGATGAGGCTGACGAGAGAAATTAGCCTAGAAGAAATAAAGCAAAAGGTGGAAGAGTCTGACACCAAACGATCTCTCGCCATCAAGCTCAACTGCACCGTCAATGTCCTAGACAAGTTCCTAGAAAGACGCGTCAACAGTTCTTGGAACCAAATCAGAAAAGAGTGCGGCCTAGGGCCGTCGAACGAGAACAGCGGAAGGCCAAAAGGAGCCAACAGGCATGGCGTCACTTTCCAAGACGTTTGCAACGTATACGAAAATGGGATAACGAGGCCAAGGCTGGCCGACAAGCTCAATGTGTCGACGTCAACTGTGACGCAAGTCCTTGCGGCTGTGGGCTTCAAAAAATACAGCGAATTTGTCGACTCTTACGCTAACCACAGGGTCGTCTCTATCGAGTACTGCGGTGAGATTCCGCTCTATGACCTGACTGTCGACGGCTACAAGAACTTCGCGACAGACACCGTCATCTCTCACAACACCGCCGAGATCGCGTCTGCCCTCGACATCTACGCCGACGAGACTGTGGCGCAGGACGACAAGGGCAGGATACTCCACATCTACTCAGACAACCCAAAGATAAAGTCTCTCCTCGACGACCTGTTCTACAACATCCTCAACGTAGAGTTCAACCTGCGGCCCTGGGCCCGTAACCTCGTCAAGTTTGGAGACTTTTTCCTCTACAACGACGTGTCCCCCTCCGAGGGCGTCATCAACGCCTTCCCGGTGCCCGTCAACGAGATTGAGCGGGAAGAGAACTACGACAGGTCTGACCCGTCTGCTGTCAGGTTCCGATGGGTCACCCTGGGCAACAGGGTCCTTGAGAACTGGGAGGTGACGCACATGCGCCTCCTCGGCAACGATATGTTCCTGCCCTATGGCTCTTCAGTCATCGAGCCCGCCCGCCGCATCTGGCGACAGCTCATCCTCATTGAGGACGCCATGCTAGTGTACCGAGTCGTCAGGGCCCCTGAGAGGCGCGTATTCTATATTGATGTTGGGGGACTTCCCGCGGAGGCTGTTCCTGCATACATTGAAGACCAGAAGAAGGTCCTGAAGTCCAGCCAGGTCATCGACAGGCAGAGCGGCAGGGTAGACGTACGTTATAACCCAATGTCGGTCGAAGAAGACTACTTCCTCCCAGTGCGTGGTGGAGAGTCTGGCACCAAGATAGACACCCTTGCCGGCGGGCAGAATGCAGCCGCGGTCGAGGACGTTACTTACATCCAAAAGAAGCTGTTTGCAGCCCTTAAGATTCCGAAGGCGTACCTCGGCTATGACGAGAGCCTCTCGTCAAAGGCCACACTAGCCCAGGAGGACATAAGGTTCTCTAGGACAGTGTCAGTCATCCAGAAGACTATCATAGCAGAGCTCAACAAGCTCGCCATCATCCACCTCTACTCCCACGGGTATGACGCCGATGACCTCGTCAACTTCACCCTTAGGCTGTCTAACCCATCGACTGTGGCACAGATGCAGAAGCTGGAGCTGTGGAAGTCTAAGTTTGAGATTGCTGGCGCATCGCTAGGCGAGGGCATGGCTTCCAAGACTTTCGCCCGTAAAGAGATACTCGGCCTGACGGACGAGCAGATACAGGAGATAGACGCGCAGAGGTACCAGGAGAAGATAGTCGAGGCCCAGATTGAGGCAGCCAAGCCCGAGGAGGAGTCAGGCGGCGGCGGTGAGGGAGGCGAAGAGTCTATCAGCGACATCCTCGGTGGTGGTGAGGAGAAGGGTGGCGAAGAGGGGGAGAAGGGCGGTGGCGAGGAAGAGAAGCCAGCCGAGGAGACGCCTCCCCCTGAGAACGCCGGCGAGGACAGGGACGATGGCCTGGAGCTCCTGACGTCAGACGACTCTGAGCCTGGAAACCTAGAGTTCTCTTCGGCCAAGCCAAAGGGCAGGAAGAGGCCGCCCGTCAAGGTGGCGTCAGCCTCACAGAAAGCCATGCAGGATGCAGAGCGTCGGTCTAAGAGGCGTCGCTATGACGGTCCGGCCAAGACGCACATGCCAAACTTCTACAAGATGGCGACGTCCATCGACTCGCTGAGCGACCCACCAGACATGTCGTGGCTCAGCTCGGCTGCGAAGAATCCATTCTCCGAGGGCAGCGTCGTCAGGCCTACCCTGCCCCCCGACATCGTCAAAGCCCTCAGGGGAATGTCGGCCCGGAGCGAGCGCAGGACGGGCCTCCTGTCAGAGGACTACGAACTAGACATCACAACGAACGACGAAGGTGAGGAGACATGAGCGGCCACAACAAGCGAAGGAACAGCGCGTTAGTCTATGAGTTTCTGGTGAAGCACGTGGCCAAGTGCCTCGTGTCTGACGACAAGGCGTCGTCCAACAGGGCCCTTAAGATACTGAAGAAGTACTACAGGCCCGGGACGGAGGTGTACAAGGAGTTTAGGCTGATAGACTCCCTGGCCCGGACTCACGTCAGCACCCAGGCCGTCGCCGCCTCCATCATGTCAGAGGCCAAGTCAGCGTCGCGTGGGGTCGACCCACGCAAGCTGGACGCCGAGAAGACGTCGATGCTACACGAGCTGAACAGGGCGATCAAGGACCCAGACTTTTACGAGCAGCCTGTGGCTGACTACAAGCTGCTCGCCACCCTGCAGTCCCTTGTCAACCACTGGCGTGGGTCGACCAGCCTAGACATAGGCAGGCTGGCAGAGTACGAGGACGTGGTCTTCGCGAACCTGGTAGAGGCCCCGCAGGAGAAGCAGCCGGGCGAGACGATCTCGGAGACGAAGGGGACGCGTCGCCTGCTGATGCGGGTGATGCTCAGAAAATTCAACGAGAAGTACCGGGGTAGCCTGACGGAGGACCAGCAAAAATTGTTGAAGGCCTACGTGGGATCCCCAGGAGACGGCGTGGTGGTCCACCACATGGCGCAGCTGAAGGAGAGCGTCATCAGGCTGCTCGACTCTGCTGTGCAGGACCCGTCCGCCACTGAGTACTCAAAGAAGAAGCTGTCTGAGGCCAGAGCAGCCGTGGCGGCAGAGACACCCGCCGTGACCGACGAGTGCTTTGTCAACTTTATGCTGTACGCTAAGCTCAAGTCTGAGCTGGAATCGGAGGGGTGACATGAGGCTATTAAGTTCATACGAGACGTTTGACTACACCCCGCAGGCCATCAAAGAGTCGCGGGACCAGAACGGCGGCAAGGTCCTCATGAAGGGGACGCTGCAGAAGGCAGAGACTCTCAACCAGAACGGCAGGGTCTACCCGCGGTCTGTCCTGGAGCGGGAGGTCCGCAACTACCAGAAGTTTATCATCGAGAACAGGGCACTGGGGGAGTGCGACCACCCTGACTCGTCTGTCGTCAACCTGAAGAACGTGTCCCACATCGTCAGGGAGGCTTACTTCAAGGACGACGTCGTCTACGGCACCATAGAGCTGCTGGACACTCCCAGCGGCAAGATACTGCAGTCGCTCGTGGAGAGCGGCGTCAAGCTGGGGATATCCTCACGCGGCGTCGGCTCTACCGCCAAGAAGGGGGACTACCAGGTCGTCCAAGACGACTTCCAGCTCATCTGTTGGGATATGGTTTCGGAGCCTTCCACGCCGGGTGCATTTATGATGGCTGAGGGAAAAACCATTACTTCTGATGAATTAAGAAGGGTTTTTAACAAGCAGGATAGGATAGACAGGGTCCTCAATGATATTTTACACTCAAGAGTGTGAATGACAGAGCCGACTGGGTCACTCAACTTTAAGAGTTTTAACTGCGCTACCTGTGGTGCCTCTTTTGCGAGGTATGTGCCCCCGTCTGACAAGAGCGGAACGAGGACATTCTGTTCTCGTTCCTGTCAGATGAAGGGGACTAGGGCGCTTGACTCACGCGTCAAACAGTCTGGAAACGTCACTGCCTGCTGCGAGCTCTGCGGAAGTCAGTTCACCAAATACCACAAGGGCCACATGCCGCTGCCTAGATTCTGCAACAGAAGCTGCGCAGCGAAGCACCTCTCCTCGTCTGGCAAGAACGGATTTGCTTCAGCGTCGCAGCTGCCACCTGAGACGCGTCAAAAGATAGCCGAGTCTCGTCGTCTATCGACTACGCGTAGGAACACGGGCAAGAGGCTCTCTGGTGAGACTCGAAAGAAAATATCAGAGTCCTGCATGGGCAAGTCTAACCCAATTAAGGGCAAGACATACTCAGAGTACTACGGCGAGGAGAGGGCGACTGAGCTCGCGGAATCACACTCACGTAAGCTAAAAGAAGGATTTAAGGCCGGCAGGATAAAGCCGACAGCTAGGACATCGTCTGCTCCTACGTACAAGGGAGTTAAGCTGAGGTCAATGCTAGAGCAGAGCGCCATACAGCTTTTAGAGTCATACGGCCGCCGGCTTGGCGAAGATATCTTTTATGAAGACGAGAGGACGAGGGTCGAGTGGGTTGGACACGACGGGGCTAGCCACACTTACACCCCTGACATCTACGATAGCGTCTCAGGGATCGTGTACGAGGTCAAGCCCGCCTGGCTTGTCAGGAAGCCTACTAGAGAGATGGTCTTAAAAGAAGAGTCAGCCATCCAGCAGCTGCGCCTTAGGGGCATGACGTTTAGTTACATGACATCAGATGACATTTTATGCGGCGGTCTGAGACATGGGCAGCTACATATTACAGGTGACGCCACGGGGGTATCATACGCCGATGAAACTAACAAAGTCTGACCTGAAAGCTGTCGTAAAGGAGTGCCTCGTGGAGCTGCTGTCGGAGGGCATCGGCGGCGTGCAACAGGCGAAGCCCACACAAAAACAGCCTCAGCGTGTCCTGCAGGCTGAGGCACGTAGTGGCCCTCCAGCTGTCAAGAGGCCCAGCACTGGAAACTCAATATTTGACGACATACTAGCAGATACGGCGCGGACCACCCTGCCTAACATGCTGAAAGCCGAGGCCTCAAAGTCGATGCCCACTGTAGGAAGGGTAGAGACGCTTGTGGAGTCGTCCACACCGCAGGAGCTGTTCGGTGACGAGGCAGCCTCAAAGTGGGCGGCCCTCGCCTTCGCGGCTCCTACAAAGAACACATAAACTTTTTGTCGGGTATACATACTTAGGAAACAACGAGGTATTGGTATGAAGCTAACTCCATCAGTTCTGCGCAAGCTTGTCCTAGAAGAGGTCGCTAAGTTGAAGTCAGAGAAGCTCAAGTCAGGCGCTGCCAAGGAGGTAGATGCTGACGAGTTTGCTGACTCGCTGGAGCACCAGGTCAACGCCCTCAAGGCGTTCGGTATCAAAGAGGCGAAGCTGACGAAGGAGCTCGCCCTTGTCAAGGAGCGCAAGGCCCGCCTCCTCAAGCGCCTCTCGGGTGCCTGATAGGAGGACTCTATGCCAGGACAAGGCAAGTATTCAAACTATTCTGACACCCTGGGAGGCGAGGACAAGGCCCGCGTCGGCTTCCTCGGTAAGCTGTTCTCAGGCGGGCCGAGCATGGCCAAGCCAGATGTGATAGCCAGGGCCAAGGCGTTTCTCGTACCGGCAAGCCAGCGCCCACCTGACGCTGTAGCGTGGGGAACTGAGGCGGTAGACATGTCGTACGTAGGCTCTCCTGACATATCAAAGGTAGGCTGGTCGAAACCCGGCGACCCATCTACACCATACACGCCAGACGTTAGGTCCCCTGGGTCAGCTGTGCCACAAGAACTGCTCGGCAGCACAGACACGACATCAATCTCGACCAACGTGTCTCCAAAGGACGTCAACCCAGACGTGTCATATGCTGCATTTAAGCCCAACTACGTGGCCGGCGTCGTCGGCGGCGGGACCAGGTCACCGGCCGAGGCGGCCACCTTCGTCAAGGGCCAAGGCTCTAACCTAGGCAAATCTCTGCCTGAGAGCGACGTCGTCGGCAAGGGCGCAGGCGGAGAGATCTACAAATCATAAGCGAGAACTCAGATGAGCAAGCACCTATACGAAGAGGCATTGGTCGAGGTACGGCAGCTGCGACAGCTGGCCGAAGACAACGCGCGTCGAGCTGTCATGGAGGAGCTTGAGCCCAAGATAAAGCAGCTCATCGAGAAGCAGCTGTTAGAGGTCGACAATGTGACAGAGGAAGACGAGCCTGCTGCCACCTCTCCCACCTCTCCCACCTCTAAAGAGACCCCTGGCCCAGAGGGTGGAGACGAGGAGCGCGATGACGACGACCTCGAGGAGAACGTCCTGCCCCTCGGTGAGGGTTCTGCTGCCCTGCTCGTCAAGATGATCGGCGGTAGCAAGTCGTCAGACCCTGCGAGGTACCACGACGTCGTTCGCTTCGTCAAGTCGACTGTCGACGAGGCGGCCGGTAGGGAGCTCGTCACCCTAGAGGAGGTCGTCAAGGGCGCCTACGTCGTGGCCCTCAACACGCTGCCGGCCGGCGCGTCCCGCTCGAGGGTAGAGGATAGGCTGGACGAATGCTACAAGATGGTCCAAGAGGCGGCGTCGCGGTCCGTCGCTGACAAGCGGCGCCTCAAGGAGGCCTCGCTCAATATCAAGATCAGCGGCTTTAAAGAGGAGGCTGTCGACGAGGACACCCTGTCAGGCCTCAGTATCGTCATAGTCCCGGAGTCTGAGGCGCCTGATTCTGGCGAGGGGGAGGAAGCTGCGGAGCCCGCCGCCGAGAAGCCAGAAGAGGCAGAGGCGGTCCCCGGCGACGACGAAGAGCTTGACCTAGGTGACCTAGGTGCAGGAGAGCCTGCCGGCGAGGAAGAAAAGCCGGAACAACCAGTAAAGAAAGAGGGAAAGAACATGAATCAGTTTGCAATGCTCAGTGACGACACTGTCGTCGAGATAGACGAGGGCATGCTGCGTCGTGAGATTGCACGCATGAAGGCCCTCCGCGAGGCCAAGGAGGGCGGCATGCCCAAGCACAACCCCAAGGGCCACGGCGCCGCCTCCGCAGTGCACCACTTTGGTGGTGGCAAGAGCGTCGGCGAGCCCTTCGAGGACGGCGAGTCGCTCTTCGACGACGACGACCTGATGGAGTCCTGGATGAAGGACGAGGCAGACGGCCCGGCGACGCCAATGAACCCCGCCAAGAAGGATGACGACGACGATGACCTCGATGAAGTCGTCGCCGAGCTCATGGCCAACGAGGATGAAGACCTCGACGAGATGGGCCCACACGTGGACGAGGAGGTCGACGAGACCGCTGGTCCAATGGACGAGGACGACGACCTCGATGAAGCAAAGCCTTCTCATGGCGAGGATCCGTCAATGCCAACCCACAGCGCGCAGGGCGTTAACCCAGGCACCAGCACGATGACACAGCAGAATGAGTCGCGCCGCCGCCTCGCTGCCCTTGTCGAAGCCAGGAAGAGTGCGGCCCGCAGGGCCGCCGCTGCCAAGAGGAAGGCAGCCATGGCCAAGAAGAAGGGCGACAAGAAGAGTTTCACGGAGGCCCGCAGGGTCTTCGTGGAGTCGGTCAAGGTCTACCACAGGGCCAACGCGGCCATCACGGCCCTGACCGAGTCCACCCGCCGCTCGAATAGCGGCGCCAGGGAGGTCCAGGACCTCCGCAACCAGTTGGCAGAGACCAATCTGTTCAACGCCAAGCTCCTCTACACCAATAAGCTGCTGCAGAACGAGGCCCTGTCGCCCCGTCAGAAGGTCGCCATCATCGAGAAGCTCGATGAGGCCCGCAGCCTACGTGAGGCAAAGCTTGTCTACGAGAGCCTGACACGCACCATCGCGTCGGGCAAGGCTAGCGTCAATGAGGGCGCTAACCGTCAGGTGCTAGGCTCGGCGTCGCGTGCGACCCGCCCCTCAAGCACCGTGTCGCTCAACGAGGGTGTTGAGACCGCTCGCTGGGCCAGGCTCGCCGGCATCACCAAGTGACGGCACAGACCACAGAGACAACCAACTGTTACGGAGAAGAAGAACATGAAGTCATTCACACTTGAGTCATTAACTGAGGGCATCCGCGAGCGCCACGTCGGCGCAGAGCGTTCGCGCCTCATTGAGAAGTGGAGCCGCACAGGGCTCCTCCGCGGCCTTGACGGTGTCAAGCGCGAGACCATGGCCCAGCTCCTGGAGAACCAGGCGGCTGAGGTCCTGAAGGAGAGTAACGGCCTCTCAACCGGTGGCGGTTCGGTCAGCACCTCGGGGCAGCTCCAGGGCTTCACCAACATCGCCTTCCCGATCGTCCGCAGGGTCTTCGGTGGCCTCGTGGCCAACGAGCTCGTGTCGATCCAGCCAATGAGCCTCCCGTCGGGCCTCATCTTCTACATCGACTACACCTACGGCTCCAACGTCGGTGGGGCTGCCGGCCTGGGCCTCAACCCACTCGCCGCTAACTCCACCTACACCAAGGGCGCTTCGATCTACAACAACCCAACCGGCAAGGGTGTCCAGTCAGGATCGCTCGCTGCCGGCGGTATGTACGACCTCGTCGGCACGGGCTTCAGCAAGGTCCACAGCGGCTCAGCCAGCGTGGACGCCACCAACGCCCTGTCGGGTTCGTTCACGCTAGGCACCACTGTCCTGACCCCCAACGGCTCGTCTGTCTCGTCGCTGACCGCGTTCTCGGCCTCCAACGCCAAGTTCGCCGGCTTCGACCCACAGATCGCCTCGGCCCTGGACGACGGCTCCCTGGCCGGCTTCAGCTTCCTCCTCGTCCCTGTGGCGGCCATCACCGGCTCCATCGCCAAGGCGGACGTGGCGGCTGTCGACCAGATCGCCCTCTTCGGCACCGACCAGGGCTCGACCCTGACGGCCTGGAACGACAAGTACCAGGGTGGCACGGGGGTCCTCAACCTCCGCCGCCTCAACAAGCGCGTCGACGTCAACGGCTCCAATGTCGTGACCCCCAACCCGCTCAATGGCCAGTACGTCCTGATGGTCGTCAAGGGCACCTTCTCGGGCGCCGCCGCGACGACGCTCAACATCACGGCCACCCTGTCGGACGCCCTCGACGCTTCCTTCGGAACAGGCGCCACCCTGACGGTCCCCTCCTTCGAGTCGGACTTCTCGACGACCCCGTCGCCGGCCATCCCGGAGATCGACATCAAGATCGAGTCGATCGCCATCACGGCCACCACACGCAAGCTCAGGGCCCGCTGGAGCCCAGAGCTCGCACAGGACCTCAACGCTTACCACAGCCTCGACGCTGAGGTGGAGCTGACGAGCATCCTGTCGGAGCAGATCGCCCTGGAGATCGACCGCGAGATCCTCAACGACCTCCTGGCCTCGGCCAACGGCGCCAACCTCTACTGGTCGCGCGCCCCGGGTCACTTCGTCAACAAGGAGACGGGCACCCCCCTCACCCTGTCGTCGACCCTGTCGATCGGACCGCAGTTCACCGGTACGGTCCGCGAGTGGTACGAGACCCTCGTCGAGACAGTCATCGACGTGGCCAACACCATCCACCGCAAGACCCTCCGCGGCTCGGCCAACTTCATGGTCACCAGCCCGGACGTCGCCACCATCCTCGAGTCCTCGGTCCTCTACAAGCCGAAGTACTCGATCGACGGCGAGGGACAGGTCGGTTCGCCCTTCACCATCGGTGCAGAGCAGATCGGCACCCTGTCGAACCGCTTCACTGTCTACAAGGACCCCTACTTCGTTAGGAACAAGATCCTCGTCGGCTACAAGGGCGGCAGCTACCTCGAGACCGGCTACGTCTACGCTCCATACGTGCCACTCATCGTGACACCGACGATATTCGCTCCCGAAGACTTTACGCCTCGTAAAGGAGTCATGACCCGCTACGGCAAGAAGGTAATTCGTAGCGACTTCTACGGTACCGTCACCGTGCTCGACCTAACAACAATATAACAAAAACAACCACTTAAAAGGTGGTGAAAGGGAGGAGATCGAAAGGTCTCCTCCCTTTTTATTTTTCTGAATACCTATAGCCATAAAAGGGTATAATGACTTTATGGCATACGGAACTAACAAATCATGTTTATGCCTCATATGTGACGAACAATTTGATCACATGAAGAAGCTGTCAGAACACATCAAGAAAATTCACAACCTATCACCGCAGGAATACTACACCAAGTACTTCAATAATAATCTGAGGCCATCCTGCCTCATCTGCGGTGGTGAAACGAGGTACGTCAGCCTCAGCGAGGGATTCAAAAAATACTGCGCATCGGATGCCAAAGTGGCAGCTTCAATGCTTGGTAGTGCTGGCGGTAAAATTAAAAAAACGTGGAACAAGGGAAAGACGAAAGAGGACGACGCTAGGATCCTTGAACAGTCCAAGAAAATGTCTGGGGAGGGAAATCCGTTCTACGGCAAGAAACACTTGCCTGAATCAATTAAGCGAAATGCCGATGCGCATAGGTTAAAATTTGATGAAGTAATTGGCAGAGTATCCAGAGAAGTTTCAAGCGTTTCTGTTGTCTCTGGCTGGAAGAGCTACGAAAGCCAAAATTCTCTCCTCCGCGTTGCATGCAAGAAGTGTTTGCTTGAAGACGACGTGTCGTTTTTCAATTTAATGAGATGCTGGAGATGCAAGAATTGTGATCCTATTGGATCAAGGCAACAGCTCGACATCTCGAATTACGTTAAGTCTTTTGGTTTTATCGTTGAAGACTCAACAAAGAAAGTTATCCCTCCCCTCGAGCTGGACGTCTGGATTCCGGAGAAGATGGTTGCTATAGAATATCACGGCCTTTACTGGCACTCAGGAGGGAGAGAATCGACGTTCGACAAGCGACGTCATAGAAAAAAGTACGAAGCTTGCGCCGCAGCTGGCATTAAACTCATACAAATTTTTTCTGATGAGTGGCGTGACAAAGAGGACATCTGCAAGTCGATTATAAAGAATGCGCTAGGCAAGAATGACGTAAAGTTGAATGCTAGAGATTGCGTAGTTGAAGATGTTGATGTCACGACAGCACAAAAATTTCTTAACGACACACACATCTCCGGCTACACGAGGTGCAAGCATAAGTTTGGGCTATTCCATAAGACGCATGGCCTTGTAGGAATTGCGACCACTAGAACACCGATCCAAGGAAGATGGGGAAGGTTATCTGAGCTGGCCAGAATGTCATTTGCTAGCGGAGTTTCTGTCCGCGGGGGTGCATCAAAGTTACTCGAAAAGGTAAAGTCCCAAGCGGTTGTAGAAGGTTTCGAAGGAGTCCTATCCTACGCAGATCTTCGATTCGGCAATGGTGCTGTCTACGAAAAGTGCGGTCTAAAGTATATTGGAGAATCTACGATTAATTACTGGTACACTGATGGCCATAAACGATTTGACAGATTTGCATTCAAAGCGCAGCCTGGAAAATCTGAGAAGCTGGTGGCAGATGAGGCTGGCGTTCGAGCCGTGTGGGGATCAGGTAATAAAATCTACGCGTGGAAACATGATCCTTCAATCTTTCTTTAGAACTAAAAGTTAGGTGTTTAATTGGAAACTTCTTCTGACGACCTAACCCTCAGGTACGACCGTTTCAAATTTAGGGCCCGGGACGGAAAGTCAGAGAAGCAAGTCGCGATGGACGCTGGCGTCTCACGGATCTGGGGCTGCGGCTCCTTAACTTTTCAATTTCATCTATAAGATCTCTGCCACTCCGCGATACTTAGCTTCCAAGGGTGCAACACCCACAAAGGAAGAGGAGATGAGACATGCCAAGCACAGTAATTTCTAGCGTGGGTACAGTCGACTACGCTGCCGGTAGCGGCGTCACGGTGTCGCAGGACGTCACCTTTGGATCTGACGTGACTGTCAGCGGCTCTCTCTACTCCGAGCAGGGCGCACAGTTCACGGGCGGCATGATCGAAGTCAGCGGGTCACTGTACGTCAGCGGATCGTTTCAAGCTGCTGACGTCGTCGAAGTAAGTGGATCCCTGTACGTCAGCGGAGTTTTCTACGCCAGCAGCGAGTTGGCAGGCACAGCAACGCTGTCGGGAGGCCAGGCGACTGTCCTCAACAGCAGCGTCGCTTCAAACTCCATGATCTTCCTCACGAAGCAGCCGACTGTCTCGTTCGTCGGCGGCGTCGTGTCTGTCTACACGGTCGTGTCAGGCACGTCCTTTGACATCACGTCGTCTGCGGCCGCCGACACAGACAAGGTAGCTTGGTTCATCGTCAACCCATCGTAACGATGCCTCGGTAGAGGTGCTAGAGGCCAAAGCAGCCAGGGCTGTGGGCTGCCTAATATTCTAAAAAGAAGAACCAAGAGCAGGATACTTACCGCTATCCAAGGGAGACACACGCATGCCGACAATTCGTACACGTATCACCGACAAGGGCGTCGTCCAGGAGAACATTGGCGACGGCTCAACGGGCTTCGGCTCTGCTCCAACATTTAGCGTTGAAGTTCCGCACGTGGGCGCCGCGGGAACCGTCACATGGGCACCCTACGCTGACGAAGCGACGGCAGCTCAGAAGGGCTGGTACACGAGCTGGGCTGCAGCAGTGTCAGCTCTGCAGAGCCTATCGACACCGACAACGATCCTTCAGATTGAAGCTGATCCCTGGAACGACGACGAAGTGATCATCCCGGGTGGTGAGTGGACTCTCAACAACACCACTATCGTTGGAAAGACAACCTACGCTCACGGTGGTCAGTACTACAACTCCAACAACTTCTGGGGAGGCTCTATCGGTTCCAACGCGCACCGTGGAGCGCAGATCCTCCTGCAAGTGTTCACTCAGGGGTACTATGATGATGATTCTGTTAACGACAACCCATGCCGCCTCAACGGTGTTAGGGGTCTCAAGGACATCTTCTGGCGCGGCGAGCAGTGCGCTTACCCAAGCGGCGGGGGTGATGTTATCGCTTTCAATCCTGACACTAACCTCGTCACTTTCCGCCGCACCGGTGGTAACCTCTTCTCCACGATCGATGCTCCGGACGCGAAGTGGATCGAATCAGGCGAGAGCGAGGGGAGGTTCCCCAGCCAGATCAACATCAACGGCAGCGGCGCCAGCAACGACGGCACGTTCGATGTGGTTGAGTGGATCGACGAGAACACAGTCACCTATATCAACTCGAGCGCCTCTCTGGAATCGGGGCTCAGCTGGAACATGGATAGAGTCAATTCCGTCTTCTTCTACAACGAGACCTTCGGTAGATACGGCGAGTTTGTGCTTGATAACGTCGATTTCCGCAACGGCGGTAGCGGCTGGGGGTCGTTCTACTCTGGCGACTCGGCGCGCCTTTTCATCAGGCTGATGAACGGTGCATCGATGCGCTGGTACTCAAGCTTCGTCGACGGTAGGGCAGTTGTCCAGTCTGATGGATCACCTTGCTGGGTTGGTAACTACGCCTTCGCAGGCAACGGTTACGTGAAGTTCTACATTGAGCCCGGCATGGAGTTTCACGACGACCAAGATGTATCGTACGACACGTACAACTCGATCATCTGGTACAAGGCTGACAACTACGGTAACTGGAATGGATACCCGCAGTCTGTGCAAGCAGCTCTTGACGAGCTCGCTTCTCGTGTCAAGGCGCTTGAGTGAAAGAATAAAAGGAGAAAATAAAAATGAGCAATCCGTATTTTTACCGCACAGGTGACGCGACCAAGACTCCCGTCGATCCGTACACACTTACGCCAGGAACGAGCGTCACTCTCGTGGGAGCTAGCAACAGACACCCAGAGAGGGAGATCGTGACAATAATTCCAAGGCCATGGCCGCCAGGCCCCAACGCATTCGTCTACCTGGCTGGAGACGTTACGAAGACGCCCGTCGACCTATCAGCCCAAGCAGTTGGTACCGACTTGATCCTTGTCAGTGGCGGGAAAGAGACACCTGTTACGGCAGGAAATTTCACTCTGAAACCTGCTCAGAACGTGGACCTCTACGTGAAGGTCTTGAAGGCAATGATGAACAGCAACAGTAACGGCAAGCCCAGCGATCCCAACTCGTTCTAAAAGTCTCTCGCAGTAATAGCAGCGGGTTGCGTTTTAAAACGCAACCCGCTGTTTCATTGTATAGTTACTTCTATGAACCCCAGCGCCATCCTGAAAAAATCTTTCCTGTTGCTGCTGTTAGTTTCATCATGCGATAAGCCAAAATTTCCCAAGCATCACCAGACCTCGCTGGACGTTGATGTTCTGTACTGCGATGCGGCTGGATCGAAACTTCGATCTTTAAGTTGCGATGAAGGTAACCCAACGAAGAAAGGAACCTCTTTCGAGGACCTGTGCCGCGATCTAGAAAGCAAGAGCATTTACGTTGGAGCGCAGTGCATCTCAAAGATCAGCTCGTGCGATCAGGTCGACGACTGCACAGGGAGCCGATGATGGAGGCGTTTAGAGTCGGCGGGTACATACCCGACCCAAAGAGTGACAAGGACTACAAGTTTGCTTCCTTCGCTCCGGTCCTGACCCGTCCCGCGCAGCCGGGGGTTAGGAACATCATCAAAGAGCTGACGCCCGTCTCTAACCAGGGTCAGCTGTCTTCCTGCGTCGCCAACTCCACCGTCGACGCCCTTGAGATCCTCCTAGGGCTCGAGGACCCAAGCTCTGTCCAACAGCTGTCGCGCCTCTTCGTCTACTACAACGCTCGCAACTACGACGACGCCACCCGCGCCGACGCTGGTACTTTCATCCGCAACGCTTTTAGCTCCCTCAGGGACTTTGGGGTGTGCCGCGAGGACGACTGGCCTTACAATCCAAGCAGCGTCTACCTCCAGCCTTCCATCAACTGCTACAAGGAAGCCAGCGACAACCGTCTCGCAGCCTTCTACAGGATAGACTCGTCAGGCGACCAGCTCCTCGACGACGTTGTCAACGCCCTCGACGCCAATCATCCTGTGGTCTTCGGGACGGGTGTGTCTAAGGAGTTCACGCAGACCTTCAACGCAGGACCCGACGTGGCCTTCACAGCTCCCGCTTCGACCGTCGGTAACCACGCCATGATTATCGTGGGCTACGACACGGTCCCATACCTACGATTTTACGTCCGCAACTCGTGGGGACCAGATTGGGGCGACGGCACAGGGCACTGCTGGTTCAGCCCTGATTACGTCAAATCAACGATGACGTCAGACCTGTGGGTCCCCACCCTGGTTCCTCCAATTCTTACTTGAAATAACGAATACATAGTAGCATGTCAGTCAGCGTCGCCTACGACACAGCTCAGGGGCTGGTGCAGGTTTCTTCTCTTGGGTCCGCGTCAGTCAGCTTCTCTGGTGCGCAGCTGTCAGCAGATGTCAGGGGCTCTGTCTCAGTCGCTGTCGACTCTGTGGCTGACGTGTCTGCCTACGATGCGACAAACTTATCTGACGGCGCTGTCTTGTACAGCAAAGACGTCAAGGACTACTGGACACTGTCGCGCTCCTCAACTCTAAACTCAGACGGCATAACAGTCGTCCTGCCGTCTGACGGCCTAGGCAGGTGGGTCAGGTCATGCATGGGCAACTCAGAATGGGCTCAGCAAAATTTTTGGCACGTTGACTCAGTCAACGGGTCTGACACTAACGATGGTTTCACATCGGGCTCTGCGCTGAAGACTGGCACGGAGCTGGCTCGGCGACTCAACGGTCAAATTGTAAGGTTAGACTCAAGCCGTGGCCTCCTCTCCTCTAGCCTTTTTATCCACAATGACATTTTGATGCCCGACGCCCTCTTCCTCGACTTTACGCTAGGGGTCACTGGGTCAGCCTCCTCCGCGGAAGACAAGCGAGGTTTTGTGATCCAAGGAGTCCCAAAGACCGTCGCCTCTGGCACGCTGACATCGACTACTGCGATTGACAGGGCTACCAACACCCCGGCCTCCATCAATGCAGGCGGCATGGATCTGTCCCCATACATCAAGGGAAATTATAGGCTCAAGTTCTTGAGCGACAATGCCGTGTGCTACGTCGTCAAGTCCTTGGGCGGAGGATCTTATAGGATCAGCCCCCCTTTGGCGGGCTGGCCTGGCCCAGCCAAGACGCCCAGGACAGCAGGAGAACAATTCATAGTAGAATCTTTGCCTGTCGTCGAGAGGACAGCGGGCAGCGTAAGCAATGCTTTTATCTACGCAAGGGACCTTTGTTTTAACCTGTATGAGCTGTTGATCGCTACCCCAGGAGAAGGCGCTTACGCATCGTACCCATACTGTATCTTCAGCGGGTCGTCGGTCCAAAATATCAATCGAGCGCGGAACGTCTACACAAATCCGTGCTTTATAAACGGATTTTCTTCTGCGGCATCGACAGTCAACGTCCAGGGAGGCGCCTCCTTCGGTCCTGTTTCTCTCAGTGAAATGACAAGCGCGACTGTCTTTGATGACTTTATCGTGCAGGGAAGCTCTGTGCTGCTAGACACTAATTCCTACGCTGAATTAACATGTGCAGCCGTGTTCGACACGCCAGGCAACGCAATTACGATTAGAAAAAATTCTTCTGCCCGGCTTCGGGAGACGCCAACGTACGGCGTCTACGGCTCAGGGTCGACCGGCTACGGAATTTTCTTGGGCAAGGGCACCCAGATCTACCAGTACTCTAACAACTCTTTCAGCACAGTCAAGATAACTGGGTCTCTTGGAGACGTCAACGTTGGCGGCACCGTCAAGTCTTGGTCAGACTTAGGAACGGCAGGCTACGTCAACACGGGATCTCTCGCTGCGGTGCTGTACGACTATCCATGAGCCGCTGGTCGACAGGAAAGTACAGGTCTCGAAAGTCCGGGACCGTCTACGACTACAAGTCCTCGTGGGAGGCGATCTACATGGACATGCTGGACTCGGACCCGGCAGTCGATTCCTGGGAGTACGAGTCTGTCTGGGTCATGTACCACAACGGCCAGAAGGTCAAGAAGTATCTGCCTGACTTCCTCGTCGCCCTCCGCGGCGGCGGTAGGGTCCTAGTTGAAGTCAAGCCGGAGAAGCTCCGCGACAACCCGACCAACGCCGCCAAGCGCCTCGCGGTGCAGCAGAAGTGCCGGGAGGAAGGCTGGGTGTACTACGAGTGGGCCCAGGGGCAACCTGGCCTGCCTTGAACAACAGACAGGTTTGGCCGTATACTTACACTGTCTTTGACAAGGGGGCGAAATAGTTTCGACACGGCGGCGAACGCCGAGCCTGCAGGCGGGGGTGCACGAGGGTCCCCCTTCAAAACCCAAGTGACGTACAGATGCCAACGACAACGGCACCGCTGTTCTCGCCCTCGCGGCCTGAACAATGGGGTCCTAACACCTAGAAACAGAACGTTAGGAAAACGTCAGGGGACCAGACGTTAACTGGAACGCGTCAAAGTGCTGGACGTAAAACGAAGTGCCGTCCGTGGTAGTCTAGGACGCTAAAGTTCGACTGTCTAATCCCGCCTGAGGATGAACAAATAGAAGGCCAAGCCTGTGAAAGATGGCTCGGATTTTAAGTCGTGGACCCCGGGGCAGCGCCGGGCGCCTCCACTATAACAAACAACTGCAGACAGCAATACATAACTTCATGAAGATAACGACGACGCAGCTCAGGAAGATTATTAGGGAAGAAGCGCAGCTCCTCATGGAGGATCCGGAGGATCCTGCAACAATGAAGGCTGAGCCAGGGGCTCAAAGAGCTTCTAATGTGTTAACAACAATTGAAGGTTCAAGCAATCTAATGCATAAGATGCAGTCCCTTGCAATGGCAAATAAGAAGGATGAGATTACCGCATTATTCCAGGGGCTGCTGGACGTGATGCACGATGCGAATCCCAGGCTGTCAACGTCCAACATCGTCTCGGCTTTGAGGACAGTCACAGCCACAGAGAAGGATCCTGAAAAGCCCAAGACGTCCACGGCGTGAGAATATCGACGTATTCGCCCCTGTACACTTAGATTTCCTTTGCTACATTGACGTAGAGTGATACACCTAAGTCTGACGCCAACTGAAGCTATCGAGCTGCTTAATGTCCTTATCGCTGCAGGCGACAAGAGGCTGGCAGCTCGCCTGTCCACTGAGCTGGTTAATGTCCTAGAGTCACTCGATAAGTTAGGCAGGGACCGCCACGCGGCGATGGCGTCAGCATGGATTAAGTCACAGCACCAGAAGATGAACAAGGTGGAGGAAGAAGATGTCGGCTAAGACAGAGCAGCTACTAGAGCAGATCAATAAACTAAAGGAGTATGTTCCGGTCCTGGAGGGGCAGGGGCAGGACCCACTGTCAGTACAGAAAGAGATCTCCCGCCTGGAGCGAGAGCTCTTTCAGGCCAACCAGGTGCTGACTGAGTCCAAGGTAATGAAGGGTTGACCATGGGCAACGTCGCCAATGTATACGCCACTGTTGTGGCCGACAAGCAGGGACCACCACCCCTAGTCATCAATGTCCTCACCACACCGCGGACCATGGAGTTCGTGGGAGGGGTCCCATCCTCGGCCACCCGAGTCGAGTCGTATGTTCTCTTCTCTGCCCTGCCTGAGGAGCTGCAGGCTCGTGTCAGGGTCTCAATAGAGGCCCTGCAGGCGGGAATCTGACCCTATACTTATAGGGATGAGCCCACGCCAACTAGAGGCTTCTCCCTACACAGGTCCGCTGCTGCCGTCATCTCTCAAGTCAATGTCAGACGAAGAGTCTGGCTTGGCCGACGCTGATGATGGCGACGTCATTCGTGAGTACCTACAGTCCCTAGTGCCGCAGCTCGTCCTCAACGAGATAGTAAGAAAGTGCGGCGGCAAGTGGTGCCTGTACACGAAACATAAGAAGAATGGCAAGAGGAGGAGGCTTGGGACCCATCCTACCAAAGCAGCTGCCTACAGGCAGGAGAGAGCCATAAAAGCTCGAGGTGGTTGAGTCGATTAAGCCAGGCGCCTCGGTCGCCGGCGTCGATGTTAAATTTGGTGGCCTATTTGACATGGTCTGGCGAAGCCTGTCGATGAGTTACGACAGGCCACAGCCGAAGGCGGCTTGACAGCAAAGATGCAGCTGAAAGCTATCAGACGCGATACTTACCAAGTAAGTGGCTCGAAAGAAGCGGGAAGAAACTTTCTCACAGCATCGAAGGAAGTGAAAGTTACAACTGGATTGATCAACTCAAGGCCCTGGGAAACATGAATGCCGACGTTTAATGTGACGATAAACCCCACTCCGTTTGGCTTTTTTGACGCCGAGGTTGATTTTCAGGCCGACGCCGATTCGATAGTCACCTTCGTGAAGCGCAAACTGGGGGACGACGTGCTGTCTGTGGAGTTGACCTCTCGACAGATATGGGCGTGTTTTGAGGAGTCTGCCCTGGAGTACGCCAACCAGGTGCACCAGGTCAAGATAACGTCTGAGCTCGCCAACGTCCTCGGCATCGCTACCGGGTCTAACCTCACCAACAAGTACCCGCGCCAGACTCTAGAGTTCCTAATGCGACAGGCCGAGCCGTACGCCACCTACGCTGGTGTCATGGGCTCTCAGGACCCTATACTCGGCTACATAGAGCTGACGCCAGGCGTCCAGGACTACGACATATACGACAGTCTCAAGGACCTGAGCGGCAGCCTCGTCTACGGTCCCACCGGTGTCGGCAACCAGAAGCTCAGGATACTTGAGGTGTTCCACTTTGAGCCCCTGGCCGCCCAGCAGGTCCTCCTCAACGCCTCCAACATCACCAACTTCCTAGCCACTAACTTCAACTACGAGTCGTACGTCAACTCCACCATCTTCTACGTCCTGCCTGTCTTTGAGGACGTCCTACGACGTGGCATGCTGGAGGAGGCCTTCAGGGTGCGCCGCTCCCACTACTCCTACGAGATAGTCGGAAAGAAGCTGAGGATTTACCCTGTCCCTGTGACGGACCAGCAGCTAGGCAGGTTGTTCTTGAGTGTGGCCCCTCCGATGAACCCCATAGACCCATCTTTCCAAGACGAGTCTATCAACGGCGTGTCGGGGCCCAACAACTTCCCGCTAGGCAATATTCCCTACAATACTATCACCCAGCCCGGTAGGCAGTGGATACGGCAGTACACGCTGGCCCTCTCTAAGGAGCTACTCGGCCTCGTCAGGTCGAAGTTTGACTCCATACCCATCCCCAACGCAGACCTGAAGCTTAATGGATCTGAACTCATAACGCAGGGCAGGGAGGACAAGGAGAAGCTGGTGACGCAGCTCCGCGAGTTCTTGGGCAACCTGACTCATGCGAAGCTCTTAGAGCAGCAGGCGACGGCCGCCGACAACATGCTGAAGCAGCTACGAATGGTCCCAATACCCGCCGGCAAGGCGATTACCATGGGCTAAGGGGACAGCTGTGAGCCGCCTGTTCATAACCGAGAGAGAGCTGAACCTCATCTCTGACATCACCAAAGAGGTCGTCAAGGACGTCGTCGGCCAGAAGATCTTCCTCTTCCCGATCTCTGAGCTGAAGACCCAGTCCCACGAGGTCTACAACGAGGCCATCAAGAAGGTCTACGAGAACCCCATCGAGGTCGACGCCCTCGTCGGCCAGCCTGAGGCGACCGTCAAGGTCAACAACTTCGGCGTCGACAGGACGTTCAAGGTGGAGGTCTACCTGCAGTGGCGCGACGTCGTCGACAAGGGGATAAGCGTCAACGTCGGCGACTACTTCTCGTACGGCGACAACTTCTACGAGATAGCCGAGTACGTCTACACCCGCAACATCTACGGCCAGGTCGACCACAAGGATGGCATGAAGATCACAGGCACCAAGGTCCGCGAGGGCCAGTTCAGGGCGAAGATGTTCGGTCCGACCGACATATCCAACTCTGAGGACGACGCGGTGCAGAAGACATTCGAGCAGCAGCGCGGCGCCGCCGAGAACTCTCAGGGGCCGACCAACGACAGACGCGAGCTGATCGAGAGGGGCGTCCTGGACAGGCCCCTGACAGGCCCGAAGAGCGTCAACGACAAGAGCGGGTCTCCCAGCGGCAACGCCTTCTACGGTGAGGACTCCTGATGCACAGGTTCTCCCTGCCCCGCCCATCAGGCAGCATCGGCTCCGGCTACGACAACCCGAACAGCACCGACTACACGGTGCCATCTTGCGGCGTCGAGGACGTCGACGCTGCCCTGTTCAACCTGTTCGACAAGCAGCTGCCTATGTTCGTGTCTGAGGACACGACACGACGCGTCGGCAACCAGTCGAGGGTGCCTGTCATATTCGCCGCGGGTGAGAAGTGGGCCCTGCTGAGGAAGGGCCGGGCCCTTCGTGACAACGCTGGTACCCTGATACTACCTCTCATAACCATCGCCAGGACAGGCATCGAGCAGACGAGTAACGATGTGACAGGCAGGGGAATCAACCAGCAGACAGGGCTGTTGACCTTTACACGCAGGCTCGCCCAAGAGGACAGGGCGTACCAGAACCTGATCAACAAGCTCTACATAAAGAACCAGCCTAGCACGTTCCTGCCCCTGGCAGAGCCGAGCGAGGTGCCATACCAGGCCCGGACGTCTAGGTCAGTCGGCGCTGCAAGAAGCCAGGTGGCTGTCAGTGACGGGTCGCTGCTGGCCCCCCAGCTTAATAGGAACATCTTTGAGACGATAGAGCTACCGGCCCCCCAGTTCTTTACTGCCAAGTACGAGGTGACAATCTGGACGCAGTACACACAGCAGATGAACCAGCTGCTAGAGACCCTGATGAGCTCCTTCCTGCCACAGGGCCGCTGCTTCAGGCTAGACACCCAGAAGGGCTACTGGTTCGTGGCGTACGTAGAAGACTCCTACGCTCAGGACGCCAACTTTGACGACATGTCCGGGCAGGAGAGGATCATTAAGAACAAGATCAGCATGCACGTCCCGGCCTACGTCCTGGCCTCTTCGGCCCCCGGTGTTCCCATCGCTGTGCGGCGTCGCCTGTCGTCCGTGGACGTTAGCTTCGAGACGACGATAGACGTCCCGCTGGGCTACCCGTGGGTCGGCGCCGACGACCCGACCCTGCCTCTCGTCAAGTCTGACAGCAACCTCAGGAGCGACGGCAGGGACACGGGAGTTGGGCCGCTCGACTCGTCGGCCGGAAGCGATCCAGCCCTGTCGTCGTACCCTCGTGGGGTGCCAGGCAGCTACGTCGTCTCTGGAAGCCTACTGAAGAGGGCCCCCATACGGGGCCCACACGGTGAGTCAACCGTCAGCGTGGCCGAGTTCTTCGCCCAGGTGCTGCAAGACCCGCTTGCCAAGTAAACGCTGTCAAAAAAGATAAACGCCCCTGGCGTCTATAATTAGTCATGGCAGCCAACAACCGGAGACAACAAGATGGCCGAGCAGACATTCCGTTCACCTAATTTCTTTGACAGAGAGATAGACCTCTCAGGCAAGGTTCCAACCCCTCCGACCGGGACACCTGCCGGCGTCATTGGAACATCCAATAAGGGGCCCGCCTTCGTTCCGGTTACAGTAGGCAACTTTGATGACTTTTCGCTGAAGTTTGGTGGCCTCAACCCAGACCACCCAGCCGTGTACGCTGTCAACAGGTTCCTAGAGACCAGGCAGTCTCTCACCTTCCTCAAGGTCCTCGGGGCGGGAGCTAACTCCTCGTCAGCAGACTCTGACTACACCAGAACGTACGGCAGGGTCGTCAACGCAGGGTTCACGCTGCCGTCTAGCAACTCAAACGGAGGCGTCTACTTCATATCGACTACCGAGGTCCCGACCGTCAGCGAGTCGTACGGCTTTCCTATGTTCAATGACAACGACTCCTTCTCTGGCTACGACTCCGTGTCAGGCACACTGGGCTCTGCAGGCATGCAGCTCATCAGGGGCATGGTCATGCTGCCTTCGACAGCCAGGCTACTGACGTTTGGGTCGGGCACAAACGTGACTGAGACAGACGTCAACAGCCTCAACAAAGACCACACGTGGCTGGCCGACTCCCCTCTGGATGGTGACGCGGGCCTGGACTACTACTTCAAGCTCGTTATATCCTCTTCAAACTCTGACTTTAAGGCCTACAACACGTCAGACGGCATAAAGGGCGTCAAGATATTCAGCGCGTCGCTCAACCCGAGCTCGCCCAACTACATCGGCAAGATACTCAACACTGACTCCAAGAAGTTCGAGGAGAAGCAGCACTTCCTATACGCTCACTTCCCAATCGACCACCAGGTGTCGTTCCCCGTCTCGGCCTCGCTGCTGTCTGGGACGCAAAACTCTAGCTTGGTCGACACCAACATCAAGTATAGGGACCTATTTGGTCACTTTGACACCCGCTTCACGACGCCAGCCTCTCCGACGTTCATATCACAGCCCTTCGGCGACAAGGAGCACGACCTCTTCCACTTCGAGGCCCTGGACGACGGTGAGTTCGCCAACAAGCTCTACAAGATATCTGTCGCCAACCTCAAGGTGTCAGCTGACCCGACGAACCCATACGGAACATTCTCGGTGCAGGTCAGGGACTGGAACGACTCGGACATAACACCTTCCATCCTAGAGCAGTACGATAACTGCGACCTCAACCCAAGCTCCCCCAACTACGTCGCCAAGCTGATCGGAGACATGCGCAGGTACTTCAACTTTGACGCCTCCACGCTGGCGGAGCGCAGGGTCCTCATAGACGGCAACTTTGAGAACGTGTCCAAGCGCGTCAGAGTCGTCATGAACGACGACGTCAAGAACAAGCAGGTCCCGGCCAAGTCGTTGCCCTTCGGCTTCAGGGGAATGCAGCTCCTCAAGACCGCTGACACCATCAGCGGCATGAGCGGCTCAATCAACGCCGCCGCGACCATCCTGCAGCGTTCTGCCGGGACGGTGTCAGCCCAGCTACCACCGATACCCTTCAGGGTCAAGCTGACGACGGGCCAGGTTAACATGTCGGGCAGCCTATTTGACACCAGCAAGTACGAGGTCCTGAAGCCTAGCCTGTACTGGGGTGTCAAGTTCGAGCGCAACACAGACATCCTGAAGGTCAACGAGGTGGTAGAGCGCAACGAGCTGCTCGACAGCTACACCAAGTTCCTTGGAATACCTGGGCTGATGACCCTGACTGACCAGGACACGGCGGACTCCCTCAACAACAACAAGTTCAGCCTGTCGAGGGTCACCTTCAACGTCACCAGCCTGGACAACATGACGCAGTCGGCCGAGTTGCACATGCTGAACACAGCCTACATCAGGAACGGCGTTCCTGACCCGAACAGCTACATGATGGTCGACACGACGAACAATATCAGCACCCCACACGTCACCCTAGCCTCTCTTGTCAACGCCACAGACAACAGCTACACTAACGGTGTCGTCGCTGCGTCTAACTTCAACAGGTTCGCGCAGTACACGAAGTTCACCACGTTCATGTACGGAGGCTTCGACGGCACCAACATCCTCGACAACGACTCGAGGCTCCTCAACGAGAAGTCGCTGTCTTTCGTTGAGGTCTCCTCTGACGGGTCGGCGGGCGGTGCTTCAAGCATGTATGAGATGCCGGGCTTCCCAGGCTACAACCCGTCAGGAGTCCACGGCAAGAACGCTTCAGTGATGTCCTACAAGACTGCCGCTGACATCATGACTGACCCATACGCGGTGGCCACCAACATCCTGACGATACCTGGCATCAAGGAGTCGTTCGTCACAGACTACGCGGCCGAAAAGGTCCGTAGCTACGGCCTGGCCCTCTACGTCATGGACATCACGTCCTACGACGACGACAACAAGGCGATATTCGACGGCACCAGGGCCAAGCCAAACATCGAGAACACTGCGGCCCAGTTCGAGCAGCGCAACATGGACAACGACTACGTGGCGACGTACTTCCCCGACGTGTTCTTGGATGACGCCACCAACCGCCGCCGCGTCAAAGTCCCAGCGTCAGTCGCGGCCCTTAGCGCCCTCGGCTTCAACGACAAGGATACGTTCCCGTGGTTCGCCCCGGCCGGCTTCAACAGGGCGTCCCTTGACTTCGTCACCAACGTTCAGGTGCGCCTCAACGTCACCGACAGGGACAGGCTGTACGACGCTAAGATCAATCCAATCGCGACCTTCCCACGCCAGGGCTTCGTCATCTACGGCCAGAAGACGGTCAAGGCCAAGAAGTCTGCCCTGGACCGCGTCAACGTCCGCCGGCTGCTCCTCGAGGTCAAGAGGATAATCGGCAACATAGCCACCAACCTGATATTCGAGCAGAACACGCCGGCCCTTCGCAATAAGTTTGTGGCAGACGCCACCGTCCAGCTGGGCCTCATCCAGGCGCAGGCGGGCATCGAGGCGTCGCAGGTCATCATGAACGAGTCGAACAACACCCAGGACGACGTCGACAACAACAGGCTCAACGGGCGCGTCGTCATAGTGCCGACCCGGTCGATCGAGTTCATCGCCATAGACTTCATAGTCACAAACAGCGGCGTTCAGTTCGTGTGAAGTTGGCCGTCGTAATAGTTATGAAGCAATCAGCTAGGAGCCACACCAGATGAGCAGCACTTACAGAGTTAGCCCAGGCGTCACCTCACGTGAGATAGACCTAACAGGACCGACTACGACTGGGCCGAGGGGGGTGCCTGCAGGAGTCATAGGCACATCACAGATGGGACCTGCCTTCGTCCCGATCACCGTGGCCAACATCTCAGAGCTAGAGAACAGGTTCGGTGCCTTTGACAGGACAGAGTTTGGAATCCTGGCCGCCCGTGAGTGGCTGTCCAACGCTCAGGCCCTGACATACCTCAGGGTGCTGGGCGTTGGGACGGGCGAGATGAGCATGGTCAACGACAACGACTCCCCTGGGTCGGGAGCCGGCAGGGTAAAGTACGCTGGCTTCGTAGTCGGTAACAAGCTTCCCGGAGCCGCCCTTGGCGGCACCTCGTGGGGTGACCTGGTCGGTAATCCATACGCTTCAGGTAGCGGCCCTGGCGGCAGGACCTACTTCTTAGGAGCTTTCATGGGGGCAGACGTCAACGTCGCCTCGGTGGGAGACCAGCTCTTTACAAGCGGCGTCCTCGCTGGCACAGCACCGCAGCCTTTCATCGTAGGAGTCCTGATGGCTCCAAGCGGGGTCGTCCTGACTCTGTCGTCGACGTACGGCGGTGGAAACTCTGACGTCGCCTCGTCTAACGCTTACCTGCCTAGCGGGTCAAGTGTTGGAGACGTGGTCCTCAAGAGCCCAGCCTCGACGATGTCTGGGATGAGCCAGTTCGTCATGCTGCTCAACGGGCACGCTACAGGAACGACTGCCATAACAGCCTCGTTGTCCAGGAACAGCAACTCCTACTTCGGCTCCACCTTCAACACAGTTCCTACGAAGATGCAGGAGGCCGGTCACTACCTCTACGCTGCCTGGGACTACCCAGGCCTGTCTGTGACAGGGTCCAGCCTGATGTCAGGGTCTGTCACCAGCTCTTACTCTAATCCAAAGTACGTTGAGCCTATCGTCTTCCTGCTGACTGGCTCCAACGACCAGAACCACGTCAGCGCCACGTCACCTAACTACGAGAACTTTGAGACACGCTTCGGCCACGCAGTCACTCCGATGGTAGTGTCGCAGCGCATCGGCGGCAAGCCCACTGACCTCTTCCGCCTCCACGCCCTGTCAGACGGCGCCGGCGTCGCGAAGAATTACAAGTTCTCTATCGAGAATATAACGCCCTCCCCCGACCCTGCCTACCTATACGGCACGTTTGACCTCCTCGTCAGGTCGTGGAATGACACTGACTTTGAGAAGACGGTCTACGAGAAGTACACGGGCCTGTCGCTCGACCCAACAAACGACAGGTATATCGCCAAGGCGATCGGCGACGTCAACACCTACTACGACTTTGAGCGCGACACAAACTCCCAGAAGCTCGTCGTCGAGGGGGACTACAACAACAACTCTAGCATCGTGAGGGTAGAGGTAAGCGACGATGTGTCCCTGGGGCTCGCCGCCGCAGAGTGCTTGCCGATGGGGTTCAGGGGACTCCCACACCTCGTCACTTCGGGCTCTGCCCTCAAGGTCGACGGCCTAGACCTAGCCGTGACAGGCTCTGGTGTCTCATCCTTCAGCAGCCTACTGAAGTCTGCCCGGCAGGCTCCGGTTCCGTACGTCCTGTCAATATACAAGGGCCTCAGCACGAAACGCACAGCAGACCCCAACAGGTACTGGGGCGTCGCATTCGACCTACCAGTGCTAACAAACGACACAGGCGTCCAGCTGGGGCGCCACAAGAACCAGTTCGTGTCTGACTTCACCAAGTTCTTCCCACAGTTCATCGTGGGCAATCCCAACTTTGTCGTCGGCGACAATGCTGGTGTGGCTGACGACGTCAACTTCGGGGTGGTGGACGCCGACAGGTTCAACAACAACCTCTTCACGCTGGAGAACATCGCAGTCGTCACATCGTCCAAGACGCCGCACATGGCCGATCCAAACGCCTGGCAGAACGCTGAGTATATGCGCAACGGCATCAAGCCTGCTGACGACCGCAGGATGCTAACCGTCTCTGACCTGACGACAGACAACAAGGGCTACGCCAAGTTCACCTTCGTGATGCAGGGCGGCTTCGACGGCGTCAACCTGTTCGACGAGCACTCGGCGGCCATCGACGGCGTAGCGGTGGAGTGCGACATGAGGCAGCCCCTACGGCACGACGTCAACGGCGCCAACGTCAAGGCCTACACCAAGGCCCTGGACGTCATGAAGAACGTGACCAACGTCGACATACAGCTCCTCGCCATGCCAGGCATCAGGAACACATACGTGACTGACAGGGCCCTGGCCGCCGTCGAGTCCCGGTTCGACGCCATGTACCTGATGGACGTGGAGGCCTACGACCAGGGCGACAACCTCCTGCTACCTGGCACGGAGAACTTCATGGACAACGGGCTGCCGGTGGAGAAGGTCGACGTCAGCTACACTGCGCAGAACTTCGCAGACCGCGGCATCAACTCCTCCTTCGGCGCTGCGTACTTCCCAGACCTCAGGTACGTCCACCCCAGCACTGCCGCTGAGGTCCAGGTACCACCGACTGTGGCTGTCCTCGGGGCCCTGTCCCTCAACGACAAACTGGGACACCCGTGGTTCGCTCCTGCCGGATACACCCGCGGGGTGCTGCCCAACGTGACAGACCCGACTGTTCCCCTGACAGACGCTGACATGGACAGGCTGTACGACAGGGACGTCAACATGGTCATCAAGAAGGCAGCCCCGGCCGGCACGGTGGTCTGGGGCCAAAAGACGCTGTTGAAGGCCGCCTCGGCCCTGGACCGCGTCAACGTCCGCCGCCTCTTGATAGAGGTACGACGCCAGGTCAGGGACATCGCCCAGACCATCCTCTTCGAGCCCAACAGGGCCGCCACCCTGGCCCGTTTCTCTGCTGCCATCACCCCGAGGCTGCAGACCATCCAGCAGCAGGCCGGCCTCGACAGGTTCAAGGTCATCATCGACTCCTCCACAACGACGCAGGCCGACATCGAGAATAACACGGTCCGCGGCAAGATATACCTGCAGCCAACGAAGAGCGTCGAATTCGTGTCCTTGGACTTCGTTGTAACAAACAACATCCAGCAGTGATAGACAAGGAATAGAAAGAGCATGACAATGAAACTCACAGCCAACCAGCTCCGCCAGATCATCAAGGAGGAAGTCGATGCTATGATGCCTGCCGCTGGAGGCAAAGACCCACAGCGCTTCCTCCACGGCTACGAGTCCGGTCACCCGATGGACGACGAGGGCTACATGGCCAAGTCCCGGATGGTGGATATCAAGGAGATGGCTGGGACGATCTGTGGCCTGGTGGAGGAGGGCGACCAGCTCCCAGCATGGGTGCAAGACCTGATCGCCAAGGCCCATGAGAACCTTGAGCACGTCAAGGACTACATGGCCGGGGACGAGGCCCTGCGTGATGCCGGGGAGACAGACTGACGCTGGCTGTGGCTCCGCCCTTCCTGTGAGATAGGTCCTGGTGGTCCACGAGGCCACCAGGATTTTTCTTTTCCTCTGGACGGTAGAAACCCACGCCTACTGTGGGAGGATTATCCTGGTGTCATCTAGATACTTAAGCGACAGCCGATGATACGACCTGACACATTCCTCCGCCGCGTCATTCGTGAAGAGGCCAAGAGGGTCCTACACCCCAGCCATTTCGTGTGGGGCTCGTCCAGATGGGCTGCGGGACTGACCCCGCCCAGAACCTGGAGAGGGCTGTCGAGCTGACGCGTGAGGCAGCCCGGCTAGGCGCCAACGTCGTGTGTCACCAGGAGCTGTTCCTGACGCAGTACTTCTGTCGCGTCCAGGACCCCCGTTCCTTTGGCCTGGCCGAGAGCGTTCCAGGCCCCACGACGGGTGCCATGAGTCGCCTCGCCAGGGAGCTGGGCGTCGTCATCGTGGTCCCTCTCTTCGAGAGGGCCGGCGCCCGCTTCTACGACACGGCTGTCATCATTGACGCTGACGGCTCCCTGGCGGGCAAGTACCGCAAGACGCACCTGCCGGAGGAGCCGCTGTACCACGAGAAGTTCTACTTCTCCCCTGGAGACCTTGGGTTTAGGGCCCACGACACACGGTTCGGTCGTATCGGCGTGCTCGTCTGTTGGGACCAGTGGTTCCCAGAGGCGGCCCGCCTGACTGCCCTGGACGGGGCAGACGTGCTGCTGTACCCCACAGCTATCGGGTGGAGCTCTGCTGACAGGGACCAGTACGGGGAGGCTGACCTGTCTGCCTGGGAGACAGTGCAGCGGGGCCACGCCATCTCTAACGGCGTCTATGTCGTGGCCGCCAACCGGACAGGGAGAGAGGGTCCACCAGGGCAAGACATCCAATTCTGGGGCTCGTCTTTCGCTGTCGACCCACACGGGCGGGTGGTGGCCAGGGCCTCCAGGGACGGCCAGGGGGTTTTAGTCGTTGACATCGACCCCTGGGAGGTCGCTGAGGCCCAACGACAGTGGCCCTTCTTTCGGGACAGGCGGGTGGACGCCTACGGCGGGCTGGTTGGCGGCAGGTGACACGTTGAGGCGGTAGACCAGGTTGGAGCACCCCCAGATCTTGACGACGCCAGCCTCGTCTGCCACCTGGGCCTCCGTCATGCCGCGGGAGGGGTCAGCCTTGAACTTGAAGCGATCGAACCGCTTGTGATAGTCTGTCCACCAATAACGTGGACTAGTCTTTTTTTCCAAGATGAATCCTGACAGGACGTACCCGTTACCATCGCCTCCGAGTCGGGTGTCAACGTAAGATATGACGCTTGAAACGCCAGTTACCCTCGCCTCTTGAACAACTTTTTTGACCAACCTGCTCATTCCACCTGGGACCACTAGGTTAACCCTAGAGCAAAAGCGGGCTATCTCCAATGATTCGCTGTACTTTTTGTGGAACGGTCGCCGTGCTGAGATTGCGGCCACCAGCTCTCCGTCTTTCGTCCTAAGACCGAAAGAAAAAGAGGCATTGACATCGCCATCGAGGTGGTTGAGCTCAAAAAATTCGCGACGTTCCTCTGGGCTGAGGCCGACGACGTCGCAGTCTCGAGCGTTGACCCTATCGTTGATCATCTGCAGCTTTGATAGGATCGTCGACTTTACGACCTCCCGCTTGTCGTACCACTCGTCTTCGAAGATATGGACGAGAGACACCCCGTGCTTTTCACAAGATAAAGACTTTTGCTGGTGGTACCTAGCGTCTTTGCCTGGTTGTGTTTCACCGTGCCAGAATAGTCCATTAAACTCTATGGCAACCATCTTCTCCGGAACGAAGATGTCTAACTGCTTCTTACCGTCCAGGATTCCGACAACGTTCCGGCCAACGTAAAGGCCAAGCGACTGAAGCCAGTCAGCGATCTCATTCTGGCCACGCGACCCTATGGGAGTACACTTGGGGCACCTGTCTGCTCGCGCGCGGTCAAATGTGACTGCATCAGACCACCCACAAGACTTGCACCTGACGAGGATAGACGAGACGTAGACATTTTTATAGCTTTCTATCTCGACGAGCTCTACTGCTTGGTTGCCTGACAACTTTTCTCTAACCACATCTTCTGACCAGTGGACGTGCTGGTACTCCTTCATGGCGTCACGATTAGCCCAAAACTTGTCGATGCGTGGGTCTTCGGCTGCAGTTTTTCCAGCGTGCCACGCCTTGACACGTCCGGACTCATATGCTTGCCGGAGGGATTCATTCTTCTGCTTGACGCGATCGTCGACCTCTTCAGACAGGCCCTTGTGCCACTGCGACCTTATGCCGTTTGCAAAGTCTTCCTTCAAGCGCTGGGAAAACGCCAGTAGCCTTTCGTCGGTCTCTTTGGTTAGGCCCTTCGACCAGGCCTTTAGCTCGCCTTCATCAAAGGCCTTCTTCCTTCCTACGCTAGTTGCGGCAGCGCGGGCTGCCACCCGTTCGTCAGTTTCTTTGGTCAACCCCTTTGACCACCCTGTAGTTCCCCTCAGGGCGGCAGACCGCTTTGCGGCTATCTCCAACGCCTTCTCTTCTTCGTAGACTGAGTAGATGCTCGCGTTGTGACCGCATAGGACAGACGAGTACCCCTTTGCCCATCCAACCCACGTAGTCTGCCTTCCGCACCCACACTTGCAAAGTGCTGGACTAGCGTCCTTTAGTCGCAGCCACAGCTCCTCTGGAGAAACGCCGTGTCTCGCAGCGTGCTCTTCGACGCCTTCCTTAGAGGTCCTAAACTCTTCAGTGCACAGAGAACATTTTTCTGTCCCGGCGTTCTTCTTCCCATTATTGGACCGCGAGCACTTAACACAAGGAGAACCCGCCTTCTCGGCCGCTCTACACTTTGCCTTGGACTTATGCTCGACGGTCGAGCCGCACTGGGGGCAGTGTCTTGACCATAAGGTCTCTTTTTCTTTAGCTTCCATCTTTTCTAGCATTGTACTTCATTTAATTAAGCTTTTGCATACGAAAAAAGTCGTATATGAACGTGCAGCTATACGTAACTTTGGCACTTAAAGTGCGAAGAGGAGACACACCATGGCCGAGACACTCGACGTTTCATCAATGATTCCGAATAAGTTCGAACCAAAGCGCAAAAATAGATGGGTATTAATGATAGAAGGCATTGACGCCTACATCGTCAAGAGCGCCTCGCGCCCCACCTTCACCACGGACGAGGTTGAGATACCGTTCATCAACTCCCGCCGCTACGTGGCCGGCATGACCAAGTTTGAGACCATCTCGGTCAACCTCCACGACCCCATCGCTCCCTCGGGCGCCCAGCAGGTCATGGAGTGGATCCGTCTCCACTTCGAGTCGGTGTCGGGCCGCGCTGGCTACGCTGACTTCTACAAGAGGGACATCCAGCTTAAGATGCTTGATCCTGTCGGTACAGTGATAGAACTTTGGGACATCAAAGGCGCTTTCATTACATCGGCCAACTTCGGTGAGCTCGCGTATGATGGCGCAGATCCACAGGAGATCCAGCTCACGATTAGGTTCGACAACTGCGTGCTGCAGTTCTGATTCGATAAAAATACCTACTGGGTTGCACAACTTCGAAGGCTGTGGTACATTTATGCCATGGCCTTCGAACGCATTCGCTGCCCCCGCTGCGACCTAACATTTGGACAAGAAGCTCGGTTCCTCGACCACCTGGTCGATGTCCACGGGATCCCGGATCATCTAGCCCTGTACCTTGAGCTCCACCACTGTGGCATTCACCCGACCTGTCAGTGCTCGTCTGATTGTCAGGAGAAGCTGTCTTGGTCCGGGTGGAAGAAAGGGTTCCTGTCAAAGTTCGTCCGTGGCCACAACGCTCGCGTCGACTCTGTCTACCTCGACCCCGCACGCCAGGCTGAGTTCGCCAAGAAGAGGGCCGACGGCTACGCTGGCGGTAAGTACAAGGTCTGGAACGACGGTCTGACCAAAGAGACGTCTGCGAAGGTTGCAGGTATGGCCGTGAAGACGTCTGCCACCCTTCAGGAGCTGTACTCTTCTGGTTATAACTCTTGGCAGAGTGGGAAGACGAAGGAAGAAGACCCCCGTGTTGCCAACATGGCCGCGTCCAGGGTTGCAGCGTTACGAGCGGGTGAGATCCATGTTTGGAACAAGGGCCTGACAAAGGAGGATGACCCGCGTGTTGAGCTGTTGTCGCAGAAGCTTTCAGCCTTAAAGCAGGCTTACGACCCGCGTCGCTTAACGCCGGCGGAGCTGCTGAATCGAGTCGAACAGTTTCCGCAGTTCTCACTCGTCACCCCGCCTAGTGAGTACCGCAACAAGTACCAGCGACTCAAGTTCAAGTGCATTGAATGTGGGACCGAGCAGGAGAAGAACCTCATGATGCTAGAGTCTACTCCCGTCTGCTTCTCCTGCCACCCCAAAGAGTCCAAGGGCCAGCTGGAGCTCCTGGAGTTCGTCCGGTCCCTTGGGGTGGAAGCTGCCTCCAACGACAGGACGGTCCTGGCTCCCCTGGAGGTGGACGTCTGGGTCCCGTCCCACAAGTTCGGTGTGGAGTACAACGGCCTCTACTGGCACTCCTCCCTCGTCATCGCAGACCAGAAGTACCACCAGGCCAAGCACGACGCTGCCCGAGCGGCAGGAGTCAGTCTCTTCAGCGTCTACGAGGACGAGTGGAGGGACAGGCGTCCCGTCGTGGAGGGCATGCTACGCCACCGCCTCAAGATGCCTGTCGAAGTGTTGGACGCCCGCAAGCTGAGGGTGGAGCAGCTGGACTCGGCCGTCGCTACAGGCTTCTTCCAGGCCTCCCACCTGGAGGGGGCGACACGCAGCGTCGCATCTTTCGGCCTCGTCGATGGGTCCGGCCGCGTGGTGGCCGCTTCTTCCCTCCGCCGCCCCTTCCACAAGCGGCACTCGGACACGCTTGAGGTGGCCAGGTCAGCCACCCTGCCTGGCGTCGCAGTCAGGGGCTGGCTAGGGAAGCTGACGCCTCACCTGGCCCGCTACGCTTCTTCTGCTGGCATGAAGGGCCTGATGACATACGTCGACGGCCGCGTCGGCGCCGGCGTTGGCTACGAGGCAGCCGGGTGGAAGCTGGAGCGGGCCTCTACCGGCCCCCGCTTCTGGTGGACAGACTTCGAGCGCAGGTACAACCGCTTTAAGTTCAAGGCCGATAAGTCCCGTGGCATGACGCAGGCCCAGGTGGCCCAGGAGGCGGGGGTCGTCGAGATCTATGGGTGCTCCAACTCCTCCTGGCGACTTGACGTCGTACCGTAGGTCCCGCTGCAGGCCATCAGCTCCCCCGTTCCCAGATATTTAAACATCAGGGAGTTTGACATGTCAATATCAGCGAAGTACACACCTGGCCAGGGTCTTGTCCAGTTCAATGGCGAGGATGGGGGCGTCGACTTTGGCGGCGCCCCTGTCAGTGGCTCTTTTGTCGGCGCCTTCAGCGGCTCCCACACCGTCGTCGGCGATGGATCGCCTTTCCTGGTGGCCGGGGCGAACGTCGTCATCACCACCGGGTCCAATGGGTCTATCACAGTAGCGGCCCCGGCCGTGCCGGCCTCCCCCGTCGGCCTTGACAAACAGGTCCAGTTCAATGACAGCGGCTCTCTGGCCGGCGACCCTGGCCTGACGTACGACAGGTACGATGGCCTCCTGACGGCGACGAAGGTCGGCACAACTTCCATCACGGCGGCCAGCGTCATTGTCTCGGGCACCACCGGTGGGCCGGGTGGAGGCTACCTCCAGATGCTACCCGTCGATGCCGCGGGATCCATCCCGGCTAACCTGACCGCTTCATACGTCTACACCTCAGGCTCCACCAACGACCTCTATTTCACGCAGTACCAGGGACCATACACCAACACCACACGTCTCCGGTGGCTGGAGAGCTACATGAGCACCGGCATCCTACACGGCGGCGTGGTATCCACGACCCCGGGAACAACGACATTCAGCGTCGCTGCCGGTGAGGGAATCGTCGTCGCCCAGAACGCCTCCACTTCATCGTCACCGTACCCGACCATAAAGCTGGTCAAGTGGGATAATTTCGTAAACGTGCCGCTGGCGTACTCAGCCTCCGCCAAGATCACATACATTGGCATTGGTCCCGACGGGGACCTGATACAACAAACTCTTCCGTGGGGCTCCATCAACATCAATCAACACGATGAGGCGATTGACCTGGCTGCCGTCTTGCACCTCTCCGGAAATCTCACCACCGGTGTCTTCAATGCCCCGCAGGTCTCCTACGCCTCTAACCAGCAAACTGACGACTTCTTGCGTGCCTTTGGGCCCATGAAGCTATCGGGCCACACACTGGAAGCCTCAGGCTCCACGCTGGGCATCGTAAAGGCGGCCGGCAGGTCTTTCAAGCTGGGTGCCAACTACACGGTCGACCCGAGCCATCCCTCGACAATCGTCGAGGACACACCGGTGACTGTCTCCAAGATCGCTCGCTACTACGTCAGCGGCTCCACGCCCATCATCGACGTTGGCCCCGGGGCGGCAGGTTACACTTACATCGACCCGACACACTACAACAACAACGGCACGCTCACCCTCGTCCCGAGCGGGTCCTGGACAATCCAACGCGTCTTCTGGGTGCCAAACTCTCCGACGGGCCTCTTCCTCGTCTACTACGGCAACACGGCCTACGCTGACGCATCCTCAGCCCAGGGTGGCATCAACAACGAACCGTTCATCGAGGCGCCCAACTCTGCTCAGAACGCGATCCTCTTGGGGTACATCATCCTCAGAGAGGACTGCACGGACCTCTCTGACGGGTTGGTCATCATCCAGCAAGCCGGGCTCTTCAGGCAGGTCGGTGGCGTAGGCGTCAGCGCCCAGCCAACGGTTCCCACCCAACTGCAAGAGCTCGGAGACGTTTCCATCAGCGCCGGCTCCACGGGCGATATGTTGGTCTTCAATCAGACGACGGGCTTCTGGAGCAACTCAAAGACACTCCAGAGCTTCACGGTCGGCACCGCCAACACGACTACGACCAACGCCACGACTGTGAACGCGTCGTACTTGACAGGCTCTCTCACGAAGCTGTCTGATGGATCGTCCTACCTCGTGGCCGGAGGAAACATGAGCGTCGTGACCGGCTCTAATGGGTCAGTCACGTTAGCCACGGTCAACAGCGGCACGATACACGGAGTGACGGCCGGAACAGGCCTGACTGGCGGAGGAACATCAGGCGTCATCGTGGTGAACCTTTCGAACACCGGATCGGCCGGAACATACGGATCCGCTTCGCAAGTTCCCGTGTTCGTGACGGATCCGCAGGGTAGAGTAACCGCGGTATCAAACACGTCAATTCAGATAACCGAATCTCAGGTCACTGGCCTGGTGACCGACCTGGGGAACATAACGGGTTCTATTAATTCATTGTCTAGCTCGCTGGCTTCCCAGAAGGCCGACAAGATCACGACGATATCAGCTGGAACCGGGCTGGCTGGTGGTGGAGACCTCTCTGCAAACCGCACCATATCGATGCCCAACGTTGGGACCGCCGGGACCTACGGCTCCGCCGCGCTTGTCCCTGTCTTCACCACCGACGCGCAGGGCAGGGTTACAGCCGTGACCAACACTTCTGCCTCGCTGGATGCCTCCCAGGTGACCTCAGGAATTCTTTCTGTCGCCAGGGGTGGTACTGGATTGTCTTCTTCCGGATTATCTGGAAGCATCCTCACGAGCAACGGGACGGGTTGGGCCAGCTCGGTCCTGACCATCAACTCAGCCACGGCGGTCAACAACTCCGCTACTGCGTCGATATCTGTGGCTGACCCCACCCACTCCCATCCAGTATCATCGACCACAGCGGTCAATAACTCTGCCACGGCGTCGATCTCGGTCACAGACCCGACCCACTCACACCCAATCTCTTCAACCACAGCCACCGTCCAGCCCCTGACTCTGGCGGCGCACGAGTCGTTTAACATCGCACAGAACATCGGCACCACCCTCGCTACGATCACCTTACCCGGTTCTACACCAGTCAGCCCATCGGCTCAGCCTGGAGTGCCAAGAAACATACAGGTCAACTTTGGCAACAACTGGAACGGCGGAAACATAACGGTGGCCGGCACAGACGTCTTTGGAAATGTGGTGTCAGAGACCTTCACGTCAAATCCCGGCAACCTCGCCGTCGGAACAAAGATCTTCTCTCTCATCAACGCCAACGGTATCACCCACACCTTGAACGGTACAGGCGGAGCTGGGCATAACGCAACGGTCCAGCTTGACTCCTACATCGGCGTCCTGAACATCCCAGTCGCTTCTTTCTTGAAGACGTCTGTCGCCGGGCTCAACGATTCCTTCTCATCCACCAACCTATCGAGCGGCAGCTTCGGAACCACCACGTCAATCAATGGGAACGTTGTCGACGTCTGGTACACCTACCAGGTGACCCCGGTCCAGAACTCACACACCCACGTGATAACCAGCGGGTCAACTGGCATCACTGCGACCGACGCAGGCCACAACCACACACAGAACTCCCACACGCACGTGCTGACCAGCGGCTCTACAGGGATCACCGCAAGTGACGCAGGCCACAACCACACGCAGGCTTCGCATACCCATACACACAGCTAAGGGATTGCCTTACAGCCCGTACGTCGCCTTGTCGTTGAGCCACAGCTGTTGGACCTGCGCATCAGTAAGCGCGGCGAATTCACCATAGACCTCTACCTTACCGATGTCGCCCAGGAAGTAGCCGCTGTCAAACAGCCCGCCACCCCAGCCCACCCATGAGGCGATACGCCAGTACGCACCTTCGTACTGGTATGGTGACGCGGTGATCGTCCCCTCGAGGTTTCCGTCGACGTAGATCTTCACGGTGCCTGTCCCAGTCGCCTGCGTGTTTGGGTCGAAGATGCAGGATGCGACGCAGTGGTGCCACACGCCGTCGTTGACGGGAGTCGTCGACAGGACCGTCCGCTGCATCGTGTCGAACACGCCGAACCCCAAGAGGCCCGTCGTGTCCTGCACGAACATGTGCCGATCATAACCCGAAGAGCCCTGGCCCACCTGGTTGTTCTCGAACCCGATGATCTTGCGGTCTGTCCACGGGGTCTTGACCCAGGCGGCCACGGTGAAGGTGTTCATCCCGGGTGACATGAGAGCTGATGTGTACGCATACTGTCCAGACATGTCTCCGCCGTAAGTCACCCGTGGTGGTGATGCTGAGACTGTAGGCCCGTTGACGAGATGTGCAGCGTTTCCGGGTGCACCGATGAGACCCGCGTAGGCTCCCGTGTCGGGTATAATTCCTGCGTCGTAGTTGGCTGGATCCCACCTGAAGTAGGGTGTTGGCAGCGATACTGGGGGAAGCGGATACCTGCTCTTTAGGCTCTCGTAGCTTCCTGAGACGTCTACACTGCTAAGCGCCCTGTCGTAGATCTTGACGAAGGGTATCGAGCCAGACACGTAGGACGTAGCGTCGTTGTAACCGTCCCACCGACGCCCGATGTTGACGTCTCCACCAGACGTCAGGCTGACCGAGCTCCACGCCGTCGAACCGCTGCTCGCTCCGTTGATGTAGAACTTGACGTCTGACCCGTCGTACGTCGCGGCGAGGTGATACCACGTGTCCGTTACTGGGGTTAGAGTGTTAGGCGCGTTCTGCCAGCCGCCGCCCATAACGTTCTTGTACAGCCCACCAGCAATCTCGCTAGTGTCGTTGTTGCCTATCGAGAAGTTGACGTCATTGCCCCCATAATTGTTGGTAATCACGCCCAATGAACTAATGTTTGTCACGTCGCTGAACTTGACCCAGGTCTCCACCGTCCACCGTGTCAGGTCACCGAGGTCAGGCACTGTGGCGGCCTGGGTGCTGTCGGCATCGAACAGGATCGTGCCGCTGTTCGCCGAGCTGTAGGCCGGAGAGTTGAGCAGCGTCGCGTCGTTGTGCCACAGCCCGAGGTCGGACCACGTGGACCCGCTGCCGGGATAAGACGCCGGGATCGCTGCATCTAGGTAGACGAGCGGGCCGGCATACCTCGTGTTGAGGGAGTTGTAGCTGTTCGTCACCTCGGTCGCGGTGATCGGCCTGTCGTACAGCCTGACCACAGCGATGTCCCCATCGGTGAATGAGCTGTCACCATCGTACTGCCCGATCTGCAGGTAGCTGGTCCGTGTGGTGACGGAGCACGTCTTGGTGTCAGACGCCACGAGGACGCCGTCCCTGTACAGCTTGGACAGGCCAGAGGCCCTGTCCCATGTCCCCACGAGGTGGTACCAGACCCCAGTCTCGATGGGTCCGGGGTCGAAGACCTGTTCGCCTGCCGCGACCTCCCACCTGATCTCTCCGCCGCTGGTGTAGATCAGGTTCATGTAGCCCGGGCTGTTAAAGACGACGATGCCCTGTTGCACTGCGAGGTCACGGAACTTGACGTAGACCTCCATCGTGAAGCCCTCCGTCAGGTCGACCGTCACGTCGCTCGGCGTTGTGGCGAAACCGTCTGTACCGTTGAAGTCTACTCTACCGCTGTGGTAGGCGTATCCGCCCTGCAGCGTCGCTGGGACCCCACTAATCAGGTCTGTCCACGTCGTCCCAGCCCCTGGGTATGAAGTTGGGTTGCCGGCGTCAAAGAAGAGGACAGGCCCGCGGAGAGCTGCCTGATTCTCTTGGTAGCTAAACCCGTTGCCGAAGCCGTACGACTGGGCGAAGTTGAACGTCTGGTTGAAGCCAAAGTTCGACATCTCAGCCGACGCCGCCGTAGCCGTTCGACCCCGTGATTGTCACAAAGTTCCTAGACGGGATGAACGTCAGCCCGCCGATGACTGTGTACGTCGGCGTGCCAGCTGAGCCTGAGATGAAGAGCCTGTCTACTCGCATGTCTGCCGAGAAAGACTCCGTGCCGTTGAGGATGAAGTAGTTGGAGTTGCTGGGCAGCAGGCCGTTCTCAGTGAAGGCCACTGCGATGTTAGAGCCGCTCGGGCTGGTGTTCCTGACGATGATGAACCTGGCGACGTAGCCGAAGTCTATCTCGTGGACATCCCCCAAGGCCACCTGGGAAGACGTGACGTACGGGGTGGCAGATATCTGGTAAGAGGAGACGTAACCCTCGGCTGGGACAGCATAATTTAGTGGCATCTAATCACCTTGCTGCTCTTAACTATCTAGGACGCTTCTTAGTTGTAGCTTCTTCCTACTCTGGTTATTGTTAGATAATTGTGTAGCTGCAGTGGGCAGAAGTAAACGTGTCTCATGGCAGGAATATTCCTAGTGCCCCCAGGGGCGGCTATTTGCAGTTTGGTAATAAGTTTTACTGGCCGCTGCCCAAGAGTGTAGGTTTGGCGGCAGGAGAGCAACAGCATGTCAGACGACCGCGAGAATCGCAACGCAGTGTTCCAGGGACAGGTTTCAGCCCCGCCGGGAGTCCAGCCGGGCATGCCGACGACGACGATGGCCGACAGGGTCAAGGCGGACTTTGGCCTCGACATTCCGGTGGAGCTCGTCCCCCTGCCGTCCAGCGGCAGGGTCTACCCGCAGGGGTCAGCCCTGGCCGACAGGGAAGCCTTGGAGATTCGGGCCATGACAGCCCGCGAGGAGGACATCCTGACCAGTAGGGCCCTCCTGAAGAAGGGCACCGCCATCACTGAGCTCATCCGGTCATGCATCGTCGACAAGAGCGTCAACGTGTCTGACATGCTGATCGGTGACAGGAACGCCCTGATGGTGGCCGTTAGGATCACGGGGTACGGCCCTGAGTACCCAGTGGAGCTGGAGTGTCCAGACTGCGACACTAACACCCAACACACCTTCAACCTGGCCGAGCTCCAGATCCGCAGGCTGGCGATCGACCCCGTGGTCGAGGGCAGCAACGCCTTCGAGTTCGCCCTGCCCGTCTCCAAGAAGAACGTCCGCTTCAAGTTCCTGACGGGACGGGACGAGGACGACATGATGGCCCTGGCCGAGAAGCAGAAGAAGCATGGGCTCGGCAACGAGTCAGCCGTCACCACAGCGCTACAGTACGCTATCGTGGCTGTGGACGGCGTGACCGACAGGGCCAAGATCTCTAACTTCATCAAGAGCATGCCGGCCCGCGACTCTAGGGCCCTTCGCACTTACATCAAAGACAACGAGCCAGGCATCGTGATGCGGCAGGACGTGGCCTGCGACAAGTGCGGCCACTCAGAGGAGGTCGACATGCCGCTCGGCGTCAACTTTTTTTGGCCTTCGACATGAGGACAGGGAGGGGATCATCCTTGAGCCCACTTTCCTGCTGATGTACTACGGTGGTTTCACCTTCACAGAGGCCTACAACATACCCGTCTCCTACAAGAGGTGGTTCGTAGACCGCCTCGTCCAAGAGCTGACGCGGAAGGGGCCGGACGGCTCCGATGCCCCGACCCGGGCCGCCCACGCAGACACCCCAGATGTCAGGGCCATGCAGGGGCGGTCTCGGGAGCAGGTACCGTCCCGCCTGAGGCGCTTTACGTGACCCTTTTGCTGCGTCTCCACTACTTAGTCTGACAGGGGTGACGCTTGGCTAAAAGAAAAGGCGGCAAGGGCGGCGGTGAGCCGTACGATTTTTCTGCGCAGGCTACTGCCATGGCGGCCATGGCGGCCAGCATGGAGAACATCAATGAGAAGCTGACTAGCACCATTGAGGGCCAGCTTAAAGTGCTAGAGCAGCTCCAGAAGACGCTGGCCTCTCTCGCCGAGGCCGGAGAGGGGCCGGTCGCTGACGCCGCCGCTAACACGTCTAAGGCGGCCGAGGGGGCGCAACAGGTCAACGAGTCCCTAGAGGACATCATAAAAAACATGGACGAAGCCGGCGGGTCCGCCGCCTCCCTCGCGCAGGCTATAGCGAAAGCCTACGGCCGGCCAGAGCCCCAAAAGTTCAAGACCCTTCAGGGGCAGCTGGCCAAGGGGGCCAAGAAGTTCATCGACCAGTACAAGAACACTTCCAGCGTCCTGCTCTTCTTCCAGGGCCTGTCCCAGGGCGTCCAGAACGCCATGAACGTCTTGAAGGGCGCCACGTCTATAGCTACCAGCCTGGCCTCCTCGCTCTTCAACATCGGCTTCGCCATCGCCTCCATACCGTTCCAGATGTTCCAGAAGCTGATGGACTTCGCCGCCAAGGCCACCGGTGGCACCGAGTTCGCCCAGGCCCGAGAGAACGTCCGCAAGTACTTCGGCGACCTGAGGACTGGGACCTCCGCCATGGTGCTAGACGTCGGCACAAAGATGCAGGGCTTCGCGAAGAACACAGGCCTGAGCCTCTACAGCGTCTTTGGGGACGCCGCCGAGATGCTCAACTACGTCAACGAGATGGCCCAGGGCATCGGGGCCGCCCTGCCCTCAATGCTCAAGTCCTTTGGCAAGAAACAGCAGGGCACGCTCTTCGCCTTCGCCAAGGGCCTAGGCCTAGGAGCGGAGGAGATGAGGTCAATCGGCCTCTACGCTCTCGCTTCAGGCAAGGACGCCAAGCATGTCTTTCAGGACATGACCAAGATGGCCCTGCAGCTGGAGAAGGCCTACGGCGATAACGCTAAGGTCTTGGGCAGGGACGTCGGCAAGGCCATCAAGGACGTTGGTGTCTTCGGCAACGCCACCGTGGAGACCCTCTTCAAGGGCGCCACTTACGCTCGCGGCCTTGGGGTAGAACTGGACCACATTAAGGGCACGCTAGGCGCTTTCGGCACCTTCGAGCAGGCCGCTGACAACGTCTCTATGCTGACGCAGGCCTTTGGCGCCAACATTGACACCATGGAGCTGCTGCAGGCGGGTGCCGGCGGCGACGCCGCTAAGCAGGTAGACATCCTTCGAAAGTCACTGTTCAGTGCCGGCGTCTCTGCCGACACGATGAACAACTACAACCTCAAGCTGTTGGCCTCTAGCACTGGCCTGTCAGAAGAGGTGGCCCGTACCGTCTTTTCTATGAACAACCAGGGCAGGTCGCTGCAGGACATCCAGAAGCAGGCTGACGCGGCCAAGAAGAAGGAGGAGGCCTACCAGGAGACACTTCGGCGTCTCGCTCCATCCATCGAGAGGGTGGTGAGGCAGTTCGAGATGGTGGGGTCCTTCTTCGAGATGTTCTTCAAGGGGATGGCCAGGGCCCTTGTCATGTTCGGCCCCTTTAGGGACGTCGTCTTCGACATCAGGAAGGCCCTGATGCACACCTTCCAGATCGGCTTCCAGTTCGGCATGAAGTTCTTCGGCATCCTCGAGAACACTTTCGGTCTCTTCACTGCGATGCACAACTTTTTCAAGCAGGGTGGCATAGAGAAGTTCTTTAATACCTTCTCGGGTATCTTGGAGAGGTTCACTCGGTCACTCGCTACGGGCCAGGGTGACGTGAAAGGGCTGCTCGACGACTTCTCGAGGCTCATCACTGACTTCTTCAGCGGCAACAATCCAGCATTCGCCGGCATAGCCGCCTCCTTCCAGAAGATCATGGCGGTCGTCGGGGCCACCATAGGCGCCGGCATTAGGGCGCTATCGCCCATGGTAATCAACGCCCTCGACTTCCTTATCAACCTCATCATCGACCCAAAGAGGGCGGACGCCCAGATAAACCAGGCAACGGGCATTATGGGCCCATTCGTCATGCCCATCTACACTGCCCTGCGCGAGAACCTTCCAAAGATAGCGTCCAAGATGGGTGACCTGCTGTGGGAGCTTTTAGGACTCGCTCGGGCTGAGCTATGGAAGGGCAGAGATTTTATGCTTCTTGGCATGTCATTTGGAACTGCCTTAGCCTCATATGCTCTAATACCGGGTATTATTAAATTTGGTCTCGGAAGATTGTTTCAAAGTTCGGCTACTAGCGCTATTACACAAGCGATCTATCAGGCGGCAGCGGCTGCAGAGGCAGGTAAGGCTGGAGAATTAGCTGCCTCGCAGCTAAGTCAAGGTTGGATATCCTATCTTGGAAATCCTGTAAGTACAGCGATGTTTAAAACATCATTTACTTCTTTCTTAGGGGCTGCGGGACTTCTTGCAGCGTCCTTCACCGCAGGATGGGCATTAGGTAAAATGATTGCTGATTCTGTCGGCCAAGGGATGAGAGATAATGCAAAACAATCTGCTGACAGCGCTGATAAATTCACAAAAGATATATTGGCCGAGCAAGATAAGAAGAAAAAAATTGAAATAGCTAAAAAAGAACTTGAAGAACAGCAGGCATTAAGACAAAAAGCCAAAGAAGACGCAGAGAAGCTTAGTTGGGCTGAAACAGGCATGGTAGCAGGCGTAGGAGCACTAGGATTTGTTGGAGGGTCAATTGTAGCGCCAGGCGCAGGATCAGTTGCAGGTGCAGTAGGCTTATCAGCTGCCGCCGGGGTGGCTTTTAAAGCAGCAAAAATGAAGGAATTTGATGCGAATGCAGCTGCATTTGACCTAAGGATTATGAGTGCTCAATCAATTATTGATGCGTATGAAAATCCAAGCAGTCCTGCCTATAAAGCGCGTGAAAATGCTGAAGCACAGGCAAAAAAAGCTCAAGAAGCGGCAGCTGAAAAATCGCAGAGAGACATGGCTCTGTCATCCCTCGGTGCAGTTACGCCAGAAAATGTCCAAGAGAGGATAAAGTCCTTCAAGGACATGGCTGCAAAATTAACCGTTGACGAGATAAAAGGCATCAACGCTACGATGAAGTCTATCCGCGATGCGATGGACCAGATCGACTGGCGTGTAATGGGACCTGACGCTGAGAAAAATTTTAAGGACAAGGTCCTGCAGGTCAAGATATTCCAAGACCTCATAACTTCCGTCACTACGTCTATTAATGCAGTTATTCAGGCCAACCAGACAGTCGCTGGGTTCAAGCCAGCCTGGACGACGTTCAGCAAGGCGATGGGCGACGTCTTCATGACCATAAATTCATACTTTGATGCTGGGCAGGGCCCGACCCTTGGCTCCGCATTGACCCTCACTGACTCCACGAAGGCTAGCCTAAAGAGCGCGGCGGATAGCGCCGACGCCGCCGGCCAATCTTTCACTAGCATGAAAGGCGGCGTGTCGAGCATGGTGGCGGCTGTAGGCCAGATCACAGCGACAATACCAACAGGAGTCGGCACGGCGCAGGCCATCGCCCAGTCAGCTGGCTCCCTTTACAATATCTTCAACGCGATATACGCTGGTTACAGCGTCGACTCTCCGATAGGCAGGCTCCTGTCCTCCTCGCCGGTGGCGACGTCTTTTACTACCATGGACCAGGCGAAGTCTAGCATCGACGCCGCGACCCAGAAGGTGCAGACTACAATGGGCGCCGCCAAGGAGCTCTTCAAGGCGTCTAACGAGTTCAACACAGAGCTAGGCAAACTAAAGGGCCAGAACTTCAACGTCAAGGCCTCCCTCGACTCCTTGGGCAACCGCCTCGGCTTCGGAGACCAGGTGACGCTCCGCAACGACAAGGTGGTCATCAACCTGGAGGTGTCGGTCGACATGAAGGCTGACACCCTGGAGAGGATACTGGTCCTGCGCAAGGACTCTATCATTAGGGACAGGCTGGACTGGTCCGTTAGGGCGTTGAAGATTAATTTAGACAACAAGTCAGATGGGACAAGTTATGCAACCAACGCAGCGGTCTCCAACCCTGAGACTGCAAAATACGAAACGCAGCAACTGACTTACCCCACCCTGCTTGATGAGTTGCCGCATGACCCAGGCGGACACGTTAAGAGAGCTGTGACAGACAGCACGCACCAAGCTAAGTAACCCTAGCAGGTCATGACATGAAATCACAAAAGTTTATAGACATGCTGAGGTCCGACCCCAGCTATGCGGCCGCCCTGGCGGCCGCCCCAGACGAAGAGACCCGTCGCAAGGTGGCCGCCGCCGCTGAGTCACTAGCCCTAAAACTAGGAGAGGTCCTCGACCCGTTCATGGAGACAGCCAGGGGCAACCCTGACTTCGCTCGGGCTGTCTCCAGCGTGATCGCCAAGGGCGGAGGGCAGAAATAGCCTCCGCTGCTGTAGTTAAAACACAGCGGCAGGGCCGCGATAGGAGACAGCAGTGGCCAATCCGCCGAAAGACAGCGTAATTAGCACGCCTGGGCATGGCATAGGAGTTGAGACGGGCGACGGTGGGTTCGACGTAGGCGATGGAGTAACGCGGACGTATGAGCCGAGAGATCCCGCGGCCGAGCCCACGACGAAGCCACGCGACAGGGTCATAGACGTAAGCTTCACCACCAACGGCGTGCCCAACGACCTGCCCAAGAAGACGATAGAGACTCTGGGCAGCTACCTGGTGAAGTTGACCGCCAAGAACAAGTACCCAGTCTCGCCCATTGACCAGACGACTTCTTACGCTGACGTCAACGCTGACTCTCCCAGGGTCCACGCGGGGTACGCGTTCGTCCAAGAGACGACGAACGTCCCCAGCATGGAGTCCCAGACAGGCACCGGAAAAAAATTTGCGAATGACAGTAGGCAGTTCCTCAGGCCGCAGCCCTACCTCATCAGGCCGCAGCCCAACACAGAGGTCGGTGAGCCTAATTTTAGGGACGCCTCTAGCGAGCCAGAGGGCAACTACGTCACCGAGGCTATCGCGAAGTCAGGACGCTGGAGCAGCGTCAATAGCTTCTCTTCTAACTTTATGGCAGGCGCGCCGTCAGACCCACAGTCTTCCCTCATTGTCGACAGAGAGCTGGGCGATAACGTCTTCGGCAAGAAGCTAAAGAGGCAGGCTCTTACGTCTAGGTTCGTGGCGCTTGGGGCGGGTCTAACACAAGTCGCCACAGGTGAGCTGGCGGCCCAGCTACCTCTCTTCGACCCGAACGATCCTAACACAATCTTTGCTAACAAGACAGTGCCGGGTCTCGAGCAGCTGACTGCAGCAAACTCTATAAAGACTGCTGTCCTCCAGGCCCAGGCAGTCTTTGATAAGGCCGATAGGCTGCCGTCTGACCCTACGTACCTCAGCATCAACGACGTCACGTGGGGGCAGCTCAACAATGTTGACGATAACTTCACAGGGCAGGGCATGTGGTTGCTCGCGTTGGCCCAGTTTGCAGTCGTCAAACTGGCTGTGGCGGCCGTGGGCGCCGTACTCGGTCTCATCACAAAGTCTGCAGACGCAGCAAGCTTCTTAGGCCTTACTCAGACAGACCGGGTGTCATACAGCGACGCCGTGGACTATGGCTTCAACATATTTTTCGCAGGGTATGAAAATCCGACAGTCGACAAGGCAATCGCGTCTTTCTTGGCGCCATTCAAGAACGACAACGGCTTTCGAGTCGTGCATTTTCGTGTGTTGATTCGGTCGGCCATACTGCTCGTTGAGAAGCTATCAGCCTTGATAGGCGGCGGCCTCGGCCTCGTGACGAACATCTTTGAGATTGTGTCTGCCATCAAGACTTCGCACCTCTTCGCGACCCTTAACGCGTTTGCTAAGATCGGTGATCTATATGCTTACTTACAAGTTATTGGAGATATAAGTCTTAAGGACGACAGGGGGTTTATTATTCCAGGAGATGAAAGTTCAGTTACACCAGCTGATAGTGTCAAGCTGAGAGCGGACGCACTGCTCTCAGTAGCTGGTTTGACTGGTCATTCTAAAAAAATTACAAGATACAAGCTAGGCAGCTTTGAAGAGGCCGCCCCAGACGACGTTAAAGATAATCGCGAAAGCGAGATGTCAGTGCGTAGAAAAGTTTCGATTCTCATGCCTGTTGTAAAATTAGGAGATTTAAAATTAGGCGTTAATGTTCCGCCTACGTCAGCTTTTGATGCCTCCCCAGACAGTGTCGATGAGAACTTCAGGGTAAAGACCGGTGTGGTCAGCACATTAGAAAGTTTCCTAGAGTCTGAGTATTTCCCGTTCTACTTCCACGATCTTAGGACCAACGAGATAGTCTCTTTCCACGCTTTCCTGGCTTCGCTAACCGACAGCTACACTGCGTCGTATGATTCAGTCGAAGGAATGGGACGTGTGGAGCCAGTGAAGCACTACAAGGGGACCACGCGTAAGTTTGGGTTTTCATTCTACGTCGTGGCGACTAACGAGGACCAAGTGTCGCCGATGTATGACAAGATCAACAAGTTGACGACCTTGTTATACCCGCAGTACACGAGCGGGAAGGTCGTCTTCCAGAACCAGAAGAGGTTCGTCCAGCCCTTCAGCCAGTTGATCGGAGCGTCTCCGCTTGTCAGGATAAGACTAGGCGATATAGCGCGCTCCAACTATTCTAAGTTTGCCTTAGCTAGGCTTTTTGGAGCCGGGACAGGCTCTGACAAGTTTAATATAGATGGCAACACCGAAATCAAGCCAGTGCCGCCAGAGAATTTAGTATACTACTACGAACCTCAGAACTCCGGTCAGCCGGTGGCTGTTTCTACTCAAGATGGTGGTGGTCCAATTGACTACATCTCGCCTACCGGGTGGTCTATAACAATAACTGGCGGTACGACAGGCGTTGTAATTAATTCTGCTAATGGTCTGGAGTATGTGGAGTATGTCACTGGCAAGTTAAAAATGAAAGAGGGCTTCAGGGAAGGGCCCTTAGCTAAATTTAAGGGGCGTAATCCTGGTAAGTTCAGGACGGCAACTGTTAAAAAATTTGATGGCGAGACAGTCTTTATAAAAAAAAGTTACCTCACTCAGACAGTGACAGTCATCAACGCTAAGGACGTAAGCGAGGTAAAGTCATACAACACCACGGCTGACATTAGTAATTCTTTAAGCATTTCCAACATGCTCGACCCGACCACGTCTGCTATCGTTCGTCACTTTGAGCACAACAGTGGCAAGGGCCTCGCGGGGCATATAGACCAAATGGACTTCGACTGGTACTCAAATACGAGATGGAACACAGGTGACCAGGGCAGGTCGAACGGTTTCGTCCCAATGATGTGCAAGGTCACGGTGAACTTCTCCCCCGTTCACGACATTTCTCCTGGCCTCGACAGCCAAGGCTACAACCGCGCTCCAATCTACCCGCGCCCGCCAACGCCAGCCCCTAGGTCAGGTATAATTCGTGATGTTCCATTCTAAGTTATCACGGCAAGGGAGGTGAGGATATGGCAAACTCAAGGTACTCAAACACGAGGACAATCTTTCCTGGCAACTACTACGGGACGTCTTCCACAGTCGCCAGTATCAGGGCCGCTCTGGAGCAGGGGACGCTGTCTTTCAGGACTCGTTATACGACAGGCAACGAGAGGCTTGATACCATAGCCGCCCAGGAGTATGGAGACGGTAGGTATTGGTGGGTCGTGGCAGCCGCCTCCGACATTGGGTGGGGCATGCAGGTACCCCCAGGAGTCTACCTACGGCTGCCCAACATAAACGAAGTCATGGTCTACCTGGGCTGAGTCATGGCAGCAGGCGGATTTTTTAACAGCCTAGAGGCAGTGTTAGGTGGCCTTACAGCCACAGACAGCCTCGCTGCGCGCATACAGGCAGATGACAGCACTCCCGAGTCTTTTCTGCTTAACAACGTGATGTTCCCGCGGTCGCCGACCCTGCTGTCGACGGACTACATCATGAGTGAGACGGAAGGGTCCGGTAGGTTCCCTACCGGCAACTCTGTCGTCAGAATACTGGAGCCGAAAGAGGCCAAGAAGTTTATATGCTCAAAAACGCAAATCGGTCCTTCAGAGCGGGTCATGGCGATGGACATCCTGACACCCAAGGCTAGCTACACGGGCTTCAACGCCAACAGGGTGTCGCTGTTCATCAACTCCCTGCCGCCAATCGTCGCCAACAACCTCGTTCCATACGTGGAGGTCGAGTTTGAGATGCCTGCGAAACAATCTGGGAACAGCTTCAAGCCGTTCGGCCTGAACAGATTTTTCTTAGGTGATTCTGACCCAACTGGCTTTGACTTAGGCCACCAGGCTGCCCGACTAGGAGTGTCGAAGACTCCGAAGGGGGATACTATCTACACAGCTTACGCTGGGATGGAGTTATTTACATCCCCGTCCACACTATACTCAAAGCCTGAGAGCAACGGCTACAAGATCAAGCCGATCCTCAACCCATACGCTCCCCTGGCGGTCATCAACTCCTTTGAGGTGTCAGTGGCGTCTTCCGGCCAGGGGCAGGGTTTCAACCAGCTGTCCAAAGGGACGCTGACGATGACGATATTGGACAGGAGCCGGCTCAGGGAGTTTGGTGAGCTCTTCCAGATAAGTCAGTACGGCAAGGCTACAGTCTGGATCACTTATGGCTGGAGGTGCAAGGTGCTGTCAGCCGGCGACCCATTCGCTGAATTCATCAACAGCTGCATGCTTAACAGGCAGTCTTTCACCATAACACAGCCTGGCTATTCATTTGAGAATAACATGGTCAAGGTCTCCATGACGCTGGGCTCCAAGACTTTTGATGAGCTAAACGGCATGACCCTGGCGGACGCCTATCTTGGGACGGGGTTCAAGTCCAACTACGGCGTTAGTGAGACTTGGAAGAAAATAAGGGTGCCTGGCAGCAAGCAGACATACGAAGGGATGATAGTGCTCCTCAACGAGCTAAAGGAAAAGCTAAGCGCAAACGTGTCTGACGTAGACGCCCTAGGCGCTGGTAGTTTAATACCTGCTATGAACACCACACCGCAACCTGAGGCGGCTGATCCAACCATAAAGGAAAAAATAAAGAACCTAGCTGACGCTCTCAAAAAGGCGGCAGACAAGAAGTACAATCAAAAACCCGGCGCAAACGCGAAAGTTAAAAAGGCCAGCGGCCAAGACAAAAAAGCGTTGCAGGACGCCAATAAAAGCATAGACGAGCTAGCCAAGTCGCTAAGCGAGTACTATAGGGTCAATAGCAGTAAGGACTCCAAGAAGAACGGCAAGTACGTGCAGTACCTTGAGAACCTAGACAGGTCGACTGACGCTGCCAAGAAGCTGCTGGAAGATATTAGCAACGTAGAGTATGACCCTTACAACTCTAAGTGGCGTGACCGAGCCGCCCAGCAGAACTGGAACCCTAACTCTAAGCACAAGAGCCTACCGTCAGAGAGGTCAAAAGGTGGTAACACACCGAAGCAGGGGGCGGCCCGACTGAACCCGACCTACATTTCCCTTGGGGTAATCCTGCTGAAGGTGCTGGGCACCGCTGCCCTGGCCCAGGACAGGATAGGGGACGTGCAGTTCGTCTTCTACAAGATGAATAGCCACACCGCCGGGGCCAGTGACCTGCTGCTGTCAGAGTTTCCAATTGACATGGAACGCCTGCGGGGTGAGTACGCTCGTGAGGTGGCCAAGAACGGCGGTGTTCCACTGTCTATGGGCGTCTTTCTCAGCCTGCTGACCTCTCAGGTCAACGATGTGCGGTCAGAGATCTATGGCCTCAAGAAGTACTTTAAGCCAATCGCCAAGGACGGACCCCCTGACCAAGCTGTCACAAAAGACGAGTGGAAGGACAACCTGCCTCAAGAAGTGAAGTCTTTCGTGCAGCCGTACGTCGGTATAGACGTTCAAGTCGCAGAGCGCACATCAGCTCCAAGCAATAGCGGCGCTACCATCGACCTATTACAGTCGCTGTCTGTGTCTGCAAAGCTCAGAAAGCAGGCAGCGGGTGTCTACCCACTGGTCATGAGGATACACGTCTACGACAACAATCACGTAACAGTGTCCAACATCAAGACGCCGTCTCCACCATTTGGTAGCGAAGCCCCAGACGACGCGAAGCTAAGGGAACAAGCGGCTGACATGCTTGCTGCGAAGGTCGGGCCAGGCAGGATATCGCTGGACAAGACGTCGAAGGGCGTCTACGAGTACACGTTCAAGGACGCGACTGCGTTTGATGACCTGATCTCGTCCTACATGCCCTCTATCATCATTGGTGCCAACGGATCGACCATCATAACAGCAGCCGTTAATACCAAGATGAACCAGCTGATGCAGACTGCCGCCCTTGTCGGAAACAGCCCAGGCATGTCTTCTACTGGAGCTCCCTCCATTGTCTCGCCTAGCGGCCTGCCGTATGTCATCATACCCGCTGAGGTCAACATCACGATGCTTGGGTGCCCGCTGGTTAGGTTTGGACAGACTTTTTACATAAACTTCAACACTTCCACCACCCTTGACGGTGACTACTACGTCGGCACCCTGAGCCACGGCTTCTCCCCAGGCAAGTACACTACGACAATGAAGCTGGCACCCCGCTCTGGGGCCGCTTCTTTCGCGAGCGGGAAGAACATAGTCGACCAGCTCAAGAACATAGAGAAGTACCTCGGGCTGTCGACTCCGACCGGCTAATACAACAGGTCACCTAGGTGGGTAGTATGACGTGGGCCAATGCGACCCTCTTACTTCTACCCACAGCTCCTCGGAGCTGACCATGGGCTTGTCGTCGACAGCGACGGCTATAGGTGGTCGTCGCGTCGGCCGCCAGAGTGCTGGGCGGTCCGAGGTGAGACACGGCACGACGAGGACGCTAACAGCCTCGACGAGCTGGCCCGCCTAGAGTCCCGTAAGCTCCAGGCGCTGCCGCCGGACCAGTTCGTCTCGTCGCTCAGGACCATCAGTGGGGACCGCCCCATGTGGCGCTACGCCCTGCCCCAGGCTGCCTATAGGTCTTTCGTCGACAGGCTGGTCAGCGACGCCACGTCCTTCCTGGAGTCGGCCGACACGGGCTACTACTCTGGGTGCTGGCTGCCGCACCGCAGGGTCTTCTCTTCTATGGCCAGGATGGCCGCCCCTGACCCAGGGCTCTTCTCGGCGGAGACAGACTGGGACGCCTCCTCGTTTCGTCCTCGAGGCGGCTACTGCGACAGGCTGGTCTACGACAGGTTTGGAACCCGCACGGGCAGGCTGACAGTCGCCTCAGGACCGTCCGTCCTGACCCTCAGGAAGGACCTCAGAAAATTCCTGAGGTCTCGACGTGGGGATTCCGGCGTCCTGCTGCAGGTGGATTTTTCTGCCCTGGAGGTGAGGCTCCTGGCCGCCGACGTGTCCAAGCACGTGCCGGTCGGCGACCCGTACCAGGAGCTGGCAGACGAGCTGGGCATGGACAGGCGGTCGGCCAAGCTGGCCCTCATATCCACGACCTACGGCTCTTCAGACAGGGGCCTCGCGTCCTCCCTGGGGGTGGACCTGGCCGCCGCCCGGCGCGTCATCGAAGCGATCCACCGCAGCCACGGGGTCGAGGCCCAGGTCAGTCGCCTCAGGGCAGAGCACAGCCGCCTCGGCTACGTTCGTAACAGGTACGGCCGCAGGGTGGAGACCCCAGACGCCTCTGACGGTCTGCTCCTCAACTCTTACCTGCAGTCTACAGGGGTGGACGTGGCCCTGTGGGGCTTCTTGCAGGTCATCGACAGGATCCCAGAGGGCCACGGCGCTCCGGTGGCCCTCATCCACGACGCTATGGTGCTGGACGTGAGCCGCGACCTCGCCGACAGGATAGGGGCCGACCTGTCAGTGACGGTGCCGGGGTACGACGGAAAGTTCCCTCTTAAAGTCGAGCCTTTGAACGTCTGACGTCCGCGGGTGTATAGTCCACCTCCATGGAAGACAAGAACCTGACACCGGAAGAGATCCAGTCAAACTGGAACAAGTACAGGGCTCTCCTGGAGAAGAACCTAGGAGATAGGTCAGCCGCCGCCTCGGCCATGCTGGACGCCCTAGAGGATAGGCTGGCTATGTGCCCCGCCTCGGGCCGCAAGGACTTTCACAACGCTTTTCCGGGTGGCCTAGTGGAGCACTCTCTTCGGGTCCTCCGGAACGCCATGACGCTGTCCAGGTCATTTGGCTGGCAGCTGCCAAAAGACTCCCTCATCATCGGCGCCCTCTTCCATGACCTGGGCAAGGTCGGCAACCAGGACCAGGACTACTACGTCCCACAGGACTCCGACTGGCACAGGGACAAGCTAGGCGAGGTCTACAAGCACAATAAGGACATCAGGTACATGACAGTCCCCCAGCGCGGGCTGTGGCTGTGCCAGCACTTTGGGCTGAGGCTGACACACGACGAGTACGCTTCGATCCTCCTCAATGACGGCTGGGTCCTTCAGGAGAACAAGCCGTACTGTCTCAAGGAGCCCCTGCTGGCCCACGTCATCATGACGGCCGACTACATCGCCACCTGTCAAGAGAAGGGGCTGATGCCGGACAGCAGCGGCTGATTCCTAAAGGAATTGCATACTTAGGAGGGTGGACCCACTACGCCGATACATCTCTGAGTGCCTGCAGGACATCTTAGAGTCAGTCACCCTTGACGAGTTCTCTACCGTGGCAGCAGCCACCCCGGCTGGAAGCGCTGGCTTCCAGCCTGTCCCCCCACTGGGGCTTGGTGTTGAAAAGCCACCGTCAAAGCGTAGGGCTCGGCGTCGTAAGAAGGGCCTCACCATCGGATGACGCTAGAAACACTTACCTTGTACAGCCTAAACATCTATTATACCTTCCACAAGTCCTGCGGCCTACTCCACAGGCGACAAACACACACCTACACACAACCAACACCCAATAAGAAAAGAGAAAATACATGGCAATCGACCTAGAAGCAATTAAGCGACGCGTGTCTGAGCTCAACGGCACAGCCAAGAAGGAGCGCAGCAACATTAACTTTTGGAAGCCGGGCGTCGGCGAGTACCGAGTCAGGATCCTGCCCTCAAAGTTCGCGAGCGAGGGTTCTCCCTTCTCCGAGCTGTGGTTCTACTACATCGGCAACGAGCGGGGCTTCCTGGCCCCCAACCAGTTCGGCAAGCCTGACCCTGTCAATGAGCTGATTCGTAAGCTCTACGCTAGCGGCAAGCCGGCTGACAAGGAACAGGCCAAGAAGCTATCGGCCAAGATGCGGTGCTTCGCCCCCGTCGTCGTCCGCGGCGAGGAGGACAAGGGCATCCAGGTCTGGTCCTTCGGCAAGCAGGTCTACCAGCGCCTCCTGGGGTTCTTCCTCGACTCAGAGATCGGCGACATCACCTCCACGACTGACGGCTTCGACCTTGTCGTCAAGCTGTCACAGCAGCCGGGCAAGCAGTTCATGGACACGACGGTCGACGCAGCCCGCCGGCCCAGCAAGCTGACAGACAATGATGACATCGCCCAGAAGTGGGTGGACTCGGTCCCCAACGTCAACGACATCTACAAGGAGAAGTCGACGGAGGAGATCAAGGCGCTCCTCAACTCCTGGCTCAACGGCGACCTCAGCCCTGAGGCGGCGGCACCCGGTGTCGGAACAGCCAAGGGTCCTTCGAAGGACGATGAGCTGGACAAGCTGGCTGCCGAGGTCTCGGCTGAGAAGGCAACAAAGCCGGCGGCCAAGGAGACGAAGTCCAAGAAGTCGCTGGACGACGCTTTCGCTGACCTGATGTAAGACAGTTTACTTGTCTGCGCAGACGGGATGGGAGAATTTGCTCCCATCCCGTTTGTTTTTTCCACTTGTCAAAGGAAATAACGACAGAGTAGGATGTGACAACCATGGCCAAGAAGCAAGAAGAGATGCAGCAGAAGAAGACCAAGTCTGAGGCTGACGACATAACGTCAGACCTCATAAAGGACCTCAACAAGCAGTTCCAGTCTCGGGTCGCCTTTAACCTCTCAGAGGACGCGGCCCCCACCATCGTCAAGCGCTGGATCCCGACCGGGTCGACGCTGTTGGACTACATCGTGTCCAACCGCCGCGACGGCGGCATGCCAGAGGGTCGTATCATCGAGATCTCTGGAATGCCTTCTACGGGCAAGTCTCACATCGCCTTCCTGATGGCGAAGAATGTCCAGGCCATGGGCGGCCTCGTCGTCTATGTCGACACAGAAAATGCAGTGCCCGTCGACAAGCTGGCAGCCATGGGCATCGACGTCCGCAAGCGCTTCGTCTACTGCGACACGCACTGCACAGAGGAGGTCTTCTCCATCATCGAGTCGACCATCACAAAGGCCAAGGCGGTCCTCGACAAGGACATCCCGATCCTCGTCGTGTGGGACTCTGTCGCCGCCACTTCGCCGAAGGCAGAACTGGAGGGCGAGTACGACCAGAACTCTGTGGGTCTCCAGGCCCGAACGATCTCCAAGGGCATGCGTAAGATCACTGGCGTCATTGGCCAGAACAACGTCACCCTCGTGTGCCTTAACCAACTCCGCTCTGCTATCGGCGTTACCCACGGCGACCCGATGTGTGTTGAACCAGCTTCAACTCGAATTAAGATCCGGTTCAGGCCAGATAGTCAGTTTGCAAAGCTGCTAGAAAGAAAGGAAAACAATGCTGAATAATGAATACATCGAAAAAGAAGTGAGTTTCTTAGAGTTGGCTTCGCTCTTAGGAGTCGAAGATTTCTCTGAAGAGACAGCGATTGACCTTGAGAACATGGGGATTCAAGTCGAATCACCCGCTGGCTTCTCTAGCGTAGATCAATTTTACGTCAAGGGCAGGGCTGATGGGTACTCTCTAGGCGACTTGATTGCCAGCGGTGAGCACAGAACACTTGTGAACAACGAGTGGGTAAAGCTGAAGGACAATCCTGAAGCCAAGAAATTAGGCAAGAGGATCGACGTCGTCGATATCTCTGTTCCTGATGGAAATGCTTACATCGCTAATGGCCATGTGAATCATAATTCATCACCGGGTGGTTGGAACTAAGCTTAGCCTCCCGTAAAAAATTCCGTGAATTGCTGGAAACTCCTTAGAGCCTTCTTTGCTACAACGCGGTTGGTAACGACGAACGTGAATGCAGAAAAAAAGAAGGATTGGACAATCAGCAGCCAAGCGCCAGAGCGATCTGGTGAAGGTTCAGAGACTAGAATGAGTAATCTTGCGATGAACTCCGTACCTATTCATCATGCAAGAAGAAAATTCCTCGAGCGCGGAACGACTAGTTGAGTGCAAGGTATGCAGTAAGTCCATGAAAGCAATCACAAATTCTCACCTAAAGACGCACGGAATGACCACTAGCGAATATAGGGTCAAATTTCCGCATGCTGCATTTGGTGAGTTTTCTAGATTTGCTGATTGGAGAAACAGTGAAGAAAATAAGGCACATATGCGCGAGCAGAACAAGCGCATCTTTTCTTCACATGAAATTCGTGAAAAGAGGAAGACCAACCTTTTCAAAGCCATGAAGACTGAGGAGTACAAGCAGGCGCTGTCAGCCGCCATGAAAGTGTACGCTCAAACTCCTCTTGGCAAGCAGAGGCTTTCAAATAAGCCTGTCACTGCAAGAATGAAGCTATCTAACTTTGAAAGGTGGGTCGATCAATTTGGGCTTGATGAGGCTGTAAGACGCCAATTGGATTGGCAGGCCAAGAATGTTTTGCCTGCTAAATCTCGGCACACAAAGCCTGAATTGATGTTGGCTGATATGCTGCGGTTGATGAACGTTAAGTTTATTGACCAATTCCCTCTTCCGCGGATGTACTGCGACTTCTTCCTTCCTGACTACAACATGATTGTTGAGGTTGATGGCGATTATTGGCACGCAAATCCGTCGCTGTTTGCTCCAACTGATCTAATAGGCAAGAAGAAGACAATGGCACAAGAAATTTGGGCTAGGGATGCAGAAAGAACGAACAAGATCCAATCACTTGGATATAAAGTGATGAGAATTTGGTCGTCTGATCTCAAAAAGACAACAGCCCAGCAACTGGTTGAAGATATAGTCCGGCACTGCGAGAAATTGCAGTGATTACACCGAATGCAATTCCATTTCATTCTTCAGTTAGAGTCAGGCTAGGCTCTGGCTACCCAGTCAAGGACAAGGCAGGCAACGTCATCGGTATCCACGTCACCGTGTCAGTCAAGAAGAACAAGGTCGCCCTTCCCTTCCGGAAGTGCGAGTTCGACATCCACTTTGGCCACGGAATCGTCGAGCACGAGTTCTTGTTCGACGAGCTGCGGTCGTGGTGTGACGCGAATGGTTCAGCCCAGGCGGGTGGTAAGCTAATCTCTATCTCAGGATCTGGCGCCTGGAAGGAGCTGCGAGTGTCGGACTCTAAGACAGGTGAGGTCCTGCAGGAGAAGAAGTTCTACAAGAGCGAGTTTGGCGACCTGTGGGCGTCTGAAGAGTTCGGTCCTGTGCTTCGAGACCTGGCTGAGAGGGCACTCTGCGTCGACCTATCTAGCTACAATCCAAACGAGACATCACCGGGAGAGAACGATGACGACTGACGCCGTGGGCAAGATTCGATTCGTCAAACTAGGCGAGCACCAGCTGCCACCGCCTTCTAGGTCTACGAGAGGGGCTGCGGGCTATGACCTAATGTCTAGAGAGAAGATGACAGTCTGGCCCGGCCAGCGGAAGCTTGTCCCGACTGGCTACGGCCTAGAGATGTCCAGCGAGTTTGAGGCCCAGGTCAGGCCCCGATCAGGCCTGGCCCTGAAACACGGCGTTACAGTGCTCAACTCGCCTGGTACCATTGACAGCGACTACAAACTTGAGGTCGGCGTCGTCCTCATCAACCACGGGGAGCGAGAGTTTAATATCAACATAGGCGACAGGGTGGCGCAGCTCGTCTTCTCAAATGTCGCCTACACTGAGGACTTGGTCGAAGCAGCGGCCCGAGACGGTGGCTTTGGATCGACAGGGTCCTGATGGTAGACCACCCTATCGTAGTCGTCGATTCGCAGAACGCCTTCATAAGGGCCTATGAAGCTTGCCCTGACATGAGCCCAAATGGGTACCAGATCGGAGGAACTCTAGGATTCCTCAGGTCCGTGCGGCGCCTCTGTACAGAGATCCAGCCTTCAGAGCTGTACCTCGTCTGGGAGAGCGGCGGCTCGCCTCGGCGTCGAGCCCTCTTCAAGGAGTACAAAGAGAGCCGCAGGCCGGGCAAGCTAAATCGATTCTACGAAGACGACATCCCTGACACTGCCGACAACCGACAGCACCAGCTCGTGTCGCTGGTCGGCCTGCTAAAGAACCTGCCGATCAAGCAGCTGTACGTACCTGACTGCGAAGGCGACGACGTGATAGCGTACCTGTGCCGAGGGCCGTTCCTCGGCCGCGACAAGGTCATCGCTTCCTCGGACAAGGACATGTACCAGCTGATCGACGACACCACCCAAGTCTACTCCTTTCACAGGAAAAAAAGGGTGCTGCCAGAGGACATCGCGGAGGAGTTCAGGATATCAGCCAGGAACTTCGCCCTGGCCAAGTCAGTCTGCGGCGACCCTTCTGACAACATACCCGGCGTCGAGGGGATCGGCTTCAAGACGCTAGCCAACAAGTTTCCGATCCTCGGCACAGACAACGACGTCCTCTTGCAGGACATCTACGACTACGCGGCGTCGCACGTCAAGGAGTCCGTCACCTACAGGCGAGTCCTGGAGAACCGCGACCTAATCGATCGCAATTGGAGGCTGGTCTACCTGGACTCTTCTTCTCTCTCCCCTGACCAGGCGAAGCGTATTGACGTCCAGCTTAGTACATCCCCACCCCCTGGCAATAAGTTCGGTCTCATCAAAGGACTCGTGGCAGAGGGCATAGGGGACTTTGATGTTGAGGGTCTCTTCTACTCGCTTACCTGTCTCCAGGCACGATAAGGAAAAAATGCACGACAACGAGACGCAGTCTTTGGCGGCGAAGCCAACATTTAGCACCTACGGAAAGCACTTTCAAGAGTGCGTCATGGCGGGTCTGCTGCTGGACCAAAAGTGGTCCGAGCAGATGATGGAGGTATTTGATACCGATTACTTCGACCTGAAGTACCTGCGGTTCCTGGCCGAGAAGTACTTTGCCTACTCTCGAAAATACAAGGTCTTTCCAACCCTCCAGCTCCTTGTCACCATCATCAAGGATGACCTGAAAACGGGCTCCGACGCTCTCATTCGTGACCAGATCATCGACTACCTGACTCGGATGCGCGCCAACCCGCCGATCAATGACCTGCAGTACACGAAGGACAAGTCTCTTGAGTTCTGTAGGAAGCAAGCCCTGAAGCAGGCGCTGGAGTCAGCCGTCGACCAGATGCAGGCTGAGAAGTACGAGTCGATCGTTGAGACAATCAAGAAGGCTGTGTCGGTCGGCACGACCCCCTCCGTTGGCCACGATTTTTTCAACGAGATGGACGCTAGGTTCACAAGGCTGAAGCGCGACACAATTCCCACAGGTCTTGCAGAGCTGGACAAGAAGGACATCCTCAACGGCGGGTCTGGAAAGGGAGAGCTGTTGTGCTGCGTCGGCGCTTCCGGTGCAGGCAAGAGTCACTTCCTGACGATGATCGGTGCCAACGCCCTGCGTGAGGGGAAGAAAGTACTGCACTACACATTAGAGCTATCCGAGACGGCTGTCGGTATTCGGTACGATTCGAACCTATGCAACATCGATTCATCAGACGTGATGGATCGTAAGGATGATGTTATTGCCGAGTACCAGAAGATGAAGCTCGGTCGCCTCTACATCAAGGAGTACCCGACCAACACAGCCTCTATCCATACGATTAGAGCACACTTGGAACGGTTGAGCCTGAAAGGTTTTGTGCCTGACATTATTGTTATCGACTACGCAGACATCATGAGGTCCACGAGGCAGTTCGACTCCCTCCGCCACGAGCTGAAGCTGGTCTACGAGGAGCTACGAGGACTTGCTATGGAGATCAAGGTCCCCATCTGGACAGCTTCCCAGTCCAACAAGGAAGGTGCTAACTCTGACGTCATTGACATGACCAACATGTCTGAAGCCTACGGCAAGGCAATGATCTGTGACTTCATCGTCTCAATCTCCCGTAAGACCCATGAGAAGTCGACGGGCTGGGGTCGCCTCTACGTAGCCAAGAACAGGGCCGGCCGCGACGGCCTAGTCTATCCGATCCAGATTAACACAGCCCAGTCCAGGTTTACGATCGCAGGGGCGTCAGCCGCCCCGGAAGAAATCGCAGTTGACAGCGAGAACGAGATGAAGAAGGCCATCCGCGAGAAGTGGAAAGAGCTGCAAAAAGAGGTTAACTTTGTAGCACAGGAAAAATCTGTTATCACCAAGACAGGAACGGATAGTTAAGGGACCCATGGCAAACTACACCAAAGAAGAAGCAGCATCGGCATCGTTAGATTACTTTGGCGGGGACGAGCTGGCAGCCTCAGTCTTCGTCTCCAAGTACGCGCTCAGGGACGGCTCAGGCGAACTCCTAGAGAAGACGCCCGCAGACATGCACCGGCGGCTCGCCAAGGAGTTCGCCCGCATCGAGGCGAAGTACCCGAACCCCCTGGGCGAGGAGGAGATCTTCGACTACCTCTCCAAGTGGGAGATCGTCCCGCAGGGGTCTCCGATGTCTGCGATGGGCAACGACTACAAGCTACAGTCACTGTCCAACTGCTTTGTCGTCGCATCGCCCCAGGACTCCTACGGTGGCATCCTCTTCACCGACCAGGAGCAGGCCCAGATCATGAAACGTCGTGGCGGAGTCGGCTTCGACATCTCCACCATCCGCCCCAAGGGAATGCACACGGCCAATGCAGCCGGCACCACCGACGGCATCGGAGTCTTCATGGAGAGGTTCTCCAACACCTGTCGTGAGGTGGCGCAGGGCGGTCGACGCGGAGCTCTGATGTTGACTATCCATTGCTTTGAAGGATCTACATTGATTCTAACAGAATCAGGGTGGATGAAGATCGAAGATATTGTCAATAATCAGTATAGCGGAAGGGTTTGGACGCACGAGGGCTGGAAAGAAATAGAGGCATATCAGAAGTTTGAAGACAGCGATCTGTACGAAGTTGAAACCGAAAATGGGAAAACGATTAAAGTGACAGCTGATCACAAATTTGTCGTCAGGAACGTCGACACTGGAGAAGAGTATCTCAAAGAGATCAAGTTTGTCGACGTAGAAAAAGAAGAACTAGTTTTTTACGATGTCAGTTTCTAACCGCAACAATGCGTATATTGCATGTCGATCATCTTGAAAAAAACATTTGAAACATTTGACAGAATTTATTTTGAACTGCCACAAGAAGTTGAATACTTCGGAAAAAAATGCTCCAAATTTTCGATGAATTCACCCGCAAATTTGATTAGAGCACTAAGGGCAAATGGAAATCTTCTGTGTGACATTCTCGTGGGAAAAGAAGTGTATCGGGCAGATTGGCGATCGGCTAAAATAGAAAGGAAGAAAATTGTTGTCAACAAATTTGAAACGCGCGAATCGCGAGAAGCGGCAATTCAGCTTTTTAAATTGGAAAAAAAGGCAACAATGTCTTTTAGAGATTGCGCAATTTGCGGCGCTCGATGCAAAAAATCAAAAAAGATGATTGGCTGCTGTAGCGACGCATGCTTTCAAAAAAAATTAGCCTTGAGGAATGAGTCTGTTTCAAAAACACACTGGTGCAAGTCTTCAAAATTTGAAGAGATCACTTTGAAGAGAGTCGCACGCAGAAAGAGAAATGATGAAACGCTAAGCAGGAAATATGCTGCATGGAACTCTGGGAAGACGGGCATCTATTCACTAGAAACGATCGAAAAAATCAAGGCTGCGACTAGATCGCAATTTCATAGAGAGATTTTCAAAAAAACATCAATAGAAAAACGCGTTGATGAGCTACTCAAAGAAGCTGGAATCAAATACAAGTATTCTTTCATACTGTGCGGTCGTCAATTTGATTTTGTCGTAAACGATAAATTTCTGATAGAGTTGCATGGGGATTTTTGGCATGGCAATCCAAAAATTTACGGTCCTGGCCTAAAAGATCTTAGAGATCACCAGATAATGAAGAGGCTTGACGACAAAATTAAACAAAGAATTGCCTGCGAACAAGGCTACGTTTATGTTGAATTATGGGAGTACGACATAAACAACAACTGGGACACGGTCAAATCAAGAATTTTGGAGATGATAAATGGAAATTAAGAGCGCGACAAAAAGCACTTCGAAGATCAAGCGTGTTAGTCCCGCGGGCAGATCAACCAGCTATGACTTTACTGTAAAAGACACGCATAGAATTCTTGCCAATGGGTTCTACACGTCGAACTGTTCCCACCCCGAGATCGAGACATTCATCAGCATCAAGCGTGACCTCAAGAAGGTGACCGGGGCCAACATCTCCATCCGCCTCACCGACGCCTTCATGCAGGCCGTCAAGGACGACTCAGAGTACACTCTCCGCTGGCCGGTGGAGTGCACGCCAGAGACAGCCAAGATCACCAAGGTGGTGAAGGCCAAGGAGGTCTGGGACCAGATCATCGATGCCGCATGGACTTCCGCGGAGCCTGGTCTTCTCTTCTGGGACACAGTTAAGAAGAACACTCCGACTGAGGCTTATGCCGATAAGGGATACAGCTCAGTCTCCACCAATCCGTGTCTTGCATATGACACACAAATTGCTGTTGCTGATGGGCGCGGCTACGTTTCTATCGGCGATCTAGCTGCTGCTGGTATGGATGTACCAGTCTACGCTCATGACAATGACACGGGCAGGATCGTTGTAAAGACTATGAGAAACCCGCGCCTTACTGGCGAGAGCATGCCTGTCTATAGAGTTACGATTGAAGGTGGTCACACGTTCAGGGCGACCAGCAACCACACGATGATACTCCGCGATGGAACGCGGAAGACTGTGCAGGACCTGCAGCCGGGAGATCAACTATGGGTCGCCCAAAAGGCTCACGCCAAATTTAATGAAGTTCTGCCTGGCCTCCAAGCGACACAATCGCAGGATTATATCTGGGTCAAAGATTGCAACTCTAAGTCGTGGAAGGCTGAACACAGAATTCTTTGGGAAGCACACCATGACCGAAAGTTGGGTCTGCATGAGGTTATCCACCATGTAGATTTCAACGCGTCCAACAACGCAGTTGACAACCTGCTCTTGATGAGCAAAGAAGATCATGACGCCTACCATGCATCTTTAATCAAGGGCAAGAACAATCCGATCTTCAAGATCAAGTCAGATCCTGCAAGATTTGCTGAGTACTCGGCAAAGATGTCTCAGTCTACTGGCGGGCTGAACAACCCAAGAGCTTACGACATTAGCAACGAAGAGCTGATGAAACACATTGAAGCTCTTGTCACATCTCTTGGGCGTCGCCCAAGCGGCGGCGACTGGGAGAGCTATGCTGCGCAAAACTCATTGCCTAAGTTTTTGAACTCATTTAGGCTAGGTGGCAAGAAGTTCTCACAGGTCGCTTCCGAGCTTTCTGATAAGCTTGGTATTGCGAATGACCTAACGTCAGCTGACCCGCGAATGGCGGCTAGAGCCCTTGAGGCGCAAGAGTCTGGATACTCATGGCGTATCTTGAACAACGAACTAGAAGTCGAGAAGAAGTGTGAGTGGTGCGAGGCTAACTTCTGGAGTGCATACGATAGGAGAGAGATTTCTTTCTGCGGTCACTCTTGCTCAAATTATTACGCAAACCGTAAGGCTGGCAAGAATGCTGCTCGTGCCGCTTCTCTTCAAAAGATGCACGAAGAGAGGGGCACGAAGAACAGAGTCGAACAGCTAAATGTCTACACCAAGCTGCGGTTTGAGCTTGGCAGAGACCCTCTGCTCGATGAGTGGGCAGACGCCTGCAAGTCGAACGAACTACCCGTAAGGCTGGGGACGAAGAACGGCTTTGCTTCTTGGAAGCAGCTGAAATCTGAGGCTTCGCTTCACAACCACCGTGTTGTGTCTGTCGAATTTGCTGGACACGAAGACGTGTACAACGGGACAGTGGATGACGTTCACACGCTACTGTTCAAAGTTGGACAAGAAAGTGTCAAAGGCTTACGCAACCCTATCGACGTAATAATCGCAAGTGAACAATGCGGAGAGATCGTCCTGTCTCCATACGACTCCTGCAGGCTCCTCCTCCTCAATCTCAGTAAGTTTGTCAATGACCCCTTCACACCCTCTGCTAAGTTCGACCACGAGCGTTTCAGCAAGGCAGTGGTAGTAGCACAGCGCCTCATGGACGACCTCGTCGACCTGGAGCTAGAGGCCGTCGACAAGATCGTCGCCAAGGTGAAGGATGATCCAGAGACGGAAGAGGTGAAGCGGTCTGAGGTCGGCCTGTGGACCAAGATCCGTGAGGCCGCGACCAACGGCCGCAGGACGGGGCTCGGAGTCACCGCTCTCGGCGATGCCCTGGCCTTCCTCAACGTCCGCTATGGCTCCCAGGAGTCGGTCGACAAGACAGAGGAGATCTACAAGGCTCTGGAGACGGGAGCCTACACCTCCACCATCACCATGGCGTCAGAGCGCGGGTCGTTCCCAGCCTTCTCACACGCAGCGGAGGCTTCTCATCCCTTCGTCCAGAAGGTGGTGGCAGCACTACCCCAGGACGTCCAGGACCTCTACAAGAAGGTCGGCCGTCGCAACATCGCACTCACCACGACAGCTCCTGCAGGATCAGTGTCCTGCCTCACTCAGACGACCAGCGGCATTGAGCCTGCCTTCCTCGTCTCCTATACCCGTCGCAAGAAGCTCACCTCCACCGACGTCACCTCACGGGTCGACTTCGTGGATCAGCTCGGCGACAAGTGGCAGGAGTACAAGGTCTACCACCACGGCTACAAGAAGTGGATGGAGGTCACAGGCAAGGGCGACGTGGTGGAGGAGTCTCCTTACTGGAAGGCGACGTCCAACGACGTGGACTGGCCCATGTCTGTCAAGCTCCAGGCTGCAGCCCAGAAGTGGGTGTGTCACTCCCTGTCCAAGACCTGCAACCTTCCAGCCGACACGACTCGTGAGACTGTCGCAGACGTCTACATGTCGGCGTGGGAGAGCGGCTGCAAGGGATTCACAGTATACCGAGACGGCTGCCGCAGCGGCGTCCTGGTGGCCGAGGAGCCGAAGGCTGAGAAGAACGTTGACGTCGGGCAGCCCACGTCCATCCTAGAAAATCACGCGCCCAAGAGGCCCAAGGAACTGCCGTGCGACATACACAGAATAAACGTGAAGGGCTCTGGAGGCCCGGAGAGCTATCTCGTCTTGGTAGGCAAGCTCGATGGGATGCCATACGAGGTCTTCTGTGGGCTGTCGTCCCACGTCGAGGTACCCAAGAAGGTGAAGAGCGGCGTCCTCATCAAGAACGGCAAGAAGGACGGCCTGGCGACCTACAACCTCCAGATACCGCTAGGCGACGACGACTGCCTCCTCTTTAAGGACGTCGTCAACCTCTTCGACAACCCCAACTACGGCTCGTTCACCAGGACAATATCGCTGGCCCTCCGCCACGGCGTCCCCGTTTCGTACGTCTGTGAACAGCTCCAAAAGGACAAGCACAGCGACATGCAGAGCTTCTCAAGGGTCTTGTCTCGAGTCCTAAAGGGGTACATCCCAGACGGCACCAAGTCAGCTTCAGACAAGAAGTGCGGCAGCTGCGGCCTCGAGGGGCTCGTCTACAAGGAAGGGTGCGTCTCTTGCATCAACTGCGGCGCCAGCCGCTGCGCGTAACGTCATAGTTAAGTGTCAATGAAGAAGACAAAGAGAGTCGTGCTTGGCGTTGACCTCGACGCACTGTCACCACCGCCCCAGCAGGCCCTATCAGAAGGCCTGCTGGGGACGGAGTCAGACGCTAAGATAACGCAGGCTGTGGAAGCTTTAGTCGGCATACTGGAGCAGGCTATCCAAAATCACATACGGCAGGACATGTCGAAGGACCCTGTCCAGAGGAGCGAGGCGATGGTAGAAGCCAGCGGGCGCATCAATGCCATAAGGAAGTCTGTGACGCAGGCGGTGGTAGACTGCCTGACAGCTTCTCACTTGTGACACGGTAGAATGAACTGTCACCTAGCTAGTTTGTAACTTATTACACACAGGCATGCGACAGTTCAGCCCAAGCGTATTCTTCAAGTCAGTGGACGTCCTAGACAAGGGCTCGGTAGAGCTCTTTGACGCCATGCTGATGGACCCACGGCTCAAGGTCGTCAATTCAGCCCGCGTCTCCTTCAGCAAGACGTCAGATGAATTCTCCGACAAGGACGCCAAGCTCGTCAAGTACCTCTACGAGCACGGCCACTTCTCGACCTACCGCCACTCCTACTTCTCTTTTAGGATCAAGGCACCTCTCTTCGTCTTCCGCCAGTGGTGGAAGTACCAGGTCGGATCGAACTGGGAGGAGGGAGATGAGCTTGGATCTCCTGTCATCGTTCCTGATACGAGCTGGAACGAGCAGAGCGGCAGGTATGCAGAGTTCAAGCCGGAATTTTACATCCCGTCGAAGATCCGCAAGCAGTCAGCCAGCAACAAGCAGGGGTCATCTGGCGAGAGCGTCGATAGCATCAGCGTTTTGTCAGACATTCATGTCGGCCAGAAGACAAGCGTCCCGGCCCGGGATTATTTCCTAGAGGCCTGCCAGAAGTCTTTTGAGCACTACACCACCATGGTCGAAGCCGGCGTCGCCAAAGAGGTAGCCCGCCTCGTTCTCCCCCAGAACATCTACTCTGAGTGCATCTGGACGTGCTCTCTCCAGACCCTCATCCACTTCTTCAACCAGCGTCTAAAGCCGGACGCGCAGCTCGAGATCAGAGAGTACGCTGAAGCTGTCTTCAGCCTTGTAGAACCCCTGACCCAGGGGCTAATTTCCAAGCCATGAGCGCCAAGTTAATCGTGATCGAGGGACCAGATTCGTGCGGTAAGAACACTCAGTCAAGGCTCTTGGCTGAGCACTACAGGCTACAGGGAAAGAAATCTCTCTGCATCCAAGTTCCCATCATGGATGGCATCACTTACACCATGATCTACGCTTCCCTAAAGTCCGGGATCGCTGGGAAGTACCCCAACTTCTTCCAAGCGCTAAACGCTCTCAACAGGTTCTTGTTCCAGTGGGCTGTCCTCCCGATCCTATCTCTGGTCTACGACTACATCATCTTCGATAGGTGGTCTCTCTCGATGGTGGTCTACGGAGACGCGTCGGGAGCAGATCCTAATCTAACAAGAAGGTTGCACCGGATGGTGAAGCAGCCTGATTTCACAGTCATCATCAACGGCCCCTCCCACGCCCGTCGCAGCAGAGATTCTTACGAGAGAGATTCAAACCTCCAGCGTCTCGTCCGCGTTGGGTACGCCGATTGGTACGATAAGAATCCCAAGAATACAGCCCTTGTCCTCTCCAACGGTGGCACCGCAATTCAAATTCATGACCAGATACTAACAGCCCTTAAGGGTGTATAACTTACAAAGGAGAAAACACATGACACTAAAGCTTGCAGACAGCGTTCTTCATCGTTTTGTTCAGATCATCCAGGAGGCCATGCTGACCGGGACTGATTGCGCCGATCACATGAGAATGGTGCGCCTCGTAGCGGATTCATCTGACCCGCACACTCTTGTCCTATCGGATGAGTACAAGGCTCAGGTGGAGCAGATTCACAAGAAATATTTGGCTGAAATTGAGGCTAGGACGTCGCAGGGGTCTAAGTCAATTGAAAATTGAGCTTGAGTTTTTCTTTATCGTAGGCGTCCTAATAGGGCTGTGGATTGTCTTTCACAAGGAAGGTTCTGAGTAAGAGAAAAATTTTAGGCAGCCCCTTCCCTTCCTTGAGATGGTGATTACTACATCCGAGCGGTTGAAAATGACAGCCGCAGAGGAGAAGACAAGACGATGCTCTCAAGGTACAAGAATGATATCGTGTCACCATACTACAGCCTGTTTGATTATGACCTATTCGGACTATACCCTGCCGATATTCTGCCAACGGCCTACAGGGCCAAGAAGGTAGACAGGGGCTTAGAGATATCTCTTGACGTTCCAGGAGTCAAGCCTGAGGACCTTAACGTCACCCTTGAGGGTAGGACTCTCAAGGTGAAAGGACAGTCACGTGGAAGGCAGCTGTCGTACTCATACATCATCCCTAGGGACTATGACGCAAGCGCTGTCGATGCGCAGCTGGAAAATGGCGTCTTGACTCTTGTCTTTGACAGGGCTGCAGAACTAGAACCAAAGAAGGTAGAAGTCAGGACTGTGTCCTAACATCCGCCACACTTGTGGTTGCGACAGGGGAGGCAATTTGCCTCCCCTGTCGCATATTTACGACTTGTGGAATCTCTAGAAGAGAAGAAGCGTAGAAAAAAAATTAATCCTGTCTACCTAAAGGGCGTAGGCGGAAAGGCTCGTACTGAGCGTCGAAGAGAGATCGAGCGCCGCTCTAAAGAGCCGCACGAGGATCCGCACTCCTATAGGCCCTTTAAGACAGACAGGAACACAAGAACTGGCAAGACTCGGAAGACGAAGCCCTCAAAGTGGAACGAAAAAGTCAGGCAAATGTTTGGAGAAGCCATGAGTGACGTAGATTTTACAGTTGAAGAGCTGATGGAAGCAGAGCTCGACCTCCTGGAAGCGGAGCTCATTGAAGAGGATACCGACGCTCTAGAGGGGGCTGAGCTGCTGGAGTCGTACCTTGTCGAGTACCTTCTCTTGGAGAAGAAGAAGGGCAAGTCCAACGTCACCCAAGCTCTCAAGAACAAGGCTAAGAAGGCTAACGCACCGATGGGAGCACTTAGAGCGATCTACAACAAGGGCTTGGCCGCCTGGAGGACAGGACACCGTCCAGGAGCATCACAAGCAGCGTGGGGAATGGCACGTGTCAATTCAGTCCTAGCAGGCGGCCCTGCTCGTAAAGTTGACGCCGCTCAGTGGAAGAGCATTCAAAAACACCGCGCTAAGAAGCGCAAGAAGTGACAGAGATGGTAGGACTCATCAAGCTCCTGGTCAAGGAGATGTTGTTGGTTCTACTTGCGTGAGAGATAGCTCGATAGACGGCAGAGGCCTATTCGCAGGTGGCTACATCCCGCCTGGATTTGATAAGCTATACTCTGCAGGTTACCCTAACACACTCGATAGGTCGCAGAGAGCTGAGTTTGAGAAATACGCGTCTTTTGATGGTGAAGTTTGGACCCTCTCTGGGGACGGCGCTGTTTTCATAAATCGCAGTGATGAACCTAACTTGGCTGTCGCGCCTGGTCCTAGGAGGCCTTCGACACGAGATCTAGTCGCTGTCAAGAGCATATTGCCTGGAGAAGAGCTAACCATGGACTACGGTGAGGTAGGCATCGACTCGTAGGATCAAACAGTTAAAAAACTTCACATGGTGCTGTATGGTACTAACACCATGAGTCCCGATAAAGACGCCGCTCTCTGCGCCAAGTATCCCAAGATCTTTCGTGATCGTAACGCACCGATGAACCAGACCTGCATGTGCTGGGGATTTGACGTCGGAGACGGCTGGTACGACCTGATCGACACCCTGTGCGACGACATCCAGAATGAAGTTGACAACGACGTTCGCCAGCAGGGCTACAAGATCGAGCGTGGCGACCTGAAGCCAGAGGACGCAATCCCTGAGGAGGACATGCAGGTCGTTGCCATACAGGTCAAGGAGAAGTTCGGTGGCTTGCGCTTCTACACCAGCGGTGCCTCCGAGCGTGTCGACGGCATGATCTCCATGGCAGAGAGCATGTCATACAAGATCTGTGAGACCTGCGGCAGCCCAGGTCGTCCCAACAAGGACGGGTGGATTGCTACGCTTTGTGACCCATGCCGAGAAGCTCGCGACAAGGAGAGAGCTGCCCGTGATGCCGAGCTAAAGAGCAGGCTGGACCTCAAGCAAGGCACGCCGTGAAGCTCGCCTGGTGCACAGACATCCACTTGGACTTCCTGGACGGTCCCGGCAGGCCGAATACTATTTACCAGGATTTTGCCAAACCGCTGTCTGACGTAGACAGCGACGCGGTCATGATTACAGGAGATATCTCCCTCTCCAGCATGCTGCCTCGTCATCTGTCAGATCTTGAGGCTGTCGTTAGAAAGCCAATCTACTTTGTCCTTGGAAACCACGATATTTACGGAAGCTCATTTGGCGCTGTACACGACCAGGTAAAAAACCTGTGCTCGTCATCAAAGAACCTGAAGTACTTGACAGGGTCGGGTCCGGTCTCTCTCACGAGAAAGACTGCACTCGTCGGAGACGACGGTTGGTACGACGCTTACCACGGCGACGCTTCGCGATCTCCCTACGTCATGTCGGACTGGGTCCAGATCGCTGACTACGTCAACGCTGGCTGCGCTCAGAGCACTGGGATGTATGGCCCACGGCCTAACATGGGAAGCGTCATCGCTATCTCTCGAAAGATTGCTTTTGACGCGGCCGAGAGGATGAGGGCTGCCGCTTCGGCCGCGTCAAAGTCTCACAAAGTCGTCGTCATCCTCACACATGTGCCGCCGTGGGTTCAGGCGCATCGACTCGATGGCAAGAGTGGGTCAGTTGTAGCGCACCCGTGGTACACTTCTAAGCTGATGGGCGACGCGATCGAGGAGGTCGCGAGAGAGCACCCCAGCGTACGATACGAGGTCTTTTGTGGCCACACACACGGGCAGTACGACGCTAAGATAGCAGACAATGTCTCCTGTCATGTCGGAGGCGCTGAGTACGGCAAGCCTGACATCGTAGGCACTGTATTACTTGAATAGTTAACTGTCATGTCAATATCCCCACGTCGTTTAATGCCTGGCAATAGGGTCGCTATCGTGGCGCCTTCATCTCCGTTCGACGCCCACGAGCTGCAGGACGGAATTGATACCATATCTGCCATGGGCCTCGTGCCGGTCCTCGGCCCAAACGTCAAAAATCTTCGCGTCAGGACGATACACTCAGCCTCGGCCCAGCAGAGGGCAAACGAGTTAATGTGGGCTTTCACGCACCCTGACATCCACGCTATCCTCTGCGTTCGCGGCGGGTACGGCTCAGCCGAGGTCCTCCCCCTCCTCGACTTTGACGCCATCGGCGACGCCAGGAAGGTTTTCATCGGAAAGTCAGACGCCACAGCGCTGACCAACGGTATCTACAGCAGGTGTGGCCTGGTGGCAGTTTGCGGCCGGACCGCCTCTATACGAGGCGATTTCTCCGACTCAGACGTCAAGTCCCTAGAGGACACGCTTCGTCTATGCATGAATAACCTCGAGTGGGGCAGCAGGCCATTCGACAACAGCAACATAACCCCTCGGACTGTCAGCCCAGGCAGGGCGGTGGGTCCAGCTATCGGAGGTAACCTTGAGACGCTGTGCACGCTGCTCGGGACGCAGTACTTTCCTGACCCAGAGGGTGCCGTCCTCTTCATAGAGGACGTCCACAAGGGAGGGACGTCTATCGCTAGGAAGCTGTTACACCTCAAGATGACGGGAGTGCTCAGCAGCGTAGCGGGAATAGTCATCGGTGAGTTTTCAGACATCCCCAAGAAGTCTGACCCAGACGACCCCTCTATAGAAGATGTCATCTTAGAGTACCTGACGGGTGGTGCTCCCTGCGTCTATGGCTACAGCTTCTCACACGGCGAGTACACTTGTCCTGTCCCAATCGGTGCCATGACTGTCATGGACGCTGACACGCGCGAAGTCTCTTTCAAATTTTCGATGGGGAGGTAAGCACAGTGAGGGCGCTGCTACTTGACTCCACCTGGAGGCCGATAACTTTCATAAAAGAAGTACGCGCAGCTGTCATGGTCATGGCTGGCAAGGCAGAGGTAGTCACTGACTGGGAGGACAGGCACCTGTCCTCCCAGCGTATGACGATGAAGTCTCCTGCTGTCATTCGGCTCCACAGCTACGTTCATAGGCACCGCGGCGTGCCACGTTTTCGTCGGTCTGTCCTGTACTCTCGGGACGGCTGGCAGTGTCAGTACTGTGGTGAGAAGCTATCAGCCTCTAGCCTCACCATTGACCACGTGGTGCCCAGGGCCATGGGTGGCAAGACTTCTTGGAACAACTGCGTCGCGTCCTGCAGGCCCTGCAACAGGAAAAAGGGCTGCATGCCCCTCCGTGAAGCAGGTATGACCCTCAAGAAGCAACCTACGCCGCCTAACCCTTCACACTTCTGGGACTGGCGCAATAGGTTATCAAGCGACTCGTGGCACCCCACGTGGTCGCAGTTCATAGGAGCGAAGAATGCCCAGGGAGCTTGTTGAATACATTAGAGAAGTAATGGCTGCCAGCGACCGCGTCGACGGCCCGTATACTCATAACTTAGCTGACGACCCAGCGGCCCACGGCAAGTCCGCCCTCGTCCCTGACGACATCAAGGGCAAGATTTTCTCCTACTTCGAGAAGATGGGATTATCCGCCAAGCGGTCTAAGAAAAAATCCGGAAGAAGAACCTAATTAGCTAGTGGAGAACTACCGAATGAGCCTTAAATTTGGCCAGCTTAAAGAAGTAGCCGACGGTGTCATAAAGCGACAGAAGCTGCTTGACGCTGTCACGACAGAGGCTCGCGACACGTTTGGACCATTTATAAGCACCTGCGCTGACCTGTCGCGCGTCTGCGACGAGATCCTGAACAGGAGCGACCTGCTCGAGGCACGCGGCAGGCCATACGCGCATCACTTCAAGACTTCTACCCTCAAGAAGCTCCTCGAGTCGGGCGTGCAGCCTGCCCGGCTGGTAGCTGCAAGGTTCTTACCAGTAGACCTCACCAAGGACCTCGCGACGGACCGCGATCCAGACGTTAGGTACGAGGCCTGCAAGAGGCTACCGGCTGACGTCGTCAAGGAGGCCTCAGAAAGCTACCCTGCAGACTTCGGTGTCAAGATGCTGCTTGAGGCCAAGGCGCCTGCGCACGACAGCGAGCACTTACACATGTACGACAAGAAGAGGATGGGCAAGGCGGCGCGGCCAGCCATCCAGCCTGACTTTACCGACGCATTCTACCACACACACGCCCTTAAGGCCGTCCAAGACTACGGCACTAACGTAGAGGGACAGTGGGAAGAGGTGTACGTGAAGAGGTACTGTTCTTCCTACACTCAGACGACAGGCATAGAGATCGACGCTGGCAAGCTGTACAAGTCGGTCATGGCAGTCCTCAAGAAGAAGGACGACGACGCCCTGACGCAAGGCGAGCTGAAGCGACTTGAGAAGCTGCACAGGATGCGTGAGTCTGCAGAGCGCGTCTCAGGGCCGAGCGAAGGGCAGGCTGTCGCCTCAAGCTCTGACTTCATCAAGCGTGTCAACGAGTCCTTCAGGGTGCGGCAGGCGATGATGCCAGCCGGCCTCCGCAAGTACACAGTATCGTCAGGCGACTTCATGGTTCCAATGAAGGCGACCGCGCCTGGTGGCGTCCTCACATACGACATTGAGAGGACTCTGGACGACTACGTCTCCCGCTGGAACGCTACGATGCAGCTCGTTGGCGAGAGCGTACAGCTGTCTTGGACGCCTGACCCCGTGTCGGCCGGCGGCGTCTGCTTCAACCTGGTGATAAAGTGATGAACTACGCAGACACCAGGGTGTCACGTCCTACCCTCACGGCAGTCAGCGCCTGTATGCAGAGCTCAAACGAGCCCTACTGGGAGCTCTTCGTCGTCATAGGCCTGCTGCGTCACCTGTATTTCGTCCACCAGACAAACCACTGGACAGTGTCAGGCGACCCATTCTATGGAGACCACCAGCTCTTCCAGCGCCTCTACGCGGGTGTAGAGGAGAACGGAGGCATCAACGACGAGATAGACAGCGTAGCCGAGAAGGCTGTAGGCCTAGGCTCAGCTAACCTAGTCGACCTAGCGTCGCAGCTGGCCTTCGTGTCGCAGTTGCAGCAGAGCTTCGGCCACCGCCCTTACAACCTCCCACACCCAGACAAGCTCGTCCAACTGTCGCTGTCGGCAGAGCTGACGTTCCTGCACGCCATGGAGCACGTCTGCCAGTCGCTTAAGTCGTCTGGGATGATGACACACGGCCTCGACAACCTGCTGGCTGGCATTGAAGACACACACGAGAGCTCTGTCTACCTCCTGAAGCAGAGGTCGACGTCAGTCTTCCTACCATAACTTAGGCTGTCGCGCCAAATGAAAACGGCCTCCGAGCGGAGGCCGTTTTTTTATATTGTAGGTTTAAATTACTTCTTGCTTAGCTGCTTTATGTGTTGAGCGATAGCCTCTGGCGAACGGATGTCTGGGTTCTCTTCCTTGGCATGCTTCATCATCTTGATGAGTTTCGTCATAGAGACATCGCCCTCTTTATTCTTGCCAGCCCTCTTGGCCAGGGACTTTGCCATCTTCTTCTGGGTCTTCATGGAGGGGCCCTTCCGCCTCTTCTTTTTCTTGGCCTCTAGGATGACTGACTCAACCATGCCTGAGTAGCCACACTCGTCGCAGTAATCCCCCTCTGCGGCCATCCCGCCTCCGCACTTGTCACAAGCCTCTGTCGACTCGTCCATGTCATACTCGGCCCCGCAGCCACAGCCCTCTTCAGTGTCGGTCATCAGCATCTTACCACACATTGGACACGCTGATCCAGCGTCGCAGCAGCCACACGACGTTCCTGTCGAGTGGCATCCGCAGTCGCAGTGGCCCTCATCCGTCATTGCCCGGACGTCAGGTGCGCCTACAGGAACGCCAGCTGGCATCTCTGCCCAAGCCCCCATAGATGGGTCGCCAAAGTTCTCAACCAGCCTGCCGCGCTTTGTGACGGCCCACTCAATTAGCCTTTTGTCCATGGATGTCTCCTGGGTTTTAACTATGTCGTTGTTTGTGTTTTAGTTGTATACTGGACGTCCTACTGCATAATATCAGCCCATGGTAGATCGTCTCAAAGAGATGCTACAGCTGCGTGAGCACTTCATGTCCGAGCTGGCAGCACGGCGACCGATGGTACTGCAGCAGTGGCCTGTCGATATCAAGACCAAGGAGTCACAGCAGGTGGTACGCGACACAGTGCTGAAGGGCGTCGAGGAGATGTTTGAGTCCCTGCAGCACCTCAAGAACTGGAAGCCTCACAGGGACACAGAAGTCCGCGACTTTGACCACCAGGCATTCCTGGAGGAGTACGTCGATGCCTTCAACTACTTCCTGTCAGTGCTCGTCATGCTAGGCATCGACGCAGACGAGTTCTACGAAGCCTACCTCCGGAAGGACGCGATCATCCACGAGAGGCTCAAGGTCGGGTACTGAGGATGATAGACTGGTCCAACCTAGGCGCAGCCCTCCAGGCCCAGCGGTGCTTCTCTGATATTTTCTTTGAATCCTCGTCCATGTCTGACGAAGAAAAGACGCGACAGTTCAAGTCTTTCCTGCTGTCTCTCCACTCTGAGCTGTCAGACCTGGCAGGGGCTGTTAACTACAAGGACCACCGTCCTGGGACACACGTTGACCGCCAGAAAATTCTATTTGAGTCTGTCGACGTCTACCGTTACCTGCTCGCAGTATTAAACCTGTGGGGCATTGACGCTGGCACCTTCGCGTCTGCCCTGGAACAGAAGGACCACCTCTTGCATTACAGGCACCTGTTGCAGCAGAGGTCTTGGGCTGGGCAGCCTGTCGTCCTGTTCGACATGGACGACGTCCTCGCGGGCTTCAGGGACAAGTTCTGCGAGTTCTCCACCCAGCGGTACGGCTTCTTCGTAGACCCTGACAGCCCTGAGTACTACAACACTAACGCCTTCAAGGCCCACGGCGCCTCCGACGCAGACGCTTTCGCTGAGTTCATAGACGCTCGTGGGTTCTCGACGCTGGGGGTCATACAGCCCTACATGGACTTGATGTTCTCTTTGAAGGAGATGGGTTACTGGGTCCACATCGTCACAGCCCGACCAGAACGCAGTAGGTTCTGCTACCACGACACCTACTCCTGGCTGTCGAGGCACAGCGTGCCCGCTGACGCTGTCACATTTACCCCTGAGAAGTACGCGTGGCTCGTCGGCCAGCCCTACGTGTCGTCTGCCGGGCTCTTCGCCATCGACGACTCTCCCAAGCACGCTGCGGAGTACGCGAAGCACGGGGTCAGGGTCCTGGTCCCATCGAGACCGTATAATAGGGAGATCGCCGGCCTGAAGAACGTTACTTACGTTGGCCCGGACGATAGCCCGCTAGACAAAGTGAGAGAACTTCTCTCCTTGTAATAGGGAAACATAGGCTGTAGTTTTAAGCGGAGGCAAATGACAATGTCGACAATCACCAATGGCTTCAAGGGCATCAAGGTAACCCTGCTGGACCCAGGCAACGATCGTCCGTTCCAAATGTTCTGGAACTGGTACAGGGAGACGTGGTACTCACTGCGGGACCAGGAGTATGACCACACCAATCCCGAGCACATCAAGGCTGCAAAGGAGGTCCTAGAAGCCAAAGCTTTGCCCGTCCCACAGGAGGCGCTTAACTTCCAGATTCGAGTCGAGGGACTCAGTCGAGTCGCCCTGGCCCAGTTCACACGCGGTCGCGTCGGTTGGGCTTACTGCGTCACGTCGCAGATGCCAGAGAAGATCGAGCACGACGTCATCGTTCCCAAGAACATCTACGAGTCCGAGTTTGGCGCCGAGGCGGCCGAGCTCGTTCTCAAGTCCCAGAGCCTCTACGAGAAGATGGTGGCGGCAGGAGTTCCTCCTCAAGATTGCCGTTATTTGACGATTCACGGGCAGACGACCAACCTGGTCTGCCTCGTCAACTTCATGGCCCTCAAGGGGTACTTCGCACGTCGCTGTGAGAATGGCCTGACAGACGAGCTCAACATGATCGGTCGCCTCATCCTCCACGAGCTTCGTGTCGCGCACCTCGACGGTGCTGGCAATGACAAGGTGCCAGGCTCAGGCTGGTCTGTCCTCCTCAGCAAGCTAGACGCGATGGGAGGCAGCAGGGCGTGCCTTAACAACGACAAGGTCTTCGGTAACACTGGCAGGGCGCCGTCGGCCGGCGATTGGATTCCTTCGCCCATCAACGAGAACAACAAGTGCGACTGGTCCTTCGACAAGTCGGCGTGGTACTACGAGCTCCTGGAGATGCCTGACCACCTCCTCTTCCCAGGCGAGAAGGAGATGATCCAGGACTGGCGGGACATTGGCTTCGAGGGCCGTCTCCGAAAGATCGAGAAGAAGTGATGGGCGGCCAGCTCGTAGTCATCTATGACAGCGTCGATGGGACAGGCAAGACCCACATGGCCCAGGAGCTGTCACGCCGCACAGGAGTGCCGTACTTCAAGAACGCGGACGAGCACAAGTACTTCTTGCGCGACCCTGAGTACTTCATCCACGCTATCAGGTACGTCGACTCGTATTTCACTTCCTACCTAGAGGCTTCCAAGGCCTCTGTCATCCTGGACAGGGCTTGGCCGTCAGAGTTTGTCTACAGCCACGTGCTGGGCCGGAAGACAGACATGGAGGTGCTTCGCGACTTGGACTCCCGACACGCGGCCCTGGGGACGAAGATCGTCATCCCATTCAGGTCCTCGTACGTGGGAATACGGGACGACTACGAGCTGGTCACCAACAACGTCCAGAAGATCCACGACAGGTACATGGAGTTCGCAGCGTGGACGCAGTGCAGCACCCTGCTGCTCAATGTCGATGACGAAGACATGGAGCGCGAGATGTCAGAGACGATGGTCTTCCTGGAGGCTGCGTGATCTTACAGCGTATCAACACCCGCGGCGGAGGGGTCCTGTTAAAGTTCCCATGCAACGAGCCGAGGCCGGGGCAGTGCGTGGCCTTTGACGGCAAGTACTTCGTCATCGCGCACCACTTCAACGGCGTCGGCGCCGTCTTCACCAAGCCCAAGTCTGCCATCGACCTCCCACATGGGACCCACGTCGACCTATCGAAGCCAGTCGGCAAGGGCTTCAATGTGGAGGCTATCGAATTGACGCCTGTCATCGTTACGGGTGGCACGGGTTTTGCTGCAGGCCTATCGCTCCTGAGACATTTTTACGAGTCGAAGCAGGACTTTCGAATGGTAGCCTACACCCGCCAGCCTTCGCAAGTCGATGACGTCACAGGCCTGCTTGCTGTACCTCGTGATGACAGGCTCCAAACGTGGAACACGCAACTCCTAGGACGCCCTGCCGCTCCACTGGACCCATTGAATATTTCAATCACAGCCTCAACACCTGTCTTCTTTGCAGGACCAAAAGAGCTCCACGAAGCGCTAAGAACAGACCTTGATAAAAGAGGGCTGAGTGACGTTACAATTCGACTCAATTACTGAAAGGTACCTAGGTACTTTTGAACCTGAAGGAGATACGTATAGCCATGAGACAAACGAAGGTCACGATCGACGAAGAGACTCACAAGCAGCTAAAGGTGTACTGTGCACAGCACGGTCTACTGATGAGCCAATTCCTCTCGGAGATCATTCGAGAGAGGATTGGCAACAATGTGGACAGTAAAGACAGTACAGGAAATTCCGACAAACCCTAAGATGATGGGGATCTATCAGATCACCAATACAGTCAATGGAAAGAAGTACGTTGGGAAGAGCAAGAACATACGATTGCGATGGATGGGGCACATCGGTGCCAATCGAAAAGGGAAAGCTGTCAACAAGCATTTCCAGCATGCTTGGGACAAATACGGGGAGGACAACTTCACTTTTCACATTCTCGAGATTGTCACTGATGAGTCCCAGCTTGGTATGAGAGAGAAACTTCTTGTAGAAGAGCACAATCCTGAATACAATGTTTCTATTGTTGATGATGGTCAGTGGACCATGACCTCTGAAGAATGTGAGAAACGAAGACAGAGAAGGCTTCAAGCAGATCCGCAGTGGAACAAAAGAATAGGTGAAGCTCTTCGAGGTAAGAAGAAGAGCGAAGAACATACACGTAAGATGATCATGGGTCTCACGGGCAGGAAAATGACCCCTGAACAGATTGAGAAGATTCGAAAATCTTCAACTGGCAGATCAGTTCCTGATTATGCGAGAAAGAAAATTGCAGAGAAGGCTAAGGGAAACCAACGCTGGAAATTTAGGACTGACGCCTGGCGTGAGAAGGTCAGAGCCGCTGTCAAAAGAACACATGAGTTAATGCGACAACGTCGTCAAGCTAAGAAAGAAAAGGAAGAAATGATGAAAAATTCAAATGGTTTTGGTCGTAAGCTAGCATGCTATTTAGCGTCAGGTTGGTTCTCACCTGACCAGGATAAGCAGCTGACCAAGCTCGAGGCAGTCTTCGACAGCCGAGCCGACTGGATCAACCTGGCGTCACCCCGTCGAATCTTCGTGTGTCCGCCGGATGCTTCGCAGGAGGTGCAAGACAACGTCTTCAGCGGCAACGTGAAGCACATCAAGGAGGCTGACTTCACTCTCGTCAACACCACCTATCGTGACATCGGCACGATCTGGGAGGCCGGCGCAGCTTACGCGTACGGCACGAAGATCGTTTACTTCTGCGAAAATCTGCCACCTGGCGCCAAGTTTAATCTTATGCTCAGTAGAAGCGGCATTAAAGTCTGCACCACCTTCGAGCAGCTTGAAGACTATCTGGAGCGCTGTAAGGCCGCTGGCGAGATGCTCTACGAGCCATACGACAAAGAGATTGAGTAAGTGAAAAACTCGGCATGAGTAGTGTACCATCAGGATGGCCCTCAAAAAGCCATCCTGATTTCATTTGGAAAACAATGAGCCAAATCCTATTGCCTCCCTCACGGTTTGTTAGCCTACACTCGCATAGTCACTTCAGTACTTATGACGGGGTCGGTTACCCAGCCGACCACGCTAACTTTGCACTAAAGAATGGCTTAGACGCTTGGTCCCTGACAGACCATGGCAATGGCAACGGCCTTGCCCACGCTCACGCTCACGCCAAGAAGTTGAAGTCCAAAGGGGCGAAGTTCCGCCAGCTCTACGGCGTCGAGTTCTATTTCGTCCCTGACCTAGCCGACTGGAAGGTCCGCTATGACCTAGCCAAGAAAGAGAAGGGGCAGGAGGGCGACAAGAAGGCTGAAGACGAGGAGGAGGCAGGCCTGGTCGTAGAGGATGCAGACGAGACGCGGTCGGACAACGACAGGTTCGTAGACATCAACAAGCGTTACCACCTCGTCGTTGTCGCCAAGAATAGGGTCGGCCTCTCTAACCTCTTTACGCTGGTCAAGAAGAGCTACGTCGACGGCTTCTATAAGTTCCCACGCATTGACTTTAACCTGCTGAAGCAGCACGGCGAAGGGTTGGTGGTTTCAACTGCGTGTCTTACAGGTGATGCGGAACTCGTGACCGATGGGGGAACAGAGACACTTCTCAGCGTTATCGAGAGATATAAGCAGGGAGAAAATCCTGTTGTTCTTTCTTTCAATGAATCGAATAAGGAACTTCAATTCAAGCGAGTTTTGTGGGGAGACAAAACGAGAACTTCCGCTAAGATCGTCAAAGTAAAAACTGCAGATGGTAAAGAAGTTAGACTCACTCCCGACCATCAGGTCCTAACAAACAAGGGGTGGCTTCGAGCAGATGAGCTAAAGAGAAATATGCCAGTCAAGATTGTTTCTTTGTGAAACAACTACCGCCTAGACATCCATATTGCTTAGGAGGTAGCCGTTAATGAATTCAGCAAGAAACGCCTATGAAAAAAGACTTGAAACTTTCAAACAAGTAATCACGACATGGAAATCAGAAAAAGAAATTTTCGATTTGTACGAAAGTTGTTGTACACCTCGCCAAGTCATCTCTTTGTTTCGACATCAAATTGTTGATGATTTCAATGATCTGCAGAAAAGAAACGTTTTGCTTCTGAACGATAATCGTCTAGTAAAAATGCTAAGGGACATAGTTCCATACAGTAAAGAACAACACGTTCGGCATCTCGCAATGCCGCAATGGTGGAAGATACGTTTTCGTCATCTTGATAAGTCAGAAGAAGAAGTTAAACAACTCGCTGTCGCACAGCAGCGAGAATGGGCATCAAATACTCACGCTGTTAGAAAAAAGAAAGCTCATTATAATCCTAAACAAACAACTCAACACTGGATTGATTTGGGATTTTCACCTGCCGACGCCCAACTAAAGGCCAGAGAGTTCAAAAGATCATGTTCACCTTTCACTGTTGAGTTTTGGAAACGTAAGGGTTTCTCTGAAGAACAGGCTCAAGAAAAGGCAACAGCACTGCACGTACGAGGAGGGACAGCGACATGTGCTGCTCAGGACAAAAAGTTTGTATCTAAACTCGAGCAAGATATTTTTGAACAACTGCAATCTAGAATTTCTCGTTCTCTTAAGCAACAGCACGCCATTAACTGGCAATTTGTTTATGACATCTGCGATCTTGAAAAGAAGAAGATCATTGAGGTTAATGGAACATATTGGCACGCAGACTCTCGTGTATATCCAAAAGACGACATGATAGTATGCAATGGTCTGACAGCAGCCGCAGTGCATGCTCGAGATATTGAGAAATCTGAATACGCCAAAAACTTTGGATATCAAGTGCTGGTAATTTGGGAAATCGATTGGCACGCCGACAAAGAATTGTCACTTCAAAAAATGATTGAGTTTCTTTCATAAGAGAAATATGACAAACCACAAGTTCATTGACGTTATTGAAGTAGAAGATCTTGATTACACAGAAGATGTATATGATATCACCGTCGAGGACAACCATAATTTTTTTGCAAATGGCATGGTTGTTCATAACTGCGTCGGGGGATACCCCTCCGGGCTAATTTATGGCGAGTTCGTAGACAAGAAGTTCGCCGAGCTGACGCCTGAGCTCGTCGATGACGACGCCGTCAGGAGCAGGATCCGTAATCGCCTAGAGAACATGGTCGACAGATTCGTAGACTGCGTCGGGCACGAGAACTTCTTCCTTGAGCTGCAGTTCAACAAGCTGTCTGCCCAGGACCTGACCAACAGGATGCTGATCGAGACGTCCAGGGCGACTGGGTGCAGGTTGATCTCTACGGCAGACTCACACTACCCGGAGCCAGAGCTGTGGGAGGCTCGAGAGATCTACCGCCAGCTACAGCCGGGGCGGATGAAGATTGGCTCAGAGCCAAAGCCACTTCCAAAGAAGGAGGAGCTGAAGGCAGAGCTCTACCCCAAGAACGCCCAGCAGATGTGGGACGAGTACCTGTCTCGCAGGGAGCTGTTCCTTTGGTACCAGGGCACCGAGGACATCGTCAGGACGTCCATGGAAAATGGCCACGATGTGGCGTGGGACCTGTGCGAGGAGATCTGGTTCGACCCTTCTGCGAAGCTTCCGACGTTTAGCACCCCTGAGAAGACGGGGTTCTCCCAGCTCGTCGACCTCGTCAAAGAGGGCCTCAGGGCGGAGGGCCTAGACCAGAAGCCAGAGTACGTCGCTCGTGCCAAGATGGAGCTAGACGACATCAAGTACTTGAAGTCTGAGGACTACTTCCTGACACTCCAGAAGGTCTTTAAGCTCGCAGAGAATAGGACCCTTCCAGGCAGCGGCCGAGGCTCAGGAGCCGGGTCCCTGGTCAACTACCTCCTCGGTATCACTCACGTTGACCCGCTGAAGTACGACTTGCTGTGGGAGAGGTTCATGGGCCGCCACAGGGCTGGATTTCCGGATATCGATACTGACGTCGGCGATCGTGACAAGCTGATCGAGGCGGCTCGTGAGATCTTTGGCAATGACGCGGTGGTGCCTGTGTCCAACTTCAACACGCTGAAGCTAAAGTCGCTCGTCAAGGACGTCTCTAAGTTCTACGGCGTGCCATTCGAGGAGGTCAACGCCATGACTGGGCCGCTGGAGCGCGAGGTCGAGATGAAGTCACGCGACCCGAACATGGAGAAGTCCATGTTCGTCCTGAAGCACGAGGACTGCCTGGAGCACTCCGAGAACTACAGGAACTTCATGGCGAAGTACCCGCACGTGGAGGAGAAGATCCGGACGCTGTTCATGATGAACAGGTCAGTCGGCCGCCACGCTGGAGGCGTCCTTATCTGCCCACAGCTGGAGCAGCACATGCCTCTCATCACTGTTCGCGGAGAGCTCCAGACCCCGTGGACAGAGGGTGTCAACATCCGAAACCTAGAGGAGAACGGATTCCTCAAGTTCGACTTCCTCGGCATCAAGCAGATGAAGATGGTGGAGGACTGCATCGCCAGGATCCTCCGCAGAGAGCTGGGCCACGAGCCCAAGTTCGAGGACATCAAGAAGTTCTATGACGACAAGCTCAACTGCCGGTACGTCGAGCCCAGCGACGATCGCGTCTTCGAACACGTCTATCGCAACGACAGGTGGACGGGCATCTTCCAGTTCACCAGCGACGGAGCCAGGAAGTTCTGCCACGAGGTCCAGCCCTCCTCCATCGAGGACATCGGTGTCGTCACAGCCATCTACCGCCCGGGCCCCCTAAAGGCAAACGTCCACAAGAAGTACGTCGCTGCGAAGCAGGACGCCTCTAAGGCCCGGTATGACCACCCTGTCATCAAAGATGTCCTGGGCACCACGTACGGCTTCATCGCCTTCCAGGAACAGTTCATGATGCTGGCCCAGAAGCTGGCCGGCTTCTCGCCGGGCGACTCCGACAAGATGCGAAAGACGCTGGTCAAGAAGGACCTGACCAGCCTCGGTAAGAAGTCAGAAGAGAAAGAGTCCCTGGAGAAGAAGTTCGTCGAGGGCTGCGTCGAGGTCAGTGGGATGGACCGCGACAAGGCCAAGGAGCTATTCGATAAGATCTCATTCTTCTCACTCTACGGATTTAACAAAAGTTTGTACTTTCTTCAGAAGGTGAATATTATTAGAGATGGAAATGAGATGGACCTGGCGATCGAAGACGTCATGCCGGGAGACATGGTCATGACCCGCGACGAGAAGACTGGCGAAAACCTTAGGACTGCCGTCGTCGAAAAGCACGACCACGGCGTTCTCGACCTCTTTGAGATCACACTTGACACAGGAGAAAAAGTGACATGCACGTTGGACCACAAGTTCAGGACAAAATGCGGCAGGATGCTGCCCCTGAAGACGATTGTCCAGATGGACCTGGAAATCGTGACATCAAGATGAATTATACGTATCGTTGCACTCGATGCGGACGTAATGTGGGGCACGTGAAAAATGGCATCTCTGTGTCTGAGCATTTGGCCCTGTGTTTCCCGCAAGGTGTAAGTGGGATCCACTACGTGCAATGCGCTCTGTGCGACTTCGTTGGGATGAAGATCACGCAGCACGTGAGGCTTGTGCACGGCGTCTCTAAGGAAGACTATCAGTCGAAGCACGGTCGCCTTATCTGCGAAAACTCCTCACGCAACTATGGGTCGACAGGTAACTACGATTGGATCAAGAGGGCCCGAGAAAGGGGCGAAGACCTGACAGAGAGATTCGCCGCCACCGGACCAGCGAAGTCCGCCGGAATCCTCGCCTCCCAGAAGGCGATCGAGGCGAGAAGAAAGAATATGTCTGACTTGAACAGGAGGCCTGAAAGTCGACTGCGGTCGTCAGAGGTCGCCAAAGAGACTTCAAGACGCCCTGAGATCATCGCTCGTCGAACTCATAACCTGAGGATGTGGCGCCAACAGAACTTTGAAGACTTTTACGAGAAATGTGTGATGCCGATGATCGGCGCTCTTGAAAAGTTGAATGGTGACGTCCGCCAGACAGCGCCTGAAAAAGTTCTACAAATCCTCCTGTCGGGAATCGAAGGATACGACTTCAAATATTCTCAGTGCGTCAAGTCCAATCAATTCTCGTCTCTCTCGAAGAGAAAACAAGTCGACTTTGGGGACAAGTCTCGTCGCGTGTATGTCGAGTTCGATGGAGTTCGTCACTTCAGGGACTTCAATGGGACTCTCAAGAAAACGAGAGAGCAAGATGAGGCCCTTGACAGGCACATTATCGAACATGGGTGGACCCTGCTTAGAATAAGCTATGACCAGTTCGTTGGTAAAAAATTCTCAGAAACGTGTGTCAAGAGTTTGTTTGATATTTTGAGCGACCCAAAACCAGGTGTCTTTAGGATTGGAAAGGAATATGAGGTAAAGCGTGGCGAAGATACTTGATATCAAGTACGTAGGTAAACACCAGACCTACGACCTGGAGGTCGACCACCCCGACCACCAGTTCTACCTGGCCAATGGGGTGCTGACGTCCAACTCCCACGCCATCGCCTACGCAATCGACTCCTACTACGGCGCCTGGCTCATGACCCACTACGAGACAGACTGGCTGGCCACCTGCCTCCAGTCTGAGAACGACATCGAGGGCCTGGCCGTCCTCTTCTCCGAGATCAAGGGCATGGGCTACGAGATCGCCCCGCCGGACGTCAACTACTCGTCGTCGACGTGGACCTGGTCCGAGGAGCTGCGGGCTTTCGTCCCGCCCCTGTCTTCCCTGAAGGGGGTGGGGGACTCTGCCGTGGAAGAGATCCTCGCAAATCGTCCATACAGGTCCGTGGACGACATGCTGTGGAACGATGACGGGTCCTGGCGCCACTCAAAGTTCAACAAGAGGGCGCTGGAGGCTCTCATCAAGATGAACGCCCTCACCTCTCTGGGCCTCGTCGGCGAGGGCAAGGTCTTTGACAACTACAGGCAGGCCTACCACGTCATCGTGGAAAATAACGACGCCATCAAGAAGACCCTGAAGCGGGACCCCTTCGCTGGTAGGAAGCGGTTCTATGAGCTGGCGCAGGCCTGCAAGGACATGCCGGACTGGACCCTCGCCGAGAAGGTAGAGCACACTGTGCAGTGCTCTGGCTCGGCTAACGTCGCCACCATCGTCCGGCCAGAGCTGCTGGCCAAGCTCCGCGACAAGGGCGTCAGGTCCATCGACGACTGGGACGGCAAGGACATCTACTGGTTCCTGGCCAAGTCTGCCACACCGAAGGTGACCAAGAACGGCAAGCAGTACCTGATGCTGGAGGCGCTTGGTCCCACTGGAAAGCTGACACGTCTCATGTGCTGGGGCTGGGACGGCAAGAGACAGCTGCAGCAGTACTGCCTGTGCCTCTCGGAGGTGGACAAGAACGACTTCGGGGCCAGCACCAACATGTGGAAGCTCCGTGAGATTGACCTAGAAAATTGAGGAGAAGCCGATGCCGACGTACGAGTACAAGTGCCTGTGCTGTAGCGGTGAGTTCGAGGTGAGCCAGTCGATCAAGGCCGAGCCGGGAGCTAACTGCCCTAGCTGTCTCGTCTGGACGACGACCCGCCTCATCTCGAAGGGAACCACTTTCACGCTCAAGGGGGGCGGCTGGGCAGCTGACAACTACGGCCCTTCTAAGCCACCTGGCTGACCCTAGGAATATTAGAAGGGCGCTCAATGAGGTCTCTTGGACTGCTCTCCCTCCTAATTCTCGTAGGCCTAGGAGGGGGGCTGCATTACAAAGCTCATCAACCGTGGCGTGGCCTCCGTTTGGGTCACTATCTTTCCGAGCCTGGCGTCAGGGCTCCTGTGGGGATTGACGTCGCGGACGTCGACCAACCTGAGCCTGCTGCCTGCCGTCTTTGACGTGCTGTACACAGCGTCTTACGTGGCGGCCTTCGTCCTGCTAGGAGACAGGCTGACGCCGCTGCAGGTGACGGGTTTCCTGGTGTCCCTTACGGGCGTCGCTATGATGTCGAAATAGTTAAGGGCATGAAGATAAGAGTAGGCGAGCTGAGAAGGCTGGTACGAGAGGCCATGAAGCACCCGAGCGAGATGCAGGGGTTGGCTCTCTTCGTTCCTGATGACGCCATGTTTGTGCTGTACGCGCCTAGTGACCTGAAGAAAGAGCTGAGGTTCCACGCCTCCCGTAAGATAATGGCGCCAGAAAGGTCTGCCACATTCGCTTTCACCAGCTGTGTTGTGGCTGCTTTGGAGCTTGAACCCTTTGGATCAGACTCACTGAGAGTATCGCACGTTTGGTCTAGCGAGCGTGGCTACGGATCTTTCTTGTACGACGTAGCCATGAAGCTGACCGGGAAGTCCCTCGTCCGCGGCGAGAAGACGTCTTCATCAGCGATGAATGTGTGGAACAAGTACGCTGGTCGGTCTGACGTAGTTGTCTCCGGAGATGATGACACTTTGCAAGTCACGCCTGGCCCTGGGTTTAGGGCAGACTTTAACCTAGATGGCTTGCTGACTGCACATCAAGACTGTATGGATTTTCTCTTGAAAAGTGCAGAGGTCGCTGGCATGCTGTCTTCCGCCCTGGGAAAGGATGTCCTCACCCAGGGCGATATAGAGAATTTCTTCAAGAGGAAATGTTCCTCTCTTCTCGTGGACGCTGTCAAGACAGGTTACTGACGCTTACTCGCGCTGCTTGCCTTCCTTGCCGACCTAGCGGCTGGATGCGGGTCCTGGCGGAGGTTGTGGAGCCTCTCTGACTCCATAGACCCGAAGACGTTTGTCACCTTGTCCGTCTTCGTGTCGAGGACGACCATGTAACCGCCCTTGCTCATTGTCAGGGGCTTTGCTACGACAGCCAGCCAGTCGAACTTTGCGCTTAAGCTCGCGTAGGAGTCAAACCACGCTGGCAACACGAAATTTGAGACAGACACTTTCGTTCCGTTCTTGGTCGTCACCTGGTAGAAGTCGTTCTCTACCGGGTCGCACGCCTCGAAGGCTACCATCTTGCTGTTACCCATGTCGGCCCATAGGTTGACGTTAGGGTCACAGTAGGCTTCGATCACTTCGTGTGACAAGACCGCTGACACCGACAGGGCTCCGCTGAGGAGCGTCCCGTTGTTTTTTAGCACAGGGTTGACGAAGACGCGGCCCCACACCTTGCCGCCGGGCGACTCTGTGTGGTAGCCGAGGACCCCCGCCTGGTCTGGGCTGTCAAGGATTACGATGGGGTAGCCGACTGTGTCGGGCTGGTTTGTCACAATTTTCCAAGTGCCGCGGAGCCACATCGGAGCAACTTGCTGGTTGAGCTGAGTCGTAACGGCCTCTACCATGAGCTGAAAGTTAGCGTCATTCACCTGCGTTGACTTGTTGATAACGTTGATGGTGGGCACGGTGACGTCGACGACGCTGCCCTTCCTTGCAGGCATGAGCGAAGCGAGGGCGTTGAATAGTGTTTTCATGCCTCCTAAGTATTGTGTATAATTGTCGACAGCGCAGTATGTTGTTAGGCATGCATCGTAGTGTCCTAATAACTGGGGTCGCTGGGTTCATTGGATCAAACCTTGCAGCTGAGTGTGCCCGCCTCGGGTGGCGTGTCACCGGTGTGGATGACCTGTCCAGCGGCGACCAAAGGTTCCTGCCCGGTGGAGTCGAGTTCGTCAGGGCTGACTTCTCTGACGGCCAAGTGCTTCGAGAGGTCGAGGGCGGCGCTTATGATACAGTCTTCCACCTAGCTGCCCAACCACGGGTCTCGCACTCTGTCGAGCGTCCATTCGACACGAATGAGACGAATGTCTCGAAGTCTCTTAGGCTGATGGAGGCCTGCCGCGGTAGGGTAGGCAGGCTCGTCTTCGCCTCAAGTTCAGCTGTGTACGGCGACTCCCCCACGCTGCCTGCCCAAGAGTCTTCCATGAAAGACCCACAGTCGCCCTACGGCCTCCAGAAGCTGGTCGTGGAAGACTACCTCAGGCTGTTCTGGCGCCTCTACCGCCTAGACTCTGCTTGCCTACGTTTCTTTAACGTCTTTGGCCCAAACCAGCGGGGCGGCTCTCCTTACTCCACAGCTGTCAGCGCTTGGCTCCACGCGATACACTCTGGGGTCTCAATGCGGTCAGACGGCGAGGGCGACCAGTCACGCGACATGGTCCATGTCGACAACGTCGTGTCAGCCCTTGTCCTGGCGGCTGAGCACAGGGGACCTCTGATGGGTGAGGCTTTCAACGTAGGCACAGGCCACCGCGTCACAAACAACGAGATCCTAGAGTACCTGCTGGCAGTCTTCCCCTGGGCCCAGAGCCATTCAGCGCCGAGGAGGCCTGGTGACGTGATGCACACGCAGGCTGACATTCGTAGGTCAGCGTCGGTCCTGGGCTACAGGGTCGTCAAGGAGTTCTGGCCGGGCCTGGACGACACTATCAGGTGGGCCGCCGACAACAGGGAGCTCTTCCTCGGCACGCGGCTGTAACTCTAGGCAAAACAGAGTCACACGATGGTGTACGGTACGCCCAAGACATGCTAGCCAACCCAGAGTTTATCATCTTTACGGGCCCGATGTTCGCGGCCAAGACGTCTTCGCTAATCCTGTCGCTAGAGAGGTTTAAGTACCAGAAGAAGAGGATCGAGCTCTTCAAGCCGGTCATCGACGACAGGTACAACTCTGACTCTGTGGTGACACACGGAGGTGTCTCGGTTCCCGCTAGGTGTGTCACGCTTGGCACTGACATCCTGAGGTACCTGGCTGACATCAACGAGGAGCCCCACGTCGTGGCTGTCGACGAAGCCTTCATGATCAGTGGCGTCTCCGACGTGCTCGTCTACCTGTACAAGCTAGGCTTCACCATCATTGTATCGAGCCTCGACATGTCCGCCGCAGGCAAGCCTTTCGTCGAGATGGAGAAGATGATGCCGTGGGCCACGCAGGTCCACAAGCTGACAGCTGTCTGCACGGTCTGTGGCAGGGACGCTCACTTCACCCACAAGAAGCACGTCGGCGGTGACGAGATTGAAGTGGGCGGGTCCGAGATGTACGAGCCTAGGTGTGCCTCACACTACCCTGTCGTCTTCGACATGAAGACTAATGGCGCCTGACGCAGCCCGGCTTAGTTTGAGTCGAATACTTAATACCTAACGCCATGAGAGACCACTACTCAGACCACCTCAGCCTCTTAGAGGTCTGGAACAACGACTTAAACGAGATGAAGAAGGGCAAGGCCCGCAAGGGCGGCAAGAAGCCAAAGCCAAAGATATCGGTAGACGTGCTGAGCCACGGGTCACCTGACGAGCTAAGGGTAGTCGATAAAGAGGGCAACGAGAGGTACATCGACGATATCATGGGTAACGATGTCGTCCTGTCTGACCCTTTTGGTAACAGGCAGGTAATGTCTAAAACAAGCGTCAGCAGCACGCAGAGGCTAGGCTAATGAATAAAAACATAAACGTAGACCTTGATTCGATAGTCAGGGAGGCTGTCAGCAAGACCGTTGTGGCCTCAGGCCTGTCAGAGGCCTACGTGGCAGAGCCAAAGCAGTTCAAGCAGCTGTCCGACTCAGTCTCCAGCAAGTCTAAGGAGGCTCACGCAGCCCTCTACAAGGGGTACGTAGAGTCCCTCAACAAGGTGTCGTCTGAGCTCGACGCTGTCGAACGTGACCAGGCGAACCCGCGACACTCGCAGTTTAGGACGCTGAAGCTAGACGAGGCCTACAATGCCAACGCGGTCTACCTCCACGAGCTGCACTTCTCTAACTGCTTCGACCCAGGCTCGCAGGTCTACATGGACTCGATGCCGTACATCAGGCTGCAGCGTGACTTCGGAACTTTCGACGACTGGCAGCACGACTTCATAGCTTGCGCCCTGTCGGCCAACCAGGGCTGGGCTGTCTGTGGCTACAGCGCCTACCTGAAACGATTCGTCAACGCTGTCATCGACCTACACTCGCAGAACGTCATGGTCGGGTTCTTCCCGGTCATCGTCCTAGACGTCTGGGACCACGCGTCGTACACAGACTACCCAAACAAGAAGCAGGATTACGTCGTCAAGATGATGGAGGAGCTTAACTGGAAGGTGATAGACGACCGCTTCCAGAAGGTCGAGAAGCTAATCGAGGCCCTGAGGTAAGCGATGCGCCGCGACGACTTTAGGCAATTCCTGCGGGAGTACTTCATCGCAGAGGCCGGCCCGTTGAAGGGTCCTGAAAATAAGGGCAGCACGTCCCTAGACGCCCAGGTAGACAGGCTCCTCATCTCTTACGAGAAAGAGGCACGCAGTGCCAAGAACGAGGCCCTTGACTTTCGGTCCATGACGCGTCGCGTGCTGTCTGAGGCCGACGACGACGCGGAAGAGTCGCCTGACGCCCCAAAGGGCACGGCTGACGACATTGACATGCAAGAGTTCGCCGGCTCCGTCGTCCGCCTCATAGACAACTACGATTCCCTGCTCGACGTCAGGGACACCCTCGTCAGGAGGGCGCAGGACTACATCGCCAAGAAGTACGACGAGAGGGCCGCGTCCGACTTCGCATCAGTCATGAGGGACACATTCGACGTGGAGGTCGGCGTCACAGACGTAGACAGGCAGGACAAGTACCAAGCTCCGTCAGCAGCGAGGGCCGGCAAGGGGTCAGAGTAACGCTCCATGGAAGAGAAGGTCGACAGCGCCGTCCTCAGCAAGGACATCTTAAGGGAGAAGAAGCCGGTCACCCTCAGGCTCACGAGGGAGCTTCACACGGCCCTCCGAGTCTGGACCTTCCAGAGGGGCGTCACAATCCAAGAAGTCGTAGAAGAGTTTGTAAGACGCCTCGTCGAGGGAGACAAGCGCGCCAACGGCATCGTCGACAGCTACATACTACAAAGCCTACGTTTACACAAGCCCGCTCCGAGGGTTAAATCTGACAGGATAGTAGAGCTAAGCGACGAGGACAAAGGGTCCCTCTACGACCTGATAAATAACGATGAGAGCCCTGACGACAATGCTTAAGCGTTTCATCTCCCTCGTGAGGGCTGTCATGTCCGCCCAGGAGGCGCAGGCTGAGATTGCTGTCCTGCGTAGGAAGGTCAGCGACATGACTAAGGTCTTAGAGGCCATCAAAGCCGTCCTCAACGAGCACAACACTCTCATCGTGGTCGCGGCCGAGCAGCAGGAGCGCATCATAGACGCGATGAGCGACTGCCACCGATCTTCGTTCTCGTTGATCGACAGGTCGACGCGGGAGAGCAAGCCAAACTAATGCCGCCCTGCAACAGGTTGCTCCAGGCCTCAGTGGGCGTCAACATCCTCCTCGTAGTGCTGTTAGCCTTCGTACTGCGTCGTCCTACACCGCAACCCGGAAAGGTGGTGGCAGACCTGACAGACAAGAACGAGAAGTCGCTACAGGACCTCCGCCAGCAGGTCCAGGCCCTTAACGACGAGAGGACGAGGGCCCTCGCCGACTTTGAGGAGAAGATGCGCAGGGTGGCCGCCGACCACGCCAAGGAGATCGCAGACATAGAGGCTAGGAAGTCGGGGGCCGCCGCCTCTATCCTAAAGACGTACGACAACAACATCCCTGGGCTCGCCAGGGAGTTCTCTAGGACCATGGGGCTGTGATGCGTTTTCACCGTAATGTCGCCTGGGCTGTCATCGCATCTGTCGTCACAGCCCAGGCCCCAGCCTGGGGTGAAGCTACTCCTGTCCAGAAGGGTGAGCCGGCCCCTTATGGTGGCGTCCTATTGACGCCCCAGGACGCTGCCCGCGTCATGGCTGACAAGCAGGCCGTCCCAGACCTGATAGCGGCTGAGGTGAAGAGGGTGCAGGAAGAGGTCGACGCCAAGTGCAAGCTGCGTCTCGACAGCGCGGCCACGTCTGCCAAGCAGGACGCAGCTGTCATGCAGACCCAGGTCGAGGCTGCCGTTAACGCTAACAAGGCCCTGGCGGCCCAGCTAGACGCGGCCCATGACGCAGCGAAATGGACGCCACTGTGGGTCGGCCTGTCCGCTGTCGGAGGGACAGTAGCCGGCGTCTTGGTAACATCTTTCGTCAACAAGATAGGACGTTGAGGTCCTAGCATACTTAGTGGAACAATGGCAGACGGAGACACAAGCACAAAGGTCGTAAGTCCTGACGTACCACAGCCCCCAGCGCCGGGTCCTGCCTGGTTCTGGCTGAAGGACAACTCAGGAAAGAGCTCTGCAACGCTGACCTTCGCCACTGTCTCCTTCTTCGTGACGACAGCCGCCTACGCCCTGTCGACTGTGCAGACAGTCGGTGGCGTCTCTCTTAGGCCCTTTGACCCGTCATCTTGCGCAGCCTACCTCGGGACGACTTTCGCCCTGTACTTTGGCCGCAGGTTCACTGACGCGAAGTTCGGAGCGTAGGGTGGCCAAGCTCATCAGAGAGAAAGTTTTTGGTGTCTCGCAGTGGGGCGACACGCCTGTCAGTGTCAACCCAGTAGTAGACCCACAGGCCCCGCTAACGGACCCAACAAACCTTGACTTTGAGCCCCAGTCGTCTCGAGAGCTCGAGGCGGCGCTCAAGAGTTTAGTTCAGGGGACGCGTCTCCCACCAGGAGATGTGTACGACATAGTTAAAAAGGCTCTTCGAAAGAGTGAGGAAGAAATGAAAAAAGCGAACAGGGTTGAAGAAGCGATCAGGAAGCACGTGAGAAGAGTCCTCAGCGAGATCACCGCAGGCGAGCTGCGCAGCCAAGGAATCGCAGGAGTTCCTTCAAGTCTTCCAGACGACACCCAGATCTCAGATATTTTAGCTTCAAGACTGATGGGTGGCGGAAGCGTAGTAGTTCCTGCTGGTGTATCAGGAGCAAAACCAAAGCCAACACGCAGTGAGGAAGACGTTGAAACACGTATAAAGCCTGGAGAGCCGTTTAAGTACGGGCGTGAGGAGTATGAAGCTGACGTGAAGTGGCTTCAAAAAAAGCTAGGTACAAAACTAGCTGAAGAAGCAGTTGATGACATCAGCCCTGACGACATCAAGAAAAACCTGATGGGTGAGCTCAAGGTCAAGTACGTCTCCCTTCTTTTGAGGGCGGGCGGAGACCCAGGTTCTCTAGGCATGGTCGACAAGACTGCGAAGGCTGCGTACGAAAAGTATGAGGCAGGTATGAAAATACTGGCAGCACAGTCAGACTATGATGAGCGTGATGTGAATGATTTCGCTAACAGAGAGGCGCATGAAAAAGCGCAAGGCTATCCTAGGATTTCAAAAGATGATCTAGACATTGTGCTGTCTTGGGTAGCTCAAAAGAAATCAGGTGTAAGTGCCGCCGACGCTAAGCGAATTGAGGAAATGATTGAATCTGAAGAGCCTGATGAGGCAGTCGTGAAGGCTGCACGTGACAGCCTCAAAGTCCTGCTTAATACAAGCGAATTTAAAGAAGCGTTCGACGCCATGTCAGAGGAAGCAGCTGAAGATGCATATGAGTTTTATGATTCTGCTATCAACGCTGTCTTAAGTAGGCTTGCCGCCAACAATGATATTCCTTTGAATATTCTCAAAGAAATTTTAGCCAAAGATGGAGAAGAGCTAAAAAAAGCAGTCTTTAAGTACTTTAAGGACAAAGATGACAGAAATGAGAAACTGCAGCTCATAGCTGATTTTTTGGATATTCTTGAAAAAGAACCGGAAGAAGCAATACCCGCTATCGTGAATATGACGGGAGTAGATGATGAAGTCGCGAAGATATTTATAGAGTCCCAGCAAGAATGGGATGATGAGGATGATGAAAGAATTGATTTTATTTCATCGCTGTTAAATGAAAAATGGATGCCGCAATTCAAGGAGATGATTTTGCAGAAGTGTTTGGTGGATCCTACCGTCAAGGCTGAGGCCTTAAAGTCTCTTGGTATTTCTGAAAAATCTTTTCAAAAATACTCAGATGCCATGCTAGACGCCAGAAACATCTTCTTAAAATTCTTAGATGACAAAAAAGAAGAGAGGCAGAGGAGCGCAGGGTCTTCGCCGCTTCCAAGCCGTCTAAGAAGGCGTGTGTAAGCTGAATGAACAGGCTGCTCCTCCTTAACGAGGAAATAGTACAGCAGGCCTCGAGGGGCACCTTGAGGCCTGCGTTGCCTATCAAGGCGACGCGGCAGAAGTTGCCTATCCTCCCGGCCGACGTATGGCGTCCCATAGACGGAAGCCTCAAGAAGACTTTCAAGTTTGACGATGTGATTGGCAGGAACACGTTCCTCTTCAGGCTCCTCAGCTACGAACAGGAGAAGGGACACAACGCTGTCATCGTGGTCAGGGAGGACAGCGTCGCTGTCTCTGTGACGACTCACATGGGGTCGGCCACAGAGCGCCGGGTGACAGAGCTCGACAGGGAGTACACACACGCTGCCGACATGATATTTTCTGAGATAGCTAAGTGAACTTTCCAGAGCCTAAGGAGATGATGAGCAGCTCGCTCGTCGACAAGCTGGACGGCGGAGACGAGGCCTTGATAGTGGCCTCCCTCATAGCCGAGCCAGACGTCAACGCGTCAGTGACTGCGATGCTGCTAGGCCTCAAGAGGGCGGCACATGGCGCCAGCTCTTATGTCGTCAGCCTCGTCATGCGGTCTGCTGACGTCAGCGGCGTCCTGTCCAAGGTGGGCGCGACACCCTACGCCTTGCTGGCCTTAGACGGCCCTGTCTCCCAGAGCTTCAGCCTGCAAAGGCACAGCCTGGTGGCCTGCGACGTCAACGTCAGGCAAGAAGCCACATTTTGTGATGTCGTCCTGACGTTTGAGTGCAATACATAGTACCGATGCAGGACATAAACTTCGATAAGTTCATGGATGACCTACTCGAGAAGCAGGCCTCCGCCGCCGCCAAGAAGCAACAGCTAGAGCAGGAGACTCCGCAGCGCGAGTACGTTAGGCGCTACCGCGAGCTACCCATCAACAGGACGCGTGTCGGGTGATGAAGTCGTTAAGAGAGCTGCGCGGTTATGTCGTCCTGCTAGAGGCCGACGAGACGGGAGAAGCGACGCCTCCAGCCCAGGCGCCCGCTGAAGCCCCCCAGCCTGACAAGCCAGCGGAGACACCCCAGCCGAAGACCGGCAAGGCTAGCGACATCGTCGCCATGAAGAAGGGCGACATCTCGGCCGACAAGGTGATCGACAAGCTCAACACGATCAGGGCCGGCAGGTCGTTCAAGGACCCAAACATCAAGTCGTCCCTGACAGACTACATCAGCTCCCTCAAGCCGCCAGAGAGGGTCGCCCTGTTCGCCTTCCTGAAGGGGGTGTCGCAGATCATGTCGGGGGAGGTCGAGGGCCAGAGCGCCACAGAGCCGGCAGACCCAGCCCCGTCGATCCAGATGCAGAAGGTGAGGCTGAAGCGGGAGATCAAGCCTACTATCGTGATGCCGTCGAAGCCCGGCGCTCCCGAGCAGGAAGAGTCGCCTGAGGCCGCGGCGGCTCCGGCAAGGGTCCCGACTCCTATCAAGGCCAAGTAACCAACCCACAGCCTGTGTATAGTATGCTCGCATGCACAACAGGATAGAAGTGACTGTGACTCCGCACATGGTAACCAAGGTGGCTGACTCCCTCGGCCTGCAGCCTGAAGAGGTGACAGACGACATGCTAAAGCCGTTCCTCCTCGAGGCCCTGCGCAATGCTGTCGTCGCTGACGACCCCGGTCCTAACCCGCTTCAGCAGTCGAATACATAACAACATGTCAAAGAAGCTGCTGGAGGCCTACATCGCCTCGCTACTCACTGAGTTCATGGACAACTCTATGATGATCGGCGACCCCGACAAGGCCGCCGATATCTTCACGGGACCCTTCAAGAACTTCGCTGGAATCACCGTGTCCGAGCTGGGCAAGACTTTCTTCACGGCCAAGATGGCCGCAAAGCTGGCTTTCGCTGCCGTCAAGGGGGCCTTCGGCGCCAAGGCGGACTTTGAAAAGATATTCTCGACTCACGACAGCGAGCGTCAGTCGATGCAGTCAAAGTTCCAGGCCTACTACAACGACGCTTTCTCCCTGACGAACAACACGGACCTCAACATGGTCGCCTTCATGTGGAACCCAGGCGCGTGGGCGGTGGCCAAGGCTTCTATGGGGGCTGATATTCCAGGGCTGGCCCACGCAGGAGTTGGAGGCGCCGCGAGTGCTGTCGGAGGAGCCGCTAGGACAGCTGGAAGTAAGCTGAGCGGATACAGTGATTATTATTACGAGTCTTTTATCAGAGAAAATTCTGAAAAACCCCTGACCCCAGAAGCTATCAAGGGCCTCCAGGCCGACTCTAAAAAGTTTCGGGCCATCGAGATCAAAAAGATGGACGAGGTCGTCAGGTCGGTCCGAGAAGCTCTCGAGATGCCTCCAGAAGAATTCATGTCAAAATACGGGAGAGACAGGGCTGAACTATATAAGAGGCTCAAGGACAGCATAACTGATTCAGTTCAAAAGAAAGCCAAGACGCAAGGCGATTCACTAAAACCTGAGCGGCTGCAGCAGATAAACGCCGGCATTGATGCTGCTATACAGCAGCTTGAGGGACAACTGGCTGAAGTCGTCAAGATTTCCAAGGCTGCGCTTGTCGAGAACAGGGCACAGATGCTGACCGACTCGGCAAACGAGATAGAAGAGGGACTTAAAAAGCAGGGCATCGACGTGACGAAGCATGGCCTCGTCCCGGTCCTACGCGCTAAGGCCGAAGAGATAAAGAAGCTGGCGCCACCTGAACAAGAGCAGAAGTAGGGGCTATAAAGAAGACATGCCAAAGCGTAGAGCAGCCAACTATAACGTAGACCTGATGCAACCAGACGAGCTCAACCAGCTCAAGGCCCTCGTCAAAGAGTTCATGACACGCGCCCAGAACATCGAAAGTGAGATCCAGCTACTCAACGACGACAAGAAGGAGCTGATCGAGGAGTTCAGCACTAAGCTGGACATGAAGACCCTCAACGCAGCCCTCCGCGTCTTGAAGATCAAGGCCGGGGTAGAGCACAAGGACACGTTTGACCTCTTCGTCGAGACCCTGACAGAGGAGCAGTGATGCCCCGCCCACGGAAAGCAGCGAAGAAGAAGTCGTCGAAGCCGGAGCCCACCTATGTCCTCAACGTCACCAAGGACGAGCTGGCCCACATCAGGAACCTGATGTCTGTCCTGCTCCCGCCCGCCGGTGAAGTGAAGCTTGGTGAGTCCCTGGCCGAGGCCTGTGAGATGGACGAGTCTGTGGACTCTTCCCTGTGGGACAAGATCTGGGCACTGTGCTCAGAGGCGGGAGTCGACGTAGGGGACGAAGCCCCTGACTTTATCGTGGCCCACCTCGC